TCATCTTCCAGTCAAAAAGACACTAATGACATTGCCTTTCCATGCCAAGAGTTGAGCAGTGGTCTTGACTCTCAGACCAGTGAAAATATTGGAGTGACCGGGACTGTTATATGCGGATTTTGAAGTTTCTTTAACAGCATTCATATTGGCCCATGTCAATCTTTCCATCGGATCAGATTGGGTAGCATTTCTCAAATGCTCAAAAAACTTTTCTGAGTATTGAGGAAACGGGCTATGCCACAAATTTCTGATGAAGTTCAATACAATTAAGCTTTGATCATAGGTACCCAAACACTTAAATTTGATATACGGTGTTCCTTTAATATCAGTGATTCGACAAGGCGTAATTTCATTGATGATATTGAACAATAAGTATTGGTGTTCAATAGTTTTTGGATGATTATAATCGCTGATGTAGATGTACCTGCCAGCGAAAGTATAATCTATCTTAAAAGAATTAGCATTATAAGCGACCGGCTTACCGTTTGGGGCCATTTCCCAATAGAAAGGGTAATTGAGCATGGCCCAACATGCGGTTCTGCTGCATGTTACAAACTTCTTATTGAAATAGGCCGATACGAAGCAAGACATTCTATTAGGAACAACGTCTTTGGGTACAACGGGTGCGGGTGGAATATATGGGCGAATTGGAATTTGTCTACCAAACATTATGATTGCTCCCACGGCTTAAGTTTGAGTTCGTGTTTTTCACCCTTTGGAAAAACTTTCATTACTTTGAAACCATGATCAGATGATTTGGTTTCCAATTGTTCAATAACATCTTTCAAAGGCATTCGATAAGGCCCACTTTTCGTGCTACAAAAAACAACGCCATCTTGATAGACAAAGTAGTGACCATGTTTGAGCCAGCAACCACTGAAGATGATATACAATCCTTTTTCAGTGAGTTGAGTGAACTTGAAGTCCCGCTCATTAAACTTTAAGACTTGAGCAATATCTGAGAAGAATATGCCGTGATGTGCAGGATCGAATACCTTAAATTGGTCAATCCACTCTTCATAAGGCAGATCGCTTTCCAATGCATAATACAGGCATCGGTAACCGCAATCTTTGGTTTTCGGTTCTTGGTTGAAAGGAAACATATTACCTTCTTTTTTGGCGTCTATTGTTTGCTTGTTCTTTATTAGTTGCCCATCGACAATTTGAAGGGTTATAGCCTTCATCATTGTTTATACGATCCAGCGTCGTATTACTTGGTCGACGGCCCATATCTAAAAGAAAATTTTGAAAATTTTCCCATCTTTCACAAATTGTAATGCCTCTACCACCATAATCCTCATAATCTTTTCTTTTTTTATTATTACATCTTGTTCTCATTCCAATCCATATTTTGTATTCGGGAGTTTTTTGCCCCTTTTTAGCTTCGTTATGTTTAATTGGTCTTGTACCACTTTTTGCTTTTTCTTTGTGTAAACAGCCACAACTTTGAGTTTTTCCTGTTCTCAAACTTCTACCATTTATTTTTTTTATTGAACCACAGGAACATACACATTCCCAATGAGCCATTTCGTTTTCAATATGAGAAAATTCAACAACTTTAAGTCGACCAAATTCTTGTCCAGAAATATCTTTTCTTTTCATTACAACCACGATCACTTGAAAATATTAACACCAAATAAGAGACATACAAAAACAACAAGAAAAACAATGAACGTATTGGGTGTAATCACCTATTTTATTTTGCAACATTGGCACTGGTGAACAAAAACAATTAAATAGAAATTGCACCAGAATCGAACCGACTAACCACCAATGCAAAACATCTTTCACCGCATGACTCCTTGATGAAATCCAATATACCACTTACGTCATTAACAATCAATCAATTTTTATTTTATGAAGAACTAACTTAACTCTGTGACCATACACCCCGATACGTATGTTTTTTAACGAAAGGAAAGCATGTCAAAAGAATCAGTTAAGATGAGTGGAATGCAAGTTAGTTTAGAATTTTCGGAGCAAGTCAAACAAGCCGAACAAGAATATTCTAAAATTTATCCCAATTGTGTTAAGACGGGCTGGAAGAAGAGAGAAAAAGAAGGAACGTTAAATACTTCCGGCTTTTCGCCTGCTTATTACGAAAAAGCCTTGAAAGAAATTAATTGGATGAAAAAATTAGCTGGCATTGATATCGATCAAAGACACAATGAAGCTAAAATTTTCGAATTGGAAAGCACCGTCCGAAGACTCAAAATGGAAATTGCTAAACTTCAAATTGAAATATTTGAAAAGGATGAATTAATTAGTCAAATCCCGATGTAACAAAAAAAGCCCGGCTTGGCCGGGCTTTTTTTGTTATACGATACCACTTCCCCTAATTTCACAATTAATATTATCAATCGCTAGAACATTACCATTACTTGGTGTAGTAAAACACTTTGTACCAAAATCACTTACCATAAACGTGTAACTTGAAGGAATGCCTGATACCGTTGTTGTAATAACAGCGGTGCCGACATATTCGGTAATTGTATTGCCACATCTATCTGATGCTGAAATGCAAACTTGACCACCAACTCGTTTCACAATGAATTTTCTAATTACATTATGTACAACCAACATTGGCATTGTTCCGGTGAGTGTTGGATTATCAGCAGATGTAGCAGTTAATATTTGACTGCCTACCGTTGTAAATGTCATAGTTCTTTGGCTGCAACCTTGGAATCCCTTCTTGAAATTAATAGGAATAGGTAAAGTAGCATTCAAATCCGTAGAAGAAAAATTAACTAATCCAACAAAATTCTTTACAATATTACCACATCCATCTTTGGCACATACCGTAATAGTTAATATTTTACAGGCTTCAATAGTAGCCGGTTCATCTGGTGGACGTAAGTATTGTACATCAAATCCAACAACATCACCCGGTATGATTCTAAATTTGTCAGTTTTACCAATGAGTACGCCGTCGCCAACCTTGATTCTATGACTCAGTCCCGGCTTGCAGAATGTGGCGGTAAAGTTTCCAATACCATTAGTTATCATAACAGTTAATGGATAAACACCAGTATCATCATTAGCGTGAATGGCAAGAACACCATTATATCTATTGAAAAACTTCTTGCCACGATATGTTTTGACGTTAACATAAATGGTTTCGCCCGCCTTATAGCTATCTTTGTCGGTTGTGACAACTAGACGAGTTGCTACTGCTGGCCCCATGCCCATCATGCCACCACCCATTCCACCCGGTCCCGGTTGTGGTCCCGGCCCTGGTCCACCCGGTCCCGGCCCTGGACCCGGTCCTGGACCACCCGGTCCCGGTCCACCTCCCGAAGGTTCTGGACACGGCTCACATACTTCCAATCGTGCTGTTCCGAACCAACATACAATGAATGGCCCGCCACATACTGTAGCGCCGAAACCCTTTTGGAGTAAACGAGTACCAAATCCGCCTGCACATCCTAGTTCTGGGTGATTTTCTTCAGGGCAAAATTGGAAGCCGAAAATACCCATACCACATAGTCCTAAATTCTGTACTTCGTAATGGCATTCACAGCACGGTTGTGGTGATGATGAAGAGTGTGAAGAAAAGTACGAAGAGTATTCATGACTCTTGCTTGCTGGCTTCGAGCTACTTGGTGAAGGGTGTGGTTGACTACTTGGCGACGGATATGGCGTCGGCTGTGGCCCTGTAAAGGATGGTTCTGGTATACTACTAGGTTCCAATGATATCGAAGGATGTCGTAGGCTCGCAGGTGGTGATGGTGAAGGCAAAGTGGACGGATTAAAGCTATTACTACCAAGCGAAAAACTGAACGGGCTAAACGATTGGGAATTCTGCGAAAATGAAAATGACGTAGGACTTCCAAACGATGATGAGAAAGGTACGTAAGACGACTGTGCCGAGTTACTGACGAAACTTGATCGCACAGAACTAGCGAAACTTGACAATGAAGAGGAAAAAGGAACGAATGAAGACGCAAACATCATCATTCCGGATTTCATCATTTTCATCATTTTCATTTTCATCTTCATCTTCATCATCATCATTTTCATCTTGTTCTTCATCTTCATCATCATTGACATTTTAGGCTTCATACCCATCATCATACCCGGCCCGCCATTCATAGTTCCCGGCCCCCCCGGCTCACCATTCATTCCACCCATACCGGTCATAGTGCCCGTCATTTTTCCTTTCATCATCTTAACACTCATACCGGTCATTTTATTTTTCATCATCTTCATCATCATCATGGGGGTCATCATCCCCTTTTTCTTCATTTTCATTTTTTTCTTCATCATCATCTTAGACATCATAGACATCATAGACATCATCTTTGGCTTCATGCCAGACATCATTTTCTTCATGGTCATCTTGTGACCCATCATCATCATCATTTTCGCCTTCATCATCATGTGATTAGGGCGGGTCTTCATCATCTTCGAATTCTTCTTCTTTTTCATCATTTTAGTGGTTGATGAAAGTGAAAGAGAAGATGAGTTTTGGCCTAACTTCGGAGCAATGACGACCATTCTCGCTCTATGATGGTCGTTAACTGTATAATAAACTGTTACGTCAATGCCTACATGAAGGCGACGGCGTGAGAATACAATTCCGTCTTTAACGAATTTACGACGTAAGGTTTCAGCCGTTATTATGAAATGCTTAGAGTTTTTTTTTTAGAATCGTCTTCTACGAGAATAACGGTATCGCCGCCATCCTTAATGATCTTTTGAACCTTGCCTTCAAAAACACCGGCATTGATTTGGATTAAAAAAGCTGTATTATGGCTATCAATTTGAAAATCAATGGTTTGGTTAATTGTTAAGTCGTCAAAATCACCCTTTTGCTTACCTACCAAAATCTCTGTTTTGAAATCGGCAACAATATTCAAATCTTGTTTGTTATGACGAACAACCAACACTGCTCTGTCTGGATTGAAATGCCGAACAATATTCTTGATAAAGCCAATATTGTTACTCAAAGCATCGCTTGACGAGCTACTCAAATGTGGATCAGGAATATGATTTGGATTAATAAAGCCCGGAAACGTATTGTCATTCTTGACTTTTTTTGCAAATCGTTTCAACAACATCGGATTTTCCGATTGTTTGTTGCCTGCATTATCATTAATATTCTTATTGGTGTCCACCATAATATATAAATAGGAGTAAAGTGTTTTTTATTCAAAGGAGAGGTTTATGACAGATACAGTACGCAATATTGCTGCATTGAAGGCAATTCTAGTAGATAATACAAATGGGGAAATCACACCTCAAGACATTAGAGATTTTTTGGTTTCTTGCGTTAATGTCGCAGAAACAGCATTACAAACAATGAGTGGCCCACTTACCGTAACTGGTACGCTTGCTGCTACCACGTTAACTGGTGCTGGTAGTGGTATTACGGCTCTTTCGGGTTCAAACATTTCTTCTGGCACTGTTGCTGATGCTCGTCTTTCTAGTAATGTTGCTTTGAAGAATACCAACAATAACTTTTCAGTTGGACAAACTGTAACTGGCACACTTGCCGCTACTTCTTTGACTGGAAATGGATCGGGTATTACGAATTTAGCTGCTTCTCATCTTGCCGGTTCTACTGGCGATATTCCAAACTACCTAGTGTCAAACCATTTGGCTTATACTAACGTTGACAATACATTCAGTGGAACTCAGGCTTTTAGTACTCTCACCGGATTAACCTGTGATATGAGTTCTTACAAAGTTAGTGGTGCTGCTTTGGCTACATCACACTTAAATAATGATACGGGATTTATAACATCTAGCGGTTTGGCAATGGTAGCTACTTCTAATAACTATAGTGATTTGAGTGGTCTGCCTACCAATGTAGGTTATTTTTCAAATGATGTTGGCTACATTACTGGTTATCCTAGCAACGTAAGTTCTTTTTCAAATGATGCTAACTATATTACAAGTTCAAGTATTCCTAGCAATGTAAGTTATTTTTCAAATGATGCTAATTATATTACAAGTTCTAGTATTCCAAGTAATGTAAGCACATTTACCAACGATGCGGGTTATCTAACCAGTAGTTCATTAGGCGGGTTTAATGGTAGTGGCAATTACACCTATTTCAGCATCTCAAATGGGATTATAATGAGTGCCTCATAGTTAGCGGTTATCTGAAAGTGAGTGGCTACTAAACAATAAAAAAGCCGCCCATATGGGCGGCTTTTTTCATTTAACTCTTCTCTGGCTCTGTTACAGCTTCAACAGGTGGTGGTGTTAAAGATGGTAAAGGCAATGTCGTGAGTGGTGGTGTATCGTGAATTGAAAGAGTCTCAACAATGAATGGTGGTCTAACACCAGCATTCAAGTAGGATGTAATTTCCAAAGCCTTAAGAATTTTTGCGATGGGATCAAGTTTGGTATGAGCTAAACCGTACATAGCACCCAATGCCACACTCTCACCACATCCAACCGAGGCCACGTTGTCAGCCAATAAGCCAACTTGGTAGTCTTCGTCAATTTCGTACAGTCTGCCTTTGTATCCTACTAGGAATGCGCCGCCTCTGTCTCCCCCGTCTTTACTTCTTTGAAAACCACCGCTTTTGAAACATTTCTTAACTGCGGGAATGAATACCGCAACCATGAATTTGCGATCATCCATATCGGCGGGTTGTTCGGGCGGTTGAAAAACGTACCGGAGAAGTTGTCCCATTCGGAAGCTTGATGTAAAGCCCATAATGAATGGGCCATTGCGAAACACCTTTTCATCGGCACGGATATGAATGCTATATCCGGAAACGCCTGCCGAGTCGCCGCCGATATAAACTTTGTCTTTATCAGCGAAACCTATGATGCATGTCATGAATGACCCTTCGGAAAATTGTTAACCTTCGCCGCCCAACTCACGATACAAGTAATCGTAGTATTCTTGTCTAGTTGGTTTACGTGGAGGTGTGGGAGGAACTTGATTTTTTTGCCATTGGTTCAAATCAAAAGCATACTCGCCAATGACATGCAAGATTACTATTTTTTTTCCAAGTACGGTACTCCAGAAGCCTTTGTCCGTCAATCCAGCAACTTCGGCCTTGGCGTCTTCCAAGGACATTGCTTTCAACTTAACAACTGAGTCTCTTCCGTGGCCGTAAGTTGCGTAAAACATAAAGGCTTCTCACTTGGAAAGGTGGAGGATGTAATTAACATTGAACGGTAGCAATGTTACACCTTGCGGTGCTGGAACTTTCTTGATGTCAGAGTCAATGTCTATTTGGTCTATCATCAACGTAGACATATCATTCATATCAGGAATATGATCATCTTCGTCAGAGATCAAATAACGTCTTGTCACCAGCTCAATCTTGTTAATCGTCCACTCGTATGCAGCAAATTTAGGAGCCATAATGGGATCAACGACTCTGAATGACCACTCCGATCCACAGCGGTCATTTTTAGATTCCATCTTATTATTCTTATACCCTACCAAATTGCCAAAATCAACCACAGTAAATTTTTCAAAGATGTAACGATTGGCTACACCCAAATAACTGTTGCGTTCTTTATGAACTAAATATGGCGATCCGCCCATTGGCAATTTCAAAAGCTTTCCGTTATTGACAAGAATGGCGAAAATGCTCTTTTGTCCAACGAAATGCTTTTCGAGTTTGGGTGTTCCACAGAGTATCGCTTGAATTGAGTCCATTACAATGTTTTTCCAGTTAACATGAAGTAAACACGTTCGTAATTCTTACTGACTTTTTCTATTACAGCTTGCGGAAGTTCAGGCGGTTCGCTCTTGCGATCCCAACCAGATTCCAAAAGCCATTGTCTAACAACCTGTTTGTCAAGACTTGGTACATTCGATCCCGTACGATATGTATCGACTGGCCAATAACGGCTGCTATCAGGAGTCAAGAATTCATCGCACAATATGACTTCTTTATTATGGTTGGCTCCAAATTCAAACTTCGTATCCGCCAAAAGCAATCCTTTGGAAAATGCGATTTCTTGTGCTTCTATGAAAATATCAGTTGAATGAAGCGAGAGAAAATCAGCCCACACACAACCCTCTCTCATTTCATCCAATGAGATATTAATGTCGTGTCCATTAGCTTCTTTTGTGGCCGGAGTAAAGACTGGCGGATATAGAGGCATAGATTCAGTCAAGCCTTTAGGAGCATCTTGAAAACCTATGGTGCCTTTTTTGGTGTATTCATCCCATGCCGAGCCGGATAGAAATCCTCTAACAACACATTCGTAGGGAAACATTTGGCACTTAGTAACCAACATCGTTCTATCTTCGAATTCCTTTTTATGAAATTCTTTCGGCATATCTTTCAAGTCAGTAGAAAGAACATGAGTTGTTGTTAGTAGTCTTGGAAACCAAAAGTTTGTGAGTTGAGTTAACACTTTCCCACGATTGGGAATGATACTTGGAAGTACATAATCAAAGGCACTCAGGCGGTCGGTTGTTACAACCACCAGAGTGTTATTACCAACATCGTAGGTATCACGTACCTTACCCCGCATAACGGGGTAGGCGTCAATTTCAGATCGAATCACAGATAAATTCTCACTTCGGGATCTTGGTTAAGGTCGATCATCACGATTTTGCAATCCGCAGGCAGAGATTGGGTTTGTCGCTCTTCTTTGGGAATTTCGGATCTTGTACGCCATATCTGCATCATGGCCAGTTCTGATTGCTTATCGGAATCGACTTCGTTGGCGTGCTGCTTGCACAACCCATAAAGGAACAATCCGGCGTGGGTTGCGGAAATATCGGGGAAGGCGTTCGTTTCGGCGATGAGCGTTTTGTCTTTACACAAGAGGCATCCACCATTGGTTGCCTTGAAATCATCCATGTAGCCGCCGATGCGTTGCTTTTGCTCTGGCGACATACCCTTGCGAGGCTTAGGTTCCTCTGGTTTGCCGAGAAACGATGTAAGGGTCTTTTCTTGACGCATGGCCGATTCCTTAAATCTTAATGCTTTTGCGGTATCTGAATCCTCGAACATCGAGGATCAGAAATAAATTCCCATCTGAAGCCAAATGCCCAACAATTACGCCACCAATTCCATTGGTATCCGTATGGCTGCTTCCGACAGGATACAGTGACCGTAGTTTAACCAATTTCATCCACGGATTCCACATTAGTAAATTACCTCGCCACTATTTGTACACGACTTATAGGTTGTACATAAGGTTCCTATAATAACATAGGAAATCCAATGATCCACCCTAGAACGAATAAATTGCTGATTGATAATTTTTTGCTAGTCAAATACAGCAAAAAAAACCTTAACGACATTCCGTCCTATGTGGAGCACAGCACCAAAGTCGATCTTTGGAACTCTACACAGGACACCATGTTCAGTACGATGGTTAGCCAACTGAACTTCTTTTATCCCAAAGCTACCGTCCACGTTTTAACAAATGAACGACACAAAAATCTCAAGAAGTTGATATTCCACTATCGACCTGAATTAGAACCCAATCACACCGCCAAGTTTGAATTATACAGTTTAATTGATGCACCCGCAATGTATCTTGATACGGACATCATTTTAGTACGCAACTTCGCACGTAGACATTTAACAACTTCCGGCCCCTTCAATCTTTTCCAACTATCTTCCACACGGAACCTACAAACGCTTTGTCGCAAACCATTACCGGCAGTAGCTGACCGTCAATACAATTGTGGAATGATTTGGATTCCAAGACCGAGTATTGCGATTACCGAAGAATTGAAGGCACTCAAAGCAGAATTCTTTGATGAAAAGGATTGGATCGAAAGCAATAAGGCGTGGTTTAACAATGATGAACACCCTACTAGCCTATTGATAGCCAAATACGGCTTACCGATCAAACAATACAACGAAGTCAACTCATTTAGAAGCAAATGTAAATATACAGACATTTTTAATATGCAGTCGATACATTATACAGGAGTTCGCAACAAAAAGCTTTTTGTCAAAGAGTACAAGGAGTTATGTAAAGCACGTGTGAGGATATTTTCATGAAAAAATTCAAGTATAAAATTAATGATTATGCTATTGCTCATACCCCCAAAATGGGTCTTCAATACGGCAAAATAGTAGGTTGTCATCAATATGGTTGGGAAAATGGTCAATTGGGAATTAATTTGTATAGCGTGAATGTCACAACAAACGTGATCTACAAAAACAAAATCAATATTGACGAAAAACATATCGCATTTGTTTGTGAGGCTTAATGATGGCAAAGATGCTCTTTATAATCGGTTCCCCAAGAAGCGGTACAACGTTCGTAACAGATTTCGTTGGGAAACATACTGATCGTACATACAATGAACCGTGGGATTCACACCCACTAGAATCACCACGAACATGGACATTTCCACCCAAGGCTAAAACGATAACATTCAAGTATTGCGAAAACTGGCGAAACCTACACATCTTGTCCAACAAATACCCGGACAGCATTTATGTTAACGTCTGGCGTGATCCAGATAATGTAGTAAACAGTATGGCTTTTTCTAAGCCAGACTCATATCCTCCGAGAAACCTTTACGGTGAATATGAAACTGACCAACGAGTAAGACTCTGTATGCAACGCTGGTACTCAAACAGCATGCATTGTTTGGGACTCTACAACATTTTGCCGAAGCAATACGTAGAAATCCAGTACGAAAATATGAAGCCGGGCTTGCGGCAATTGGGTGAGATGGCTGGAATTGATTTCAAGTTGGATGACCTTGGATTTAAAAACAGAAATCTACAAGCGGAGTTGGATTGGGATTTGAACCCAACGGCCAAGCAGTTGCGGAATATGACGCACAAATACGATGGAAAGACAAGCTTGGTGGAATTCATTAATAAGAAACGACCTAAATTCTTACAGAGAGTGATCCTATAATGGTATGTGCCTCATTTGTTGTTGCTTTATGGATGTTTTTGGTAGCTTATAAATTGAGAACGATTGAAGACTTATTGGAAGAAATCAAGAATAAAAAAACTTGACATTGTACGAATAAAGTGTATCATAGGTTCAACATTAACGCCTCACCATTAGGGGCGTTTGTTTTTTTCAAGGGAAACCTATGTCTAAGTTCTTCATCACGACCGCAATTGATTACCCAAACAGTCTTCCTCACATTGGAACGGCATTCGAGAAATTGGGTGCTGATGCCCAAGCCCGGTTCCAACGGATGACTGGCAACGAAGTACGATTCTTAATGGGTAACGACGAGAATACCCTGAAAGTTGCCGAACGTGCCAAGAAACTCAACAAAGATCCACAAGCGTATTGCGATGAAATGGCAATCGAATTTCGCAAGGTCTGGGACTTGCTCGGCATTTCCTACGATGCCTTCATCCAGACCACCTCCCCCGAACACAAGGCAGCAGTAACCAAATTCATTACCATAGCCGAAAGATCGGGAGCCATTTACAAAAAACAGTATAAAGCTCCTTACTGTGCCGGTTGTGAAGAATTCAAGACAGGTAAAAGCCTCGTTGATGGCAAGTGTCCGAATCACCAAACCCTCGACATAGTTCAGGTTGAAGAGGAAAACTACTTCTTCCGGTTGTCCGATCCGAGGTTCAAAGAAGTCGCCAAAAACTTTTTGGTTAATGTTCGACCGCAAGTGAGAGCAAATGAAGTGGAAGCCTTTTTGGAAGAGATTGAAGACATCTCGATTAGTCGTCGCAATCAAGGATGGGGCATTCCGATTCCGTGGGATGAAAGCCAAGTAATTTATGTTTGGTTTGACGCCCTCATTAATTATTTGACCGGGGCAGGGTTTGGGAACAATGAAGAGATGTTCCTCAAATGGTGGCCTGCGGACGCTCACATCATCGGGAAAGACATCACTCGCTTCCACTGTATCTTTTGGCCAGCTATGATTGCAGCGTACAACATTGGTGCCGAACAGCCAATTGCGCAACCACATATCGCTCTGCCTTCCAAGGTGTTTGGACATGGATTCATCCAAACGAAGGGTGAGAAGATTTCCAAGAGTGGTACGTTTATCGATCCAACAGAAATCGTTAGCGAATACGGTCGTGATGCTTACCGCTACTACTTTTTGGCGAAATGCTCATTCGGCTCAGATGGCGATTATGATCCTCAGCACTTTAAGGAAGTTTACAACTCCGATCTTGCTAACAATCTTGGAAATCTGCTTAGCCGGGTTCACACTCTGGTTCGCAAGTTTGGAACAGCGGAAAATTCACATAACGAAAAATGGGCACCGCCGCTGCCAAGAAATTCTACATGGATTGAAAAAACGTGTTTTTACCACTACCGTGATGCCCTTCAATTGGTTTGGAATCTTTTGACGTACATCAATACTCAAATCGAAGAAAACAAACCGTGGGACAAAACCATTGAGTCAACACCATCGTTCCTACGTTGGTGTTGCATGAGCTTGCGAATCGTTTCCATTTATCTCAAACCCTACTTGCCGGATACTGCTGAAAAAGTATACAAGGCTTTCAATTGGAAAGACGAATGGGAAAAGTTAACGTGGGATCAGATGTACAAAATCATTCACCGTGAATACGATACCGAAGGAAAGATTGAGGTCACTAGCGAAAAGTTGGAACCATTGTTCCCAAGAAAGAAGTAAATGGAATTAGTCGAAGGAATTGATTATTACATTGAAAACGGCAAATACGTATTCACCGAACACTTCTTGCTGAAACGCAAGAAGTGTTGTCATTCGAATTGTCGTCATTGTCCCTACAAATCAAGCAAAGGTGATATTAGCCAAAGTGAAGGTGTAAACGTCATCGCTTGCGTCAACATTAATATCGGCGGTATTGACACCTAAAATTGATATTTCTGTATTGACATCATCCAAAGTAATAGTCGCTTCTAAATCAGATGTTGCCGCAATCCAAAATGTTGGCCGATATTGAACCGTCTTGATTGCATCAGGGCCAATAACACTTGTTTCAATAATACGGCCATTACGCATAATTGATACATTCATATCGTAAGTGGTATCGTTATTGTGAATTTTGAATTCACTAGGATTGACACTGCCGTCTTCAATAACAAAATCGGTTGAAGTTCCATTACTTCCATAAATTGTATGATTAACTGCTACGGTATCAGGCAATGAAAAAGAATTGATACTCGCTCGAATCACATTATCGCCGAAGAAATTGAAATAAGCCATGCCACCGGCTTCTAATACGAAATCCTGCCAATAGGCAGTGTCACCCTCATCAAAACCTGCCGAAACATTGATCAAAAATACAAGCACACGCTTTGCTAAACCATCGTCCGATATGTCAACAATCCTATATGAATAATTTTCAGGGATGATATTAAGAGAGAAATGGAACCTTTTATGGAACCATTGCGTATTGCCACCGCCTTTAAATATTTCAGTCATATTATATTTAGATATGTTGACTCACTTTTACATGACCTTGAGCGGCGGGAAGAAATATGAATTCCAAGCTGAGGTTTTCATTCGTTCTCTTGAACTTTATGGCAACACACCTTTTTGTTTAACTATATGTCAAAATCCCGGCGATACTCTTGAAAGTTCATATCTCAGAAAAAAATCCGAAATCATAACTCACAATAAGCATTTTAATCCTATGTGGTATGGTGGACTAACAGCCTGTCCCACCAAAGGCGACGTTACGATCTACACGGATACCGATATGCTGGTCTTGTGTGATTTATCGCCAATTACGAAGCCAGCGAAGGATAAGGTATGCGGCGTAATGGCCTACCAGTCCCCCTTTGCTAATCGTACAGGATGGGAAAGGCTCTTTGATGGTTGTGGTGTGCCTTTACCTAAACTCTCTTGTACAACTAATTACGACGATAAGAAATCACCCTATTACTTCAATTTGGGCTTTGTGGCAATGCCTTCGAAGTATGTTGTACAATTGAATGAGGCGATGGCAGAATATTTGATAGCTTCTGATATAACGATGAAGAGTCATTATCACAGACCGCAATTTGCTCTGTGTCTGTCATTGGCAGCATTAGGATTGCCTTGTCATGAATTGCCGGTGTGGTGTAACTGTCCTGATTTATATGGAGACATTCCGGGTTCTGAGAAAATGATTGTTGCTCATTTGTTGAGAACGAAGTCGAAGGTGGAGTCTTGGAAGGATTTGAATAATCCTGATTTGCCTAATAGTACGACAATAAGTCGCATACTTGATCGTATGCGACTTATTTCTAAGATGTTAACAATTTAATTGGCAATAATTCTTTCAGTCAAACCGACAACGACTTCTTCAATACAACCAAAGGGTTGTGCGCCGAGTGGTGCGGTCGTCCAGCTACCGATGTAATAATTGCCGTCGTGCGGTGCCCAATAGCAATAAGCGAACGGTGCTGAAAGTGGGACAAAGACGTTGGGGCTAGTGAAACCGACAGTCAGCGGTTCTTCTTTTTCAAGTGTAATAATGCGATGGAAACCAACCACACCGTTAACGTTGAGGGATTGTGATCTGACGCCAACCTTGATTGGATGGCCAGCAGCAGTTTTGATGCCTTCAAATTCTTTGGCTACAGAGAATAATTCTTCATATTTTTCTGCTCGCTTATCTACTTTTTTAGACAGACCAGAAATGGCATCAGCGATACGAGTTTTGAGGGCTTTTGGAAGTTCAGTAGTTTTCATTCTTTTCCTTGGTTAATAACGACACTTGTTCGGCACTTAATGATAACACCCAATCTCTAACAATTGCGTGAGCGGTACCTTTACGACTGAAGGGGGTGAACAAATAACCCCAACAGGTAATATAAAAAAACCATTTGAGCTTGCTTTTACGATCCAGATTTGGACTTGGCAATACGAACAGTCTTTTCATTTTTTCCACGGCCTAATGAGACCTAGTTCTTTAACAACTTCTTCAAAGTCTTTTTGACTTTCAATAACACATTCCCATTGTTTTTGAGAGTAACGATCTTCGTAGAAATTACTCACCATGTGTTTCCATCGTTCCCGCATTATGCGGTACTTACTTTTACCAACTTTTCGGATATGAGACAACACCGACATGTCATATTCTTCACCTTCAACAACTTTAACGAATTCGGCATACCAAGTGAATTCATCTTTGTTGAAGTTTTTATCGAGAATGCCAGACTTGAATTTTTTGGAAAAATAGAAGCCCAAAACGGTGGGATCAAAAGACCAGTTTGTGGGCTTGCTCATTTGAAGCACGTTCCCTGTAAACAACCGTGAATGGCAAAGCCAAAAAGAACAACAAGAATCAAAATCACCCAACCGGGCGGTGCTTTTTTATCATCCATGTCTAACTCTTTGTTTGAAAAACCGGTGAGCGTGCAAGGCGGAATCACTCACCGGTTTTTGGCGGCAACTCGTCACTGCGGAGTCGCCGATAGTAACCGTTATAATAGTCTTTCTTGTTTTTATCATGTGTCCGAGTCCAAACATTTAACGGTTCGTACTCAGTGGCGATTTCCTCAACCCAACTCGGATTGTGATCGCTGGTGTAAATGAGCAAGTGTCCATCTTCGTTAATGTACTTGTGGACGTTTTTCAGAACTGTGGAAAAACCGCCGTAAGTGACAGGACAATCCATGCAGAAAAACACCATCAAGCAGAGTACAACATCGTACTTGCCGGTTGCACCAAGATCCGTATGGAAATGGATGTTTGGGTCTTTGTTGTTTTTGCGAGCTTTTTGAATGCTCGTATAGTCCAAATCCACACCAACGATTTCAGCGTTGGGGAAATATTTGCGGAGCGATTGACATTCTTCACCGGTGGAGCACCCGAATGACAAAACTCGTTTGGCGTTCGGGTTAAACTTTTGGGCGGTTTCGAAGATTTTGGGAAACCGATCCGGCCTTGTCATATGGTCGGGTTGAAGGAAACCGTTTTGACGTTGCCACGGCGAGTAATATGTTCTCGGTGCTGCCGCCCATGCTTTGACAGCAGGCGTAACAGGTTTGACAACTTCGGTTGAAGGTTTAACCTCGTCACTTGGAGCGGTGCCGGTGTAACCGTCATCCTGCATCTTCAGTACTTCCGTTTCCGTAGTCGGTACCGTTTCCGAAGTCATCTTGTGTCCCCTAAGAGATTTTACTTTTTTGATAATTTTACTAAGGTGTCTGGAGCGTCTCGGTTTAATCGCCGCTGTCAATTTTGATTTCTTCTTTAACATTCACTGCTTCCTTGTGATGGTCTTATTTTACCAAATAAAAATGTAGAATCAATCTTATATGACGCTACAAACTAATACCCACAACAAAAACAAGAAAAATAAAATCCATCCGAATTTATTCTGGGTCATTATTCACCAATAATGTCAAGGATGCTGGCATCAACCAAGAATTTATCCACATCAAAATCAACGGCATCTACAGGTACTGCTCCGATTTCGTGGAAGCGACTATCGACCCCCCAAACGGAAACCGTATAGAAGGGACTATAATCCTCATGTTCAGGCCAAGTCTTTTGATTTTCGTCCAATAAAGGACAATCAAATTGATACTTGTGCCTTTTTTCACTTAACCAAAATCGCCTTGGCAATACGTTGATGGATTGGTACAAAAATTTTGTTGGTCGTTTCATTGGCGTTCACCCATCACAGGTTGTTTGCTCGTCACTTTGACTTCTACTACACCAAAGTTTAATAGATTACCTTTGGTGTCTCTGACACGGATAAAGGTATCCGATGATAACGAATTAATGTTGGCGAGAACGTGATCGATCTGAAATCCAAAACTGGATTTCTTGATGCCAACGGGGTAGAAGCACGCTGGCCCTACGACATACTCTTTATTGCCATCTACCAAATAAACCACTGCACATTCGCCGGGCGGTGCTTCTTCAATATCACGAACAGCCATTGTTACGTGTCCATTGCCTTTTGCAAGAACCAGTACCTTATCCCAGTTAACAAATTGAATTCTGTCGTCTTGTTCCATGACAGCAAAACTTGATCCTACTGCCGACTTGGTTAATGTGGTTGGTGTAGGTACGGCCTTTGGAGTCATGACATACACAAGCCCAAAAATTACAAATGCTGCGACTGCACAGCAGATCAAAAAATAAAGTCCAACGGGTTTGCCATTACCAGTATTCACAGTTCTTGACATGAAATTCTCCTGTTTAGTGACCAAGGAGGGATTCGAACCCTCAAAAATTAGTTCCTAAAACTAACGTGTATAACCGTTCCACCACTTGGCCTCAATCTTACCCGAAATCTCTCAAACTTACAAACAAATCTACCGCTTCACTCAAATCATTAAAGGTCTTGTTCCAATTCGTATTCAAATCAAGCGGTGTATCATCTAGAGATTCGTAACTCATCATAGGGTCATCAAAGTCGAGTGGGGCACCCAAATCATGAGATACAAGATACTGCCCATTGACAAGCGGTCTGATAGTTAAGAAGCCTACATTGAGATTGATACAGTCTACATTGTATCCCAAAGTCACTAGATCAAAAATGGCTTGCTTTTCTGGATTCATGGTAATTCTTTTTGTTAATCATCAAAACGAATGAGGAATTCACCCTTTTTGATTTTTTTCTTGAAGCAAAGGTCGTTGATGATGTATTCAAGCACCTGCGGCCCCATCGTTTGGGCGTTGTCAGGATAATGCTCGCTTAGCTCCAACTCGCCTGCTATAAACTTCTTAATTACTTCCTTTGAATCAGCATCCTTGTCTGGGTCTTGTGAATATGCATCGGCCTCAATGATTTTTTGATCCATCATTATGCCAGAGACAATATCACATTGTTCCTCGTTTGCGTTGTAGGTCTCTTTGATAAGTCGCTCCAACTCACAAGCATCCATACTTCTCATAGTTAACTCACTTAATTTGAACAACCGAACGTTTGAGTTTTGCGTTAACACCGAGGGCTAATGCAAGTGCCAGCTTAGGTGGACACTTTGGCCGCATTAGCGTACTCACTTGATTACGAATCAGTAAAGATTCTTCACGTGAGATTTCATTTTCCTTTTCAGCCACCCGCATGATTTCAACAAACTCTGGGAAGTTGACTTGCATGCTTTTGCTCCGTTAATAATCGTTTGGAATGTAATCCCAATCATCAAAATCTTCGGGCACCCAAACTTTAATCAAAGCTTCTCTGTCGTCAATGGGACGCCCCCAAAGTTCTTCAAATTTTTCCTTACTGGAAAAATACAATTCATGACAAATTCTTTCACCCTTTTTCCATCCATCTATAATTGGACAGTGGGCGAAAACATAAAGCCACGCATTTTTAGTGCCTTTGTATAAAACCTCATCACGATTGACGACAAGGGTTACAGTTTCAGCGCCGAATGCTAGGTTTGTCATTAATATTCCAAGAAAGAGATTCCGCTTCATACAATGCGGAATCGTTAAAGTCCACAATTGCAGTTAGTTTTCGTTTTTCTATGATCTTATCGGCGTCTTCGGGACTACGATAGAAGTTCTCGACCATTAACCTTTTGACTTCATTCCACCAAGTTTGATCGCACATTGTCGATCCTCTTACTGTTGTCTGAAATTGATTGTTGATATTACATCACTACGCTCAAGCTGAGTAAATTTAACCTGTCCCAAGTAAAAGTTGGGAATATACTCATGAATATAACCTCTTTGCTTCACTTTGTAAACAGTATATTCGTGACTGACACCGATACAAAGCACTTCCAGAAAAGCAGAGGCGGAACTTGCCACACAAGATTTTGATAGGAAAACCCGCCACTCCTTTTCGGAAGCCGTAAAAGTTAAATTCTCAATTTTTTCAGGGTTGATTACACACAGCATTCTTAGCCTTTGAGGAGCTTTTTCTTGATTTCTTTTTCAGTACGATAACCAAGTGCACTTCGCCAACCGCCGAGCAATTGACCATTATACTTAGTGTGACCATTCATGAATCTTCTAAAAGCAATTTGATTGCCAAGGTACTTGTTCTTTGGACCAATAGCTTCCCAAGAATTGACTCTTGAAGAACGGCTTGCTCTTAATAAGACGGTTAATAAGCTGCGACGGATTTGGACACGCCACCAACGACTCATAAAAACACAAACGATATTCTTAAAATTTGTTCTCAGAATTTTTAGTCTATCAGAACCTTCGAGTTTGAGTTTGTCTTGAATCCCTTCCATAAAGGCAATGACCTTATTAGGTACAGGTGTTCTAAAGAGAAATTTCTTTACCTTTTGTCTGGTACACACCCGATGAAAAGTTTCACGACAACTGTGCCACTGGAAAAGGGTTTTTGATGATATTTCACCCCAATTACTGTTTGTGTTGGCGAATTCACCCGGTACGGAAAGATACCCAATACCAAAATCTTCTTTTCGTATTTTGTAGCCGTAGAAGCCGTAGTTGAGTGCCGTTGGAGCTAGTTCAATTATTTTTTTGTTTTTCATGGTTCTCATAGTTATAAAGATTCACGGATCATATCGACGGCCAAATCGGCCTCCTCTGTTCCAAAAGTTAAGTGCGGTCGTAATCTGACACTCTTTTTGCCACATTTGATCGCAATCGCTTTTTCATGCAAACGATCTAGGAATTTGTTCCTGCTATCGCTGTTGGGAAGATCAAAAGCAATCATCAACCCTTTACCACGTAGGTTTTCCAATCCCAACTTTGCAAGTTTGATTTGGAAGTATTTGCCTACCTTGGCTGCATTTTCTATCAACTTTCTTTCACGAATCACTTCCATGCTAATCGTTGATCGTACCATATCCACCAAATTCCCGCCCCACGTACTGTTAATGCGGGACTTGACCTTGAATACGTTGTCTGGTACAGCATCAATCTTGCCAGTGGACGCACAACCACACACTTGAACCTTTTTGCCAAAGGAAATCAAGTCAGGTACGATGCCATAATGCTCGTACGCCCAAGTCTTACCAGTTAATCCCATTCCCGTCTGAACTTCATCCAAAATCAACATGACATCATATTCGTCTGCCAATTTCTTCAATTCAAACATAAACGACGGCGTAAAGTGATTATCACCACCTTCACCCTGAATAGGTTCAATCAGAATTGCTGCCACTTCCTTGTTGTGGTTAAGTCTGCCACAAATCTCGTCCAGTACGCTTTCTTCTCCAATTTCATCATTCGGAATATCCATCCGAGTCCAATCGAACTTGGGGAAATTGTCGGTCTTGTCCGGAGTGGTATTGGTTAGTGATAATGTATAACCGCTTCGTCCGTGGAATGCATTGCGGAAATGAATTACATCCAAACTGTTAACTTTTTCACCCGACCAACCATTCTTTTTTGCCTTGTAATCAAATGCTGCTTTCAAGGCATTCTCTACACCCAATGTACCACCGGCAATGAAGAAGAAGTGTTTGAAATCACTGCCGAATGATGCGAATGTCTCTACGAATTGAGCATATTCAGGAGTGTAAAAATCAGGGTTAGCAACGTTGTGTTGAACGATACGGATGAGCCGGTCTTTTTGAGCCAGTACATCTGGATCGTTCCAACCCAAGGGTTGACTTGCATATTGAGAGAAGAGATCGAGCCGTTCTCGTCCCTCATCATCCACTAACCATGATCCATGACTTCTGTCAAGGTCTACGGTGATGGCATTTTTGTCAGCCAGAATGTACTTGCTGAGCGTTGGGTAGAGTTTGTTCATAATGTTCCTGTGTGATAACCGTAGCCATTTTCTCTAACTGTTCAAAGTACTTTTTGGGTACTTTGGCCTTCATTGTGATGACATTCACCGTAGTGATGTCAATATCTTTGGAAAGTAGGTAATTAAACACCTTTTGCATTGTATGTCCGGTTTTCGGTGTAATAAAAACGAGAGACATGTTAATATCCGTTTAAGTGGGGATAATGTACTTCTTTAAGTCTTTCCATCTCTGGGCTGCCCGGTTTCACTAATTCGCCACGATACACTCTGGCAATTTCTTTCAAAGGTTCCAGTAAATCATCGGGGACATTTTCTACGTGAAAATAGCCAACTTTGAGAGGAAGTAGTATAACATCATGTTGATGCTTTGTCACTAACAATTTTGTAATTTCTTTGTCAGTATGTCCGGGTTTCGTACAAGCAAGTCCTAGAAATGGCATGATTACTTTCTTGATTTAACAGGAACCCAATTCATATCATCGGGGGCTACACACATGCGATGATGTTCCATTTTACCCGCATGTTTCAATTTGAATTCAAACCACGGCAATCCATCTACTGTAATTTCGGAAATTCTAACTGCTCTTTTGCGGGCTATTAATTTTTCGTATGCTTCTACCGTTTCCCAATGCATGCAATAATTAAGAATGCCAATTCCCGGCAAACTTACAATGCGAATTTTTGAACCAACCTTCAATTCGTTAAATTTCACGATAACTCTCTATATTGAGTGCCTATCATCTTGCCAAAATCAGTATTCGTTCACATTCCAAAGACCGGCGGAACGTGGGTATCTGCCGTGCTTCGGAGAATGAACCTAGTACAAAACATCGCCGCAATCCACTATCCACCCAAAAAATTCAAGCATTTCATCGGCAATAGGAAATATTTTACTTTTGTTCGTAATCCTGTGACGTGGTATCAAAGTCGCTGGTCTGGTAAGTTTGCCAGAGACAATCATCCTGTAAAACTCAAAAACCAACCGGGATTTGAATTAGCCGACGATACAGAACTCAATGATTTTCAATTTTGGGTTGCCAATGTATTAGACCGCACAAACTTAACTAAAATCTATGAAACCTATTGCGACGGATGCGACTTCATCGGACGTACAGAAAACTTGTCAACAGACTTGATTGCTGCATTAACAACTTCCGGTGAAACTTTTGATCCTAAGTTCGCTCGTAGTACCCAACGCAAAAACGAAGGTGTTGCGTTGGATCGCTGGTACACTAAACCGCTTCTCAAAAAAGTCATTGAATCTAATCATGAAATCATGGACAGGTTTGGATACACGACCAATTGGCGTGCGTATTCAGAACTTATCTTTCAGGGATAGAACCCATGATCTTAACATTTTTGCCGAAGTGATTGGTAAGAATACCATCGGCCAGACGTTCACCCATCTTCAAAGCATCTTTAAGATTTTCACGGATACTTAACCCCATTTCAATTTGAACGCTCATGATTTGGGCGTCGTTCTGGAAAAGTTGATTAAGGTTGGTTTGCTTCCAACCACTGAAACGACCACCCGGTTTTCCTCTAGCGGGCGTAAAGTGTCCATTCAAGGAACTGATGAACTTATCACTAAATGTTCGTGTACAGGATGATCTGTCGGGTTCGCCAAGACCATCCCCGACTACTAGATCGACACCCTTATAATTGCGTACAATGTCATCCATGCCATGAATAATGTAAATGGCACATTTACCGTAATCCAGAACAATATCGCTCTTGAGACGATTGATGGGCCGTAGGAACTCATCGTTGAGAGGTTTCATGCGACAATGAGTGGTATCGTTAAGATTGGCGATACCGTTGGCAATGTCAAGTTTTTCATGAGGCCAACGATCATTCGTACCTTCAATGTTTCCAGTCCAAGGTCGTTTCCAGCCGACGTTAATGACGGCAGAGCAATCGAGAACTTTGGCCATGTGTTCTGTTTGTTCGGCAGACCACAAGTCGGTAGGCCCAGCGCCGTGTGGAGCGATGAGCATGAATGGCTGATTACCTTGAATGACTTTAATTTTTGCCATCTCAAATTCCTTAAAATGAAAATGTTCTTCTAAATATCGTTATGCTTAATTATATCTTGCCGCCTCATATCTTGAAACACATCGTTAACCACGGTGAAAACGATCAAAAACATTGGGCATTAGCCACTTTGACTTCCAGTGAAAGAATTCGTGGACACCGGGAAATTCTCGGTCGTTACAATCTCGGTAAAAGAGACAGTGGCAAATTCCGAGTTATTCAAAGTGCTGATCACACACAAAACCTCATTGGTCAAGTTAGTCGCAAAGAAGGCCAAGCACCAGATGGCGACAAATCAGTAGATGAAGCATACGAACACACAGGCGACGTTTACGACTTTTATCTTGGTGCTTACAACCGCAATTCACTCGATGGAAACGGGATGAAGTTATTTAGCACCGTTCACTTCGGCAAAAACTTTAACAATGCTTTCTGGAATGGCGAACGCATGGTTTTTGGTGACGGTGATGGAAAAATCTTTTTAAGATTTACCAAGTGTCTTGAAGTTATCGGCCATGAAATGACTCACGGCGTTACTGGTTCGATTCTTCAGTTAGGTTACCACGATCAACCCGGCGCTATGAATGAAGCCATTTCTGACGTATTCGGAAGCTTGTCATTACAGTATAAGCACAAACAAACAGCAGATCAAGCCGAATGGATTATTGGAGCAGGCTTATTCACTAAAAAAGTCAATGGTGTTGGTATCCGAAGTCTCAAAGCACCCGGTACAGCTTACGATGATAAAGTATTGGGCAAAGATCCGTGTGTTGCTGATATGAAGGACTACGTCAATACAACTGATGATAACGGTGGAATTCACATGAATTGTGGTATTCCTTCGCACGCATTTTATCTTGCTGCCGTGGATATTGGGGGCAATGCTTGGGAGAAAGCGGGTAGAGTCTGGTATAACACCTTAACTCGCAGGCTTTCAGATCCTAATACAACTTTCCAAGATTTTGCCGATCTGACGTTAAAGGTCAGTCGCAAATTGTTCGGCCCCGGTCCGGAAACCAATGCATTCAACAAGGCTTGGAAAAAAGTCGGCGTTATCTAACTTTTTATTTCGTCAATATTCTCAAACTTCTTCTTGAGTCTGAGATATTGTTTTCTTTGTTGTTCCAGTTTTCTGTTTTTGGCGTTTTCGTTATAAGATTTCAAATCCGAATTGAATTTAGCTAAATCTTTTTCGTACTTCTTTAATTTCTTTTCGTAAGCAGCGGTATCTTTGGCTATCTCTTCTTCGCTCAAATTAACTTGTTCAATAAAACGAACTTCTTGACAACCATCGTAACTGTCATCGCCCCTGTCAAATTTCATATGGGTAGCACTGCTTGGTATTTGATCAAGAGCAAAAAGATCGCCAGTATAAATCACTTCAGAGCCGTGATTAACTGTTTTCGTCTTTACGGGTGGTACTGGTCTATATGGGGCGTGGGGATATTTCATAATTAACTCAAATGGATTATTGAATGTCTACGATCATTAAAGCAATGGCAATAAACATCATCAAAACGCCCAAATAGCAAATGGGATGAGCGCCACGATCTGGCACATCTTCCCAATAATCACACAATATCGTTACTAAGGCACCGGCAATATATAAAATAATAGCAAGTATCAGCATTAGAATTCAAATGGGTTTTTGGTTTTGGATTTAACGGGCTTCTTCTTGTCTGTATGATACACTACTTTTTTGACAGTACCATCTGGATAATATTCGATGGCTCTGATACGTGGGCAAGCAGCATTAGGGTGCCAATTTCCACAATGCCCACAAGAGTTAACGAATCCAGTAGAGTTATTGGAATTTAACAAGTAGTCAACTCCAAATATTTCACGAATCGATCTTTCTTTCATAACAATCGGCATCCTTCACTTGGAGCAAAACTTCCTACACAGGTAGGGTTGCCATGCAAGCCAACGAAAGTTTGAAGCCACCCTTTTGGATTTCGTTTATAGAGGCTTTTTATCATACCTCTACAAACTGTACATCTCACCAATGAGTCAGATACACATTCGGTTCTCTTGTGCCACTTGTATTGTCCATCTGGATATTGAAGCTTATAAGAATCTTTTTCCTCACTCACTTCAACAAGTTTGGCAACAAGTGCTGTTTTCTTTACTACAAGGCTATGCCCTACAGCAAAATACTTAACTTTCTTTTTTTTGTCCAATGCATATTCGCCGGGGCCGCTCATTATCCGAGTCTCCCACAAACAAGACCGGCCATGAAAGCCCGTTTGTTATCTTTGTTAATGTATTGGGTTTTTTGTACCGATTTAGCAACAACTGCCTTATGTCTGTCAAAACCCTTAACTGCCTCACGACTGAACATGTAGCCCGTATGATTTACAACGAACATCATATCTTCAAGATCGAGAAGGTGGTTTTCCATGAATGTCTGAAATACTGATGGATAGTTTTCCTGAATTGTCTTTGCACTCTTCGAAGCTTGGTCTGTGGCATTCTCGATGAACATATTCCCTTCCGAAGTGAAGCAGAGAGAGTATCCATCGTCATAAAGCAAACGACAACAATCAGCATCCGATGTGCGGGCAGCTACTTTTAAGGCTTTGCCGGGCGACTTGGTTTCTTTAACAGCCTTGTCTTGTGGATACTTAGCTTCCAGTCGTTTCGCCACTTCCAACCACTCTTTACGAGCATTTGGATCGTTGGTGAGGTTGCTGATAAGTTCGTCCATTTTTAACTGGTTTGACATAACTACCTCTGAGGTTAATTTCCTACATTATACTCTATCAATATATGAATACAACTGAAGCATCAATTAGAGTTCGGAAAAAAAGTGAATATTTATGTGAACAATGCGGCTGCTCATTTTTAAGAAGAACAGATACAGCAAAAACTTCACAATTATGCCACAATCAAGTCTTATGCAATTTGTGTATTCACAAAAAAAAATATTTAGTTAACGAAAATTTCAAAAAATCTCATACCGAAGCAATCAAAACTGCTTCAGCAGCACGTCGTAATAAAGATGAATTGAACAAATTGACTATTAGTTGCAATTGTTGTAGTGAAAATTTCGAAGTGCCTTATGGTCAAAGAGGGCAACTATATTGTTCACGATCTTGTCAATCTAAATCCATAGTCAGACCAGAATCTATAAAACAATTATCAGAATGCCAAGAATGTCATAAAAATTTTTCACATTATGGCTCTCAAAAATTTTGCTCGAACGAATGTAACAGCATTTACATGAGTAAAATTAGGATTGGTGAAAATAATCCCAATTGGACGCCGAGAGAGTCTTGTGTTTGCTTAGGTTGCCAAAAAATGTTTTCTTATTCACGCAACGGAATGAGTCCGGGGTCTATTAGAAAATTTTGTTCACTTGAATGTTGGCGTGGCAATCAAAGTTCAAATGAAGGACAAACAGCACCCATTCTTTATCCCAAAGAATTCAAGAAAGCGGCACAAGATTGTCGTGAAAAATTTAACAATCTTTGTTTTATTTGTGGAAAAACAAAAGATGACAATGGTGAAAACATGAGTGTTCACCATATCGATTACGATAAAAATAATTGTTGTGATAAAAATTTAGTACCACTTTGTCGTCGTTGTCATTCTTTTACCAATAGCAAAGATAGACATTTTTGGCGAACCTTATTTGCCGTTACTTTGTCATCTTCTACTCTTGTTAAAAAAACATGGGGATTGGAAGTTCATATAGCAAACCATAGTGATTATTGTTTAAAATATTTGATATTTTTTAAAGATCAATATTTCAGTAATCACTATCACACCATCAAAAAAGAAGCTTGGCATTGTTTGGTTGGCGAGTTTGAAGTTATACTAACCGACATCGATGATACACAAGAATATATGGTACTTGAAGAGGGCGGCAAACTTGAAGTTGATCGCAAGGTCGTTCATCAAATCTATGCCAGAAAAAACAGTATTTTAACTGAGGTGTCTACACAATCTTTTATTGAAGATAGTCATAAAGATTATCCTTCGCTTTTAGATTGCAAAAATCCATAGTTAGGCTGGAAAAGGGTGATTGAGTATCGCTTTGAGTTGCTGAAGAGCCTCTTGATTTAACCAACTGCTCTCAATCCACTTAGTTAATACTTCATCAGAAGGCATATTTGGTGCTTCGTAGAGGTACGCCTTACAATCAACCAATGCTCTTTCGAGACCATCGGGTAATTCTTCGTAAAAATTCTCATGATCTTTAGTTGGGCCGCAACTCATGACTTCCATAACACCCTGATAGTTTGAATACCAAGGTTCATCTTCCATTCTTCCGGCGGTAATCAATTCGCCGTTTCTATAACAACCATCCATATCAAACTCCTAAATGTACTCAGCAATATTGTGAGATTTCATGTGGTTAAGAGTATTTGTTAACGCAGCAATCATCTCTTCTACAAGCTCACGATCTTGTAGATTGAATGTTGTATTTGTGAGACACGCAAAATTACTCACACCAATTTCAAATTCATAATTAAAGTGTTCGCTATCATGTGGTTTCTCTGCGGTGATTTTACCGTAGATACCGCCATTATGTACGTGGGCACCGAAATTGCCCATATTACTTTTGATTTCCATTATTAACCTTTTCTTGTGTTCTGTGATGCCAACTCATGTAACCAATGTAGGTTCCGAAAAAACATCCAATCACACCAGCGATTAGGGAGTCACATATTGCGCAGCCTATAACAGCACCGCCAAATGACGTTACCATGATCCTTAAACCATCATAACCTGTCATGGGAATACCCTCTTATAGATTTCGATGAGACACCAGATGAAAAATCCAATGATGCCACCGATCATGAATCCGCACAAATCGGGAATATTAAATACAGAAGAAACGGAAGCGCCAGTCATTGCTCCAGCAAAGCTAATTGCAAACCCACAAAAACAATCTGCGATTGTAGTTTTCACAGTTTCATTCCGTGTGGGTGTACTTTGTCGCCCTTACGGGAAACAAACACGAATTCTGCATCGGCAACCTTATCACGCTTTGGGCCGTCCCGCTTTTCACGGAATGCTTCAATGTTAACGACAATTGCGTGGGTTCTGACCTGTGTAATCTTTGCGTACATAAAAACAATATCGCCAATCATGGCAGCACCATGAAAAACGAGATTATTTATTCTGTACGTAACTGCCGAGTCGCATTCGGAGTCGTGGAGAAACCTTGTAACGCAAGCAGCAGCACACAAATCAAGTTGTGCCATGAATGCGCCGCCGAAGATCATTGTAAGGTGGTAGTTACAATCCGTCGGCATGACAATGAAACTATTGTTATACTCCAAGTTCACGGACTTCCTCCCATAGTTTTTTGCTAATGTCCATTGCGGCCAATTGCATATGAGCTCGTCTTTTAAATCTTGTTGGCAAGTTAACCCATTTATCAAAAAGAGAATAAAGGGTTGCCAATTCCAAAGACGTTAATGTTCCATCATTAACAACCTTCTCATTATCGAGAAATAGTTCACTGCTTTCAAGTTCATAGTTTTGCATTGAGTCTCTTTTTTGCTTGTCGTGCGTTTTTAGTTTTTGGCCAGTTGTCAACCCACCATTGGTCGGATTGTTTTCGTTGTTCTTTGATTTTCTTAACACCAATCAATGGATCAGTATGGGCTTCATCAATGATTGCCATTAACTTGATAGCTAAAGGCAAAGCTAACATACCATTGATACCGTCAATGACTAAATCATTGGCAATCGCTTTGGCCAATTCATCTTCTGGTGAGTCAATTTGCAAAGGAAAGTTCATGAGTTTGCCAACTTTAACGTAGGATTGCTATCGTTAACGGTATCCCTTCCGTACAAAGCATTGCGGTTTGTTCCTTCTCGTTGAATCAAATACTGATAACCTGATATGTGCGAATAAATGACCTGATAAATGGTGCCAGTGATCCACGCTAACGCCAAATCTGGATGCCAAGTATAAGAAACACGATCACCGGCCTTAAACCTTGAGGGCTTAAGCCAGTTGGACGGCGTTCCTTTGGGCAAACTGCGTACTGTACGTGTTTCACCGTTTGCCTGTGTTTCTACGGCATTGTGGTCAGCGTTAAAGTTTGGCCCACGCATAGATCAACTCCCTATTCTATCGAGGTTGTTCATCTTGTAATAAATTTTGCGAGTACCACCTGCTTTGAGTTCCTGTTGAAACTCAAGAATGTCCTGCTCAAGCTGTTCGTCTGTATGAACTAATCTTTTCATAACGGAACGGAATTTAGGAGACAATGTACTGTCTTTGGCTTCCAACAGCTTGATTAACCTTTCCCGACTCTCGTATGCGTCTTTGCGATATTGTCGCATATTTTTACAACACAATTTTTCTTTCATGTATTGCTTGATAGGCATATCCCAATACAACTTGCCGTCGTTCTCATCCGCAATAATCTGTTTCATCAATTGATTGAAGGATTCCTTAACGTTTGTACCGGAAACACGAACGGTATATGATCTGGCCTTGAATTTATCTTTTGAATCTTCGGCAGTACCACCTAACCAAGCATAAGTAATTTTGAACTCATGCTCACCAAGACGAAGTGTACCGCTACCAAAACCCGGCATCAAAACAATGTCAGTACTTTCGGCCCATCGACAAGGTGACAAATTCATTGCCTTCAACTTGTCAAGGTTGTAGTTCGTTAAATACAAGTCGCCTTCTGTAACGGACAATTGTGAAAAACGTTGAAGGCAAAACATCTTATGTTCCTTTAGATCGCTTTGTGATGTTGTACGCCCAGATTAGCATTAAAATGCTAAATATGCCACCGCATACCGCTCCGTGCCATCCGTAACCAATTCCAGCAAGCCAAACCATTCCAATGTATGCTGAAACGGCGACGAATGCAATTGCTCGAATAAATGGCCAAATTTTCATGACATTAAACTCTTGAGGAACTTTACGGCATCCGTTGGGTCGCCGTGCTTTTCTCTGATTTCAGTCAGCTTGGTTAACCTGCTTTTTTCTGTTATTTTTTCCAATTTGCCGTCATCGTTCACCCAATAACCAATCGCCTTCAAAGCAAGAGCTTGTTCAGTAAGCAATTTGATGAAATTGAGGGCTGCATCTTTTTCACCATTGCGAGTCTTAATTGTCATTCGCCGCAACTTCGCATCGTAATTCTTATTGATGCGTTTGGCTTCTTTCAAAGTTTCGTTATCCACGACGACTCCCCGGTTTTTTGTATTCGTCAATGAATTCGTTGATAAGTTCAACTGGCATCTTAAGGCGATCAGCACCAATTATCAACTTCTCGTAAGAATCATAAGCGGTGAGTTTTCTGCTGTGTCTCGAAGTCCACGGATATCGAGTTAGACGAGTAATACCCTTATTATCCATTTTATAACAAATGAATTTATGCGTTGGCGAATCTTCCACCAAAACGTAATAAACGTCTTGGGTGCTATATTTCTGATTGGGCCATTCGCCTACAGTAACCGTCTGCGTACCTCTAATAAGACAGAATTTTCCGTCCGAATAGCGATCCTTGTAACACTTGGCTAATGCTACTTTGGCAGATAATACTTCCGACTTGGCGTTTTCAAGCCTTTGTCTTGCGGCAAGTATCTTTTCGTTAATATTCACGATAAACACTCCTTGTGTCATAGATCGTAAGGCACTTCACGAATTTCGTAACGTTCATCTTCACAACCGCATTCATTCAAATACTTGCACTTCGCTGTGAGTTTTTCCAAATCCATTGAACGGATTTCTTCTCTCATCAAATGAATGACACCAATAACCTCTATCAGCGGAAATTCCTTATTAGTGTACTTGCCCCACGCATAAGACGCTCGATCACTAAGATCAATTCGCCAAATTTCGTAGAGTTTAGGCATAGCTTTCAACAACCTTAATGAAATCACGATACTTGGTAACACTGGTAATCTGATCGGTGTCGGGATAGAACCTCTTAACATCCCAATCTTCGGGATGAATAAGAACTATCGGCGTATCCGTCATCAAAGCCAAATGAGTCAATCCGCTATCAATCCCCACATAATACCTAGCTGAAGCAATAATGTCAAACTTGGTTCGTAAATCCACTTTGATCTTATTTCTGCACCTTAACGGTCTGTCTCCAACGTTTATCGCTCGTTTTAGGAACTGAATGGACTTACTGGCCCAATGTGGGATCTTTTTGCCTTTACTACGGGAATCAATCTGTACGGCGATATGTGAGTCTTTGGGCGGCAACTGTAACGCCTTAACGTACTGACATATCTCACCCGACCATTCCTTGAACCACCACGGCAACATTTCCTGCGGCTTTCCTACCAACTTGCCAAACTTAACAGCAGGATTCAATTCTGTGAGAAAGTTCAAAACATCGGCTGAGGAGTTTTGACAGCACTTGCACACGTGATCCGAAAAAAGCGTAGAACGACTTTGGGCGCATTGCTGATAGATGTTAATTAGATCGCCCAAATGTAGGGCTTTCTCTGAATTGGTACAGTAAAATGTTCGATATGGTTTTAACATCTTACCCTATTATAAAGACATGCACGATTTTAGAGTAAGTAATCCAGCTACAATTAAAAGACTTCTTGACAAAAACAGGGACGACATCAAGGAAATTACCATTGGTGTCAAAGATCCCGATGTTTTCTTGTCCGATATGTTAGTCGATCTAAAAGATGACATTGATTGGCCTTATGCCGTCAATCCAGCACTCATAGTTAACCCCGATGATGAAGACGAACTACAACTGCGGGCCAAAAGCATCGTAGAAATGAACGTTGAACAGGATGTATTCGGACTTAACTTTCTGGATTTTGGTTGTGGCGAAGGACACGTATCGTCAGAAGTGCTGAGTAGGGGCGCACGCAAGGTAGTAGCGTACGATATTAAGGCTGGTTCCAAGTGGCCAACCTTCACACAAGATGGTATTGCGATCTATACGACTGACTGGAAACAGGTAATTGAGAATGCACCTTACGATTACATTCTGATTTATGACGTTTTAGATCATGTGATGGACAAAGACCCGAAAGATGTATTGTCGGAATTGTCTAAATTACTGGCGAAAGATGGATTTATCAGCGTGCGGTTCCATCCTTGGATTGGAAGACACGGAAGTCACTTGTACACCCAACTCAACAAGGCTTTTGCGCACTTGATTTATGATGAAGAAAAGTTAAAGAGAGCCGGTTATGACATTGTTCCAACTCGCAAGGTGATCCATCCTATGTGGACTTACAAGAATTGGATTCAAAAAGCGGGATTGTCGGTTGTTAAGGAAGATAAGATTCAAGAGCCTGTAGAGAAGTTTTTTATGGATAATGATGTATTCAAGTCAGTTATTCAAAAACACTTCAAAAACTCGCCTATGGAAGAGTACAAGGAAGGTAAGGGCGATTTAGGACGAGTTATGAGTTTCCACTTCTGTGATTTTATACTAGCTCGTTAATTATATGAAAACAAAAATGGCTTGATTGTTAATACAAGACAGAACGAATGGATTAGCTGGTCAAAGCCTATGGTGCTGAAAAACGCACTAACATTTTTCTTGTTCCAGAAGTACTTGGTAAATTGGCTTGTTATCAGGTCTGTAAACCAGTGAAGACCCATATTAACGCCAACGTAGGATACCAAACCGAGGAATGTCAACATAGGCATATCGGGTGGGTATTCCCATTTTCCATCTATACAACCGGCAATCATTCTGAGAACCGGATAACCGAACGCAAGGAACGTTGTTAGTATGAATCCGTAGGTCAGTACGTGTACGGATAGAGCGATGGGATTTTTGCTTTTGTTATCGGCCATCCATCGGGATTGACAGATAAAGTCCCCGATCCAGTGGAGAGCTAAAATAAACAGAATGGTTTCAATCATTGGCGGTTCCTGCTTGATGGAGGAATACATGGATTACCTTATCATCGGCAATACTCAGATTCGCTCGTATTTCTTGGTTGAATAGTTTTGTTGCCCACAAGTCGAAGAATTCGTTTGTGGTTAAGTTTTGATAGCGGAAAGTAATCTTGATGTCGGGTGGAATGGTATAACTTGAACCGGTATCCAAATCCAACATAAGTTGATCAAGAGAAATAACAGTGGGTTCACCGTTAAGTACGTGTGGCCCCGGAGAAGCAGACATATACACGCTTTTGATAATACCGCCTACAGTATACATCCGAGGTGGTGGTTTCATATCAACGGGGGCATCCAAAAGTGGTAAAGGAACACCTTTTTCGCCCAAACAAACTTTATTAACACTTCGATGTAATTGCCGAGTGATTTCACGCATACAAGCCAAATAACCAAGACAAAAACCTATTGTGAGGCCGATAATTGTTAATGCGAATCCAAGCATACAAAGATCAGTAGTACTGTAATGATTCATAATGTGTCCATGAGGAATTGACTCACAATAACACGATAATCGAATAAAAAAAGACCAACATCAAATTGGTCTTTTCATTTACTGAATTTTTATTGGAACTTAACCACGCAACCAGTCGCCGGTCATTGACATAGCCATTGAAGCATCACTCGACACTCCCAAAACCTTCTTGCCAGTGTACCAAACGCCAAACTTCTCGTCTTTATGGAAGAATGGGGCGCCAGTGCTATTACGAACTGAAATCTTGAAGTGGGAAGGCAGGAAACCCATACCATTCGTTGAAACGCTCAATACGTATTCGGTATCAGCATCCAAGTCATTAACCACGGCGAGGATGTTACCCGGACGAAGGTGGGTGTCATAAGTCGTGCCACCATCAACAGAACGCAAGATACCGATAATTACGGTTCCATTGGTCTTGTCAATGCGGTGTTGGTTCGTTTTGAACTTGAAGCCGATGTCAGCTTGTTGATAACGAGTCGTGCTATTATCAATCGCATCCGAAACAGCCTTCGAACCGTCAGCTAAACCTGACATGTTGATGGCTACGTCTGCTCCAACCGTATACTGAATTACCGAAAGTGTTGACATTGATTTTCCTCAGCGATCTATTATTTTATATAGTTCATCCTCAAATATTTTTACGAGGATAACAAATTAGAACTTCCACCAGACTATTAACTAGTAACTCAACGAACTTTTTCGAACTGGCTGACTTCCTAAAGTCCATTTTTGTGCTAAGCCATCATCCGCCAATACAAGAATGAAAAACCGGCGACCGCTTCACTTTGCGGGCCTCCCCGGAAACCTGACCCCATTCCGAGTTCGCTGAATTACGAGTTCTCATTGATCTACCCACGGGACTAGGATCTGAGTTTGGCGTAGTTCTAAATAGATGAATCAAAGTTCCTAAAGCCAGTTAAAAGGTACTCACCTATAGTACTTTAATCTTTGGTCCCAGGGGGTCTTTTCGAATATGCCAAACATTCTATTGACAAGCAATGATTAACGTGATATGATTTGTTGAAATATGGAGACATTCTATGCACCTCATTTCTGCCAAACAATTTGAAACTCGTGAGAGTTTGGATGAGTTATTTCACGTTGCCAATGCCGTTTCTGATGCCGCCGTTGTTAAAGATGACAAATTATTTTACACTAATTCGTTAGCTAAGGGAAAAACCCTTGCTACACTTTTTTTGGAACCTTCTACTAGAACACGACTTTCATTTGAAGCTGCCATGTACTGTATGGGTGGCAATGTCATTACCGTATCCGATTCCGGAACCTCATCTGCTGCCAAAGGTGAATCCATAGAAGATATGGTTGCTACCGTTTCCAACTATGCCGATATTATCGTTTTACGAACTCCGGTGTTAAATGCCGTAGAACGTGCAGCCAAGGTTGCAAAGGTTCCTGTAATCAATGCGGGGGATGGTACGGGCGAGCATCCCACACAGGCTTTGCTTGACCTGTACACGATCAAAAAGCACCGCAAATTGGATCATCTCAACGTAATGATATGTGGCGACCTTCTTCACGGAAGAACCGTACACAGCCTCGTACGCTTGCTGTCAAACTATCCGAAGTTAACTTTATCGCTTACCAGTCCGAACCGTTTGTCTTTACCTGATGAATTGGCAGATTGGTTGGTGAGTAGAAGGGTTCAAGTTAACAAATACGAGTCTATCAAGGATTCCTTTCAATCTTCACCGGATGTGGTTTACATGACTCGGTTGCAGAAAGAGCGGATGGTGGATTATTCCATTCACGCTGATCGGTGGAAGGATTTTTGTTTGACAGAAAGTGATTTGAAGATTTTGCCAGAGAAATCTTTGATCATGCATCCAATGCCGAGAAATGAAGAAATTCCTACATCGTTGGACGGTGATAAACGTGTTAGATATTTGAAAGAACAACCAAAGAATGGTGTGACTGTCAGAAAGGCGTTGATTTATTCAATTCTCTGTGATAAGGTTTCATATACGAATCTTGAATATATGTGAGAATAATTTATGCCAATGACACCGGATCAGGGTTGGGGAAATAATAGATTTGTCACTTCAAATATTATTTTGGAGAACGAAGTCAAGTTTCTTAAAGAAAAGGTTGCCAAATTGGAAGAACAGATCAAAGCCTTGATGGATCGTTTAGAGAAAAAGTAAACCCTCCTTTATATAGGTGAGGGGGTACGTATGCAAGAAGAAAAACTTAGTCGCAATTTGGAAGATTTCGGGATTTACCAATTATCTGATGAAATTGATGATGGGAATTGTTCAGATGCGATCCGATTTATTTTAGAAGCTAATTTGAATGGTGTTCATGACCATTTGACGTTAATTATCAATTCAGGTGGCGGTTTTGTCACTTCTGGATTTGCTCTTATTGATGTAATGGAAGGCAGTGGAATTCCTGTTCACACCGTTGGATTGGGTGTAATAGCGAGTATGGCATTGAATATTTTCATTGCTGGTGACAGGGGTCATAGGGTTTTGACGCCGAATACGCTTATTATGTCACATCAATGGACGGGTGGACGTTGGGGCAAAGAACATGAGTTGATTGCGCAACAGAAACAGGATGAGATAGTAACGAAACAGATGATCCATCATTTCGTCAAGCATACTAGGTTAACAGAGGCAAATGTCAAAAAACACTTGATGCCGCCATCGGATGTATTTTTGACTGCTAACGAAGCCAAAAAGTTTGGCATTTGCGATATTGTGAAAGAATTTGGAACATGTCTTACGACTGGACAGAAGAAGAAATCAAAGAGATAAGCAATAGGGCTTATTACAAATGGCTTGATGCTGGAAAACCTCACGGTAAAGACCAAGAGTTTTGGGAACAAGCCAGCAGAGAAAAGTACGCACAAAAAATATCCCCCGACTGTAGTGAGATTATCGAAGTCACTTGGAAGCGGAAACCAAGCCCCACACACTTCAATTGGGGAACTAGCTATTTCACCAACACTCCCTATACCACTTCCTACACTTCCTACACAAGTAGAACGTATGGGCGAATTCGCAGGAACACTTAACGGATAAACTATGATTGATAATTTTTTTAAGATGGCTTATATTGAGGCAACTAATGCCAGGGACATCCACGGTCGGATTCGCAGTACGCATGAAGCCCTTGGTTTGTTAGAAGAAGAGTTTTGGGAAGTAAAGTTGGAAATCTTTAAGAAGGTTCCCGATAAGCAGGAGTTGCTCAAAGAATTGTCCCAAGTCGCTGCTCTTTGTGCCCGATTGGCTGAAGATTGTGGATTGATGGATGCTCCAAGTATTACCGAAGAGCGAAGTTTTGGAAGCTTCACTGGCTCGCTTCCTTCCTTCCATTCTAGCTCTTCAGGACAAACGCAAGATTCAAGTCGCAAAGTATCTGAGGACTAAAATGATAAGTATTTGGTGGTTCTTTTTCGGATTAATAGTCTGGATTGATGCCTCTTGATAAAAGGGCTGATTTCATGGCAGAATTTATAGATTTGATATTAAATGTTAAGGATTAACATGCAAAGAGATAAAAAGAAATTACGTGAATTGAAGCGAGTTGTCAAAAAGACTGGCAACCGTCATCGTCGGCGTCATTTACAAAGAGAATTAGACGCTAATCCCGAACAGGCACATGAGGCAGAGTATGAATTTAAACAAGATAGTTCAACTGTCTATAACGGATGTGACAATAAAAAACGAAAAGATACGGATAACAAAGGAACAGTACGAGGAATCGAAGAAGAGATTAGAGTATCTGACATCCAAACGAACGAGTCTACCCGGAATTCAGAAGATAACAGACGAGATGATGCTGAGGGAGCGACTGATACAGAGAGTGTATGAGTTAGATCCTTACATTGAATTCAAACCATTAACTCTTGATGATATACTTTTTGCTAATTTTTATGATCGTCGTTTAGTGTTAGATGTTGTATGTCGTGGCCCGAATTGTAGGAAATTAGACTTTGATTCGATTGACGGGTTTACATATCTGACAACTCGTTTTGTGATTTTCAATAGAACTTATTATCAAGTATGGAGTCCTCTTGAAGAACATTGTAAGCTGGTGAAGGATTTTGTTAATGCGAATATGGACGCAATTTTAGACAAGTTTGACAAAGGTCAAGATGTGCGAAAAAGTTAACTATTCTAAAAATCGTGTCAAGAGTTCATTGGCTTTTATGAAGCGTTCGTTAGGTGATGATAATCTCCATTCATATTTTTGCGAAAGATGCTGTGCTTGGCATATTGGTCATATCACCGAAAAAGAAACAAAAAAACGATGGCAGGTAGTGAAGCCGTACAGAAGGCAGGAAAGAAATGGACGAAAACTTTTTGAAGATGTTGAGTGATTCTGGCATCGATCCAGAAGCGTATATGAGTCAGCAAAAAAAGGCTGCGAAGTATCGTAAGGCTTATTATGACACGGAGCACATTTATTGTCCTGAGTGTGGTTGCGACAGACATTCAAGCACCTACATGGGTTACATAATTAACGTCCTTGAAGCTGAATCGTTCAAGGATGAGAATAGGGTTCAATGTAGTGATTGTAAGTGGGTTGGTATTACTCACGATCTTGTACGCAAAAAACCTAAAAGGAAAAATGTATGACGCCTCCATTATCAATGTGGGTTGGTTCGGCAATTGCGTTAATCAGTTGTGTAGTTGTGTAGTTGTGTAGTAGCAGTAGGTGCTTGCATTCTGAAACTAGATGATGTTGGTTTGTATATTCTTGGTGCCATCTTTGGTTTGATGATTGCTAATCTAATGTGTTGGTGGGCAACTTTAAAGAAGTAAACGTATGAAGTATCTAGTTCAAAGTAATCATGGTCAAGAGTGGAAAACCATTTCTTCGGATCGTGCTGGTCACCAAGAGTTTGATGAATTAGAACAGGCGATGAAATCATTCAATCGTAATGTTAATATGGCTCGTTGTATTTGGGATATGAGGGTTATAGATCAAGATGATGTTGTATGTGCTAGGTATAATCCTGAACAAGATACTCGTTTGCCCGGCCCAAGGCATCGGCTGATTCGAAAATTAGCTTCCAAACTATGGACGGATGCGGGTTGTCCAAGCGGATTAGATTTAGAATTTTGGTGTAAAGCAGAACGAGAACTTCCGGAAAATAATGGTGTTTGTATATATTGAATGTTAACACCCGTAACGTCCTATCAGGGCGGTAAACAACGTCTCGCTTCTAAAATCCTAGACATCATCAAACCAGCAGGGTCTTTTTACGACTTATGTTGTGGTAGTGGTGCTATGTCTATTGAGCTTGTCAATCGTGGTTACAATCCACGTGATATATTAATGGTAGATCAGGGGCCGTGGGGTTTGTTCTGGGAAAAGGTTGGAATGAACGAATTCGATTTGGATAAGTTCAAGTCGTATTGTTCAGCGATACCTGAAAAGAGTCAAATTCAAGCGCACGTCAAAGAATTATCTAAACTACCGGCTGATATTGATACTATTTATATTTTCCTTATACTACAGGCGTCCAGTTTCGGTAGTAAAGCGATTTGGATTGAAGATAACAAATGGAAGAATTGTAGTTTCCGCAATTATTGGGAACCAACTGCCACTTCTAATCGCAGATCGCCTGTTAATCCAATGATGCCGATGCCTAGCACGTTGTACGAGCGGGTAGCCCTTGTTTGTGACAAGATGAGGGATATTACGGGGTATCATGGTGACGTATGGGACATTTCACCGAGCGAAGGTACGATTTACATTGATCCGCCTTATCAAAACACGACTTTTTACGGTCACAAACTTAATTTGTTAAAATTCGCCAATTCGTTGCGTGTTCCATGTTATGTTTCCGAGGGTAAGTGTTTAGCTGGTACTGAGTGCTATGAATTGTCGGCTGGTAGACTCAAAGGTGGAATTTCTGGAAATAGATCCAAACCGAATGCCGAATGGTTATGTTACTTTAAGCCAAGAGAAAATGATGTCAGCCTTTCTTCAAATCAATCCGAATAACCACGATGTTATTTATCTTAACCCGTCGCTGATCGTGGGCGTTTCTAAATATGTCGTCAAAAAGGATAGCAATGAGACTTGGGATGTGGTAGTATATGCCGGTGGGATGAGTATCAAGATAGCACAAGAGGAAACATCTGAAAGTGCTGACCAGTACGTTCAAGATATTATGGAGTTGTTAGATACTCCTGAGTCTTCAGCAAAGAAAAGTGCTCGCCCCGGACGAGCAAATAAAACATTAAGTAGGCGGAATGTACCATTGCGGCACGAATTACAACAGGAATTAGATGGTGAATTCCTGCGTGAGTTGCGAGCATTAGAGGCTGATGAAGTTCATTGTGATGTAGAAGAAGATGACTCACCTGCTGCTAATCATTCTGGGTACTTGAGTGGCCAACGGCAGAACTCGGTTTCTATTCCAACAATTCCTGCTCCATCGCACGATCCTAATAGTTCAAGAGGCGATGGACTTCCACCAGCTTTGAGTGTAAGTAGACAACTGCATAGAAATAATAGACCAACCAGTGTACGTGGTACAAGCTATATGTCCGGTGGTGCCGTTATCAGTGGTGAGCAACCTGCTGCCGAAACAGGCTCGCCTCACTATAGTCTTCCAATGGATGTTCTTTTGGGTCGGCGTGAAGGCGTACCATTGAGTACCCGTTTAGGAACGACAAGAGTTTCCCAAATTCCAAATGATCTTTAACCTTTGAAAGTAAAATGAATAATCAAAATGTTGTTGTTATGTTCCCCTATCCTAGTGGTGCCGGTTTGCACTTAGGGCATTACTACAACTACGCTCTCGTAGATAGTTATTGTCGTTGGTTAAGGTACAAAGGTATTGAAGTTAACCAACCTTTCGGTTATGACGCCTACGGTTTGCCTGCTGAAAACTACGCACGGCAAATCGGCGGTGATCCTGCCGACGTAACTTTCTTGAATATTGAACGCTTCCGTCATCAGATGGAGCGAATGAATACTCAGTACGAAGAAAAGTTCATCACTTGTAACGCAAATTATGAGAAGTGGACTAAGTGGCTGTTCATGAAGTTGTACGAGAAGGGTTTGGCATATAAGGCTAACGGTGTTGTCAATTGGTGCCCCTCTTGTGAAACCGTATTGGCCAACGAACAAGTTAAGGATGAAAAGTGCGACCGCTGTGATAGCAAGGTTTCTGAAAATACCATGAACCAATGGTACTTCAAGATTACTGATTATAAGGATCGTTTGATTGCCAATTTGGATAAGATTGATTATCCAGAGGGTACTATTAAGCAGCAGCGTGCTTGGTTAGCTAATTTGAGGGATTGGTGCGTATCTCGCCAAAGGAAGTGGGGTTGTCCTATTCCGATAGAGGGTGAAACTGATACGTTAGATACTTTCGTTGATAGTTCTTTTTACTTCTTGCGGTACTTGACTGATAGCAAGGATGAATTCTTGCCGAAGGGTTCGTATCGTCCAGTGGATTTGTATGTTGGCGGGGCTGAACATGCTTGTATGCATTTGATCTATGCTCGCTTCATTCATATGTTTTTATACGATTTGGGCATTGTACCGGAAGAGGAACCGTTCCGCAAGGTAATCCATCAGGGGATGATTACTTGTAACGGTGCCAAGATGGGCAAGTCCAAAGGTAATGCCGTCAATCCTGAAAATTACGACTCGGATGAACTCCGGATGTACTTAATGTTTTTGGGACACTATTTTGATGGCGGGGATTGGTCTGATGACAAGATCGTTGGATTGAAACGATTTTTGAATCGCATGAAAGTTTGGTTGGGTAAAGCGGAAAGTGATTTGAAATTACCGCCGCCTGTTAATATCCCAGAACTGGAAAAAGAGATCGATCATAACGTAACGAACTTCAAGTTGAACAAGGTTGTGAGTGGATTAATGGAATTCTACAACAAGAATAAAGGTGTTACTTTGGACACTGCATCTGCCGATTCAATTATTCAAATTTTGCGATGCTTTGCGCCTGGATTCAAGTTGACATAATCAGGGTTTGCCTATGAGATATGTGTTGATTTTGTTGGTCGGCCTCATTGGCGGTATCGGTCTTTGCCATGCCGTCAGAGGAAATATAAGTGTTGCGGTTGTCCATCAACCGCCTAATATAGTTATTCAAGAAATGCCACCGCCTGTTATCGTTCAGGCAGATTCCCAATCTAATGAGCCGGTGAATCAGGGTGAAAAAATCGTCACCCAAATGTTCAGTGAATTAAGGATTTATGCTACGGATGGAACATATTTCAAACCTAACGATATTGAATGGTTTAATTCTTATGTTGGGGAACCCGCTGTATCACAAAATTGGAGACGTTAATGTTCCTTTTAGCTTTTTGGGCATTTTTGTTTTGTGGATCAATTGCCATTTTGATGAAAAGTAAAGATGTTTTGACGACAACGATAGCCTCGTTTACTTTGGGCTATTCGTTTGTCAGCTTGATTATTAGTGTAGTAGGAAAAATATAACATGAGACTAGACCACATTGCATATCGTACCGCCAATAGGGATAAGACGGTTAAGTTTTTCATGGATGCGTTCGGATACACCTTTCAGTCTGAATTTGACATCTTTTTCAATGATGAAAAAACAGATGTAGCTAGGTGTATCGCCTTGGAACCACCAGAGAAAAACGAAATCAAGTACAAGGATTACGATCCCCCGTTTAGTATGGTTTGGGATGCGAATGGCCCAACAGGTTTGACTTACCATATGGCACCTGAAATCTTCGTGAGTGAAGGTACGGAAGGTAGTATTGTTGGTAATTGGGTCAAGGCCCGTGGTAATATCGGCGGCATTCACCATTTGGCTTATGAAGTGCCGAATGTTGAAGATAAGAAAAAGGAATGGCTGGAAAAAGGTTTTGCCGAGTTCACCAGTGACAAGGCTTTTACGTGTGAGGGTTTGACTCAAATCTTTACTAAGCCGAGTTTGTTAACTGGTGTCATTTACGAATTCATTGAACGTCAGGGTTTCGGGTTCTGTAAAGATAATGTCAAATCGCTTATGCAGTCTACGGTTAAGCTAGACACTAACATCAAATAAGAGTATGATGCTCTCTCACGTTTATTTACTGATTTGGTGAGATATGGCAAACACAGTCAAGAATTACCAAATCTGGATGGAAGGCTTTCAGTATGGTGGCGACACTGTTAAAGCGCAACTCGTCGGCGAAGCCTTTGGAATGGATTTTCGGGATGCTGTAATGCGGTATTACAACGACTTCCCATGTAACACTTTTGATCCCGTGGAATTAAGTGATTGGAAATGTCGCTTGTTCCCTAGCGAAGAGGAGGCACGTAAATCACATGGCTAACGATTTCACTTTCGGTCGATGGCAAGGTTATGATGCAACTGCTTATATGCAGGTTCATGCTGGTAAAAATGCCCAAGTTTTGGGTATGATTGATATGAATAACGTATTTACCGCACAAACTCCGTGGGGTTCAGCAGATACTGAAGCAACCGCTTTGCTTGCTAAGGCAAAAAAGCACGACAAGAAAAAATTTAACAGTCACATGGAATGTTTAGATGCCCTCAACGCAGATTAATATGATACTTCCACTAGCCATCTCTAAACTCACGAACCCCTATCCCGCTTTGTGGGAATGTGGGAACTTATGGGAAGTTAAGGGGTGGGTAAATGCCAAACGTAGTCACGGCAAGTTTACTTTCATTGACATTCGTGACAATGAAGGAAACATTCTTCAAGCCTTTCTCGGTAAAGGCTTTGAGGAATTGAACCGTGAAGACGTTGTATCGCTTGTCGGCAAGGTCGTCAAACGTCCAGAGAAGATGGTTAACCCCAATCTTCCCACTGGTACCGTTGAGTTGTTCGTTGAGAAATTGACAATTCTTAACAAGTGTAAGGATTTGCCGTTGCCTATTGATGGCGATGGTCGTGACATTGCGGAAGATGTTCGTTTGCGTTATAGGTACTTGGACTTGCGCCGCCCACGGATGCAAGCCAACATTAAAACACGTGCCAAGATCATTCGTGATTTGCGGGCTTCGTTGGAGTCTTGCGACTTAACGGAAATTGAGACTCCAATCCTCACGCAGTCCACCAAAGAAGGCGCTCGTGACTTTGTTGTACCTTCACGCCTACAACCGGGCAAGTTTTACGCTCTGCCGCAAAGTCCACAACAGTACAAACAATTGTTGATGACAGCGGGGTTCAAGGGCTATTACCAAATTGCCCGATGTTTCCGTGATGAGGCGTTACGTGCTGACCGTGGGTTTGAGTTCACTCAATTAGACTTGGAAATGTCTTTCGTTAAACAGGAAGAGATTTTTGATGTCGTTGAAGGTGCTTTGTTCAACAGTATGGCAGGGTGTCGTGAAGAACGGTGTTTGTTGCCCCGTGAAGCCTTGGGTGGACGAAAATGGCCGTACACGATGAGTATGGAAAGGGACTTCGGCGAAAGGTTCGGCAAGCCACGGGAACAGGCCAATTTCAAATCGCAACTTTTCCCCATCATCACCTATAAAGAGGCGATGGACAAGTACGGCACGGATAAACCCGATATTCGTACCGAGAAGGAAAAGGCGAACGGGGATTTGGCTTTCTGTTGGATTGTTAACTTCCCGATGTTCAAGCAAGCCAAAGAAGAAATTGACAAGCTAGATAGTAAGTCTGGCTGGACGTTCATGCACAACCCGTTCAGTCGGCCAATCGATGAACATGTCGAATGGCACAAAAAAGGCGAAAACATTGCCGAAATCCAAGCATACCAGTACGACTTGGTTTGTAACGGTATGGAAATCGGTAGCGGTAGCATTCGTTCTCACAGTAGGGAATTGTTAACTGCTACTTATCGTGTGATGGGATATTCCGACGCTCAAATCAATGCGAGTGTTGGGCATATGTTGGAAGCGTTCGATTTGGGAACGCCTCCGCACGGTGGTATCGCTTTGGGAATAGACAGGTTGGCGATGTTGGTATGCGGCGAAACTTCTATGAAAGAAGTCATTCCGTTCCCGATGACGGGCAGCGGTAAAACTTCCGTGATGGATGCGCCGTCGGAGATTTAATTATGTCAATCAAAATTCAATTTGCGATGACAAACGGAAGACCTGACCGTGCAACGGCTAGGGGAATAGATGGTAGCAGACAGCTTACTACCGAAGAACTAGATTTTGTTTTTCGTGATATACTTCCCCCAACGTTGCGACGGTCAAAATCCAAAATTACCTGTGAAATCCTCAAGGAGGAAAGTGATGCTGGTTCTTATTAGACATGTTCATTCTTTGTTAAATGCACATGAGACGGATTTTCACGATTGTGATATTTCCAAAAAAGGACAAGAGCAGCTTGCAGGCATTACGTTAAGTTTAAAATCCCTTTTGGGTGACCAATGGCAAGATTTACCCTTTCGGGGGTTTGTCAGTCCATTCTTGCGTACACTGCACACTGCTATGCCCCTTCATAAGATCGGCATTAACTTCACGGTAGATCATCGGATTGCGGAAACGCCTGATGCGGCGTACAAGAGATTGAAGTTAACGGATGTGATTTCAAGGCACAAAGAGTTTCCCGATTACGATTGGCGATCATTCCCCAAGAGTGGCGTTTCGCAAGATGCGAGAACGATGAAGCAGTACTACGAAGACATGGGTAGCTTCATCAAAGAATTGCCCAAATATTCAATCGTTGTTACTCACCTATCGCCCATTCTGGATCTTGTGGCAAAGATGTCAACAAAGACGGATAAGATCATTGGCAATGCATCCGTAACCGTTATTAAAGACGGCAAGTTATTGTTTTGTGCCCAGACTTAAAGGATACTTTCAATGGATACATGGCCAGAAACTTGTTGTAATGGGCATCCTATAGATTTGTTCATGGTGCCTCATCATTATGAAACTCTTGCTGGAATGCCCATTCACCAATGTAGTAAATCGTGTGAAATGGGTGCCGGTGGCAATTTGGAAGGTGCCATGATTTGTTATGGTACATTGACCAAACATGAAACCAAAATAATGCGTTTAAGATTAACCTTCAATGAAAACATGAGATTTTATAAGGGTAGAAAGTTGTGGACTTATTGGAAGATTGGCAAAGCAACTTTCATGACGGGTGCCAATCTGACTGAATTACTTGACAAAATGATGGGTTTCAGGAGGACTCATTAATCATGCCTTATTACATCATTCTTCAGACCAAAACTACTAAACCTTTTACGGAAAGTCGTGGACATTTTCGTGGTGAGTTGTGGTCTACTTCATTCCCAAGATACTTACAGCTCAAAGAGCGTGGTATGACTGAAGAACAAGCCTTAAAACAAGTTTGTTCCAATGATGGCGGCGAAGCAGAATTAATTACAACTGTGGAATCGGGGAAAGCTATTGGAGGGGTGATGGACGGTATACATAGTGCTGTTGCTGCTCATATAAAGTTAATAGGCGATGAATGGAAGAATTTGTCAACTCGAAAACAAAATGACCAAATGATTGAAGTGGTTCGCAAATATTCAGAAAAGAAGTTTCCAAAGTAACATGGAAGATTTAAGATGTACGTTAAACAACGCAATTCTTTTTCTTGCGCCCCCATAGCAATTATTAATATTGGGAAATGGTTGGGATTACCTTGGACGTATGAAAAGCAATATAAATTATTTGTCGAGCAAATGAAATGCGATAAAGACGGCATTTCGCCTAAAGAGTTTGTTCGGACGTTGAAAACCCTTGATGCCAAATTTGATATGTTCGGCCAAATGGAGCTTGCCGACATTGAGAAAGCTTTGGAAAAGGGATCGATAGTCGCAATTTCTTCCAAGTGGTATTACGATGGGAAACCACAAATTCACTTGATGTTAGTAGTTAAGCAAAGTCTTTTTTCGTTCCAAGTTGTGAATGCCCACGATGACTTAGGATCGGGTATGGTTGCCAAACAATGGTTTGAGAAAAAGGTTTTCGAAAAAGAATATTTACAGGTTCATGGCAATTATCCTTTAGCGTGGGTGATTGATAAAAAGACTTGACAATTGGCATTAATTTGTGATATAGTGTTCTTTTCCAAAAGGATGATTCATCATGTACAAGTCTCGCCCCATTACGAATGAAGAAGCATACAAAATCAGAGCAAATATAGGTTGGAATGAAGTGTGTGAGAACCGTTATGGTATTGCCTTCTGGAATTCCAACACTGGTGAATTACTTTGGATAGCTCAAGAAGGCGATTCCACAGTGAGTGAAAAAATCAATAAATGAAAAAAGCCCCGCAATGCGGGGCTTTTTTGTTATACAGCAGGTTCGCCACGATTGCTTTGTAGGGCATTCGCCGTTACGTCAAGTCTATGATCCCTAGCTTGCTTTTCAGCATCACTTTGAAGTCCGATAACTTTTGCTTGGGGCTTGGCGTCTTCTGGTGTCTTGCCGCTCATTTGATGGCCGTAAATTGATCGGAAGAACTTAACTATCAAACCGAAATCAATTTGTTTCATTGGCAACTTGCCAAGATCGTACTTGGTGTATTGAAGTGGTCGTTTGTTTTTACCAGCACCAATCGTCTTATTGATGTCTTTAGCTTTGGTTGCGTTGGCACTGTACCAAGTCTTGAATTCGTCCGAAGCACTTCCGCTAGACAAGGCACCGAGAACTGTTTGGACATCTGTTTGTTCTGGTTGGGCGTTTCTGCTGAATGCGATAACCGCTCTAGCAAGTGCCGCCGTAGCTCGTCTCGGTGATTTTGCTGGATTGAAAATGCGTCCGATAAAATCCTTGATGCGGTCAGCCAATAAGGGATTATTGTCTTCCGTTGGCTTGGCTTCGTCTTTGCCACGCATCGCTGCACGCTCTTGACTCATCATTTCAGAGAACTTACGACTAATAGCCTTTTGTTCTTCTGGCGTAAATTTATGGGGTTGATAAGGTTTAATGCCAACGAGATTTTTGGCGTATCTGACAAAGGCTTGTGGGCCTGAACCATAACCGCTGCGATATAATGCTTTTTGAACTTGTTTGAGGCCATAGGCACCTAAAACACCCATCACTAAACCCAAGCCAGCACTACTCAGTACGTTAGCTAAGGTGTGATCGGGTGGGGCAGGTTGTGGGACTTGCTCAATTGAGCCGGTTTGGTCGATCCCCGGCTGTTCTTCTTCGTGAAGTTTACGATATTCTTCAAAACTATCCATTACTTCTCCGATAAGGTTTTTTTGAATTCGTCGGCTTCCATCTTCTTAATCTTCTCACGGGAAGCAGTAGCGTCTTCACCGGGCGACTTGGGAACATTATCACCGTTAATTCTGAGTTGATAATCTACCAATTTTTCAATCATGCCTTTATCGAGCTTAACTAATTTAGCCCAATCCAGAATTTGGCGACGGGTGAGACTCGTATTCAAAAGTTCTTTCTTGAATTCGTACACAAAGTCTGGGGCGAACCAAAGCAGATTGATAAGGTAAACAGCATCTTTGATTTCTCTATCGCTGTACTTCAAAGCTTTCAATGCTGGTACCAACTTGGAAGGTTTGTTGTCTTTTAACAAGAAAGCCAAAACGAGGGGGCGACTCTTGGAAATTGAATCTGGAACATCCTTAGAAATTTGGAGTTTTGGGAACACCTTTGCCAGCAATCCTTGTTGTGCATAAGATTGGATGTACTTCTTAACATCACTGTGGGCGTGTTCCAATCCTCGCAAGAATTCTTCTCTCACTTTTTCTGGATTGAGGTCTTCATCATCACCGCTATGTTTATCCATTGCCGCTTTGGTTTCATCATCAAACTTACCGTTTGGCATGGTATTCAATAATCTCATGCCTTTGAATTTCGTCATCCCATCAGCTTTGAGTTTATCCGCACCACCAATGGCTTTTACAGTACCGTCTTGAAGGTGACGCAATCCTCCAACGTGGTCAATGATTTGATTGGCACAAATATCGTAATAAAGGGCGTTAACTGTGTAATCACGACTTTGGCTATCTTCGCCCGGTTCTGCCGTGAAAACATCGCCTTCTTCTTTATTATCGCTCTTCTTTTTGAGAGTTTGGATTTCGTAGCTTTCACCGTCAACTTTAACTGTCGTACAGCCCTTTTTGGGGTCTTGCTTGACAATTTGAATAGAAGGCTTTGCAGCTTGTAAAATCTTAGTGACTTCTTCTGGGTGGGCATCAGTAGCCAAGTCAAAGTTCTTTGGCGTGTGGTTCAGCATGTGATCACGTACGGCACCGCCTACGATAAAGAGGCGTTTGGCTTTAAGCGTAACGTCTTTTTCGCCACCGGCTTTCGTATCGATTTCCTTGCCGATAGAAACTTCCTTGGCCTTTTTGAAGGCTTCAGCCAATCTCTTCAATCCAGCCGGAATTTTCATCGGTGGATCAGCTTTGATAACGTGGGGTTCGATAGCTGCTGTATCTTTGCCTTCTTTGTAATTAACAAAGTTGGTAAAATTGCAGCCCATTAATTCAAGAATAGAAGTCATATCATTATGTATTGTCAACTTTTGCATTTTATTTTTTTATCCTCGAACATAGTTTTCAACGCCACCGAAATTCGCCATATTCATCTGTCTCATATTCCATTGGTAATATGAAGGCGTTGACAAAGGTACAACGGGATTTGTGGTACTACCAGCCGGGCCAGCAGCACCACCCAATGATCTGACAACTGCCATCAAGGCACCAATTTGTTGTCTCATCAAATCCACTTGTTCTTTATTGCTATAGGCAATTTGAGCCAACAAATCATTGGCTAAATGCATCGTAGCATCGACATCAATACCTGCGAATTCCGTTTCAATCCGTCTGTGAAGTACCGATTGGTTCAATTGTTCGGCAACCGCAACCGCAACCTCTTCCGGCCTAGCTAGTGCCATTTCCATAGGCGCAGTAGTTAGCGTTTGCATGTAACCCGGAACATTCTTTAATAGGTCTTCCAAGTGAGTATCGTGAACATAAATTGATCCCGGCTTCAATCCAGCAGCGGCTAGATCGTTCATGTTTAGCATAGCATCATTGAATGATTTGGTCTTAATTCCCAAATCATCCAACGATTCAACACCACCTGCCGGTCCCATTCCATTAGATTCATTAAAGATGGCTTTACCAGCTTCCGGCGACACGCCCATTACAGCATAATGGTAGTTTGCGAAGTTTTGGCCCATCTTCTTGCTTGCAGCTTCGGTGAAGTACTTATTCCATGCTTCATCACCGGCCTTGCTTCCCATCTTGAGACGGAAAGCTTCACGTGCATTAGCAACATCGTTTTGTTTCCCTCTAAGGGCATTCAATCCTTCTTGTTCACCCTTAATCGACAATGCTTCGTCGGTTAACTTCTTCGCCATTTCGGCATCTTGGGCCTTTTGTTCTTTACGACCTTCATAACCAAGTTGATTCTTGAACCAACCTCCTAATCCACGCTGAATTTGGACATCTTTGTCATTTGACCGTTTGTCCCAACTTGCGGAATCTGCCAATACTTGATTCGTTCTATCGGTCAATTCCTTCTGCTTCAGAATGATTTTTTGTTCAAAAGCATTTTGTGTCTTTTTCAGTTGTTCGTCTAAGGCCGCTTGAGCCACACCATTTTGATTGCCAAAATGGTCAAGTACTTGCTTTTCGTATTGCGCCGTGTCGGCTTTATCGGCTTTGACTCGTTGATCAACTGTTGCTACTAATCCGGCACCGATTAGACCCACACCCAATGCGCCTGCTCCACCACCCATTCCACCCGGAGCCAACATCTTAGCAGCATTAACGCCGCTCAATGCAACAACGGCATGTTTCAAGGCAACCATTTCATCCTTGAAGCCCATTAGTTTGTTCATCAAGTCAACAATTGCTTCAGTATTGGCACGAACTACCAACTCGGTTTGTGTTAACGTTACGAGTCTTAGTGCTTCTACTTGTTTTTGCATTGCCAACATCTGGTCGGCCAAAGTTCTAGTTGCGGCTGTCGCTGGATCTAATCCCTTTTGCTTATCCTCAAGATCAGAATCTTGTAAAGCCTTACTGACATCTTCTAATAAATCCTTAAAGCCAGTTGGCCCTTTAGCTAACGCTTCACCGATTTGCTTTTCTGTAATCTTCTTTTTAGTGTTTCTGTTGAGCATATCAACAGCATTTCTTAGCTTATCTTCAACATTAACACCTGATCTTGACTCGTCAATTAGCTTGGTGATCGCATCCGTAAATTCTTCTTTGGTCTTACCAGCACGTAACAATTCAACCTCTTTATTGAGGTCTTCAAGTTCTTTCGTACTGTAAACGTTGGTGGCTATATCCTTTGTGATGCTGGCAATCTTATCTTCGATTGAAAGTGCTGAATTCTCAAAGCTCTTAATTGTGCGTTCGAGTTCAATAATACCATCAAATCCATTACCCTTGGCGAAATTGTTGGCGCTGATGAGGTTTTGTCCCTTGAGTTGTGAAACGTTTGATACACCCATCATACCCAAGAAGTTATTCAGTGATCCTCTCATGCCGCCAGCAAAGCTTCTCTTGGAACCAGCATCGTTAAGTACTTCGCCATTCTGAAGTTGATTCATGACGCCGCCTTGCGAAGCAGCACGTACCATGAATGCTCTCATGCCCGGTGAGGTTCTTTCGTAAAGGTTTTGTTGTCCCATCAACCCCATCATGATTTCATTAGACTTATTTTCAGTACCCATCCTCTTGGCTTGCGCCGACAGGCCGATCAACGACTTTGTTCCTGCTTCGCTATACATGCCGAAGTTGAACATTTGCTTAGCTAAGGCTCTAGCATTCTGAGTTGCCTGTAAGAGACTTTCACCTGTAATGCCTGTCATTCGTCCAACTTGACGAATATTAGCAGTCAGGTTCATCGCAGCGGCATTGGATAGATCGAAGCCTTGTACCCATCCGCCAATTTCCTGCGTGGTAGCTGTAGCATCAGTACCGATCAGATGTGCCAATGACAAACCGGCTTTAACTGTGTTCTCTAATTGTTTTCCGCCCCGCATACCTTGGCGGGTCATAATCATTAGCTCTTTACGCCATCCCGCTGCGGTTTGTCCAGTTTCAGCGTAGATGTTTTCAATATCTAAGCCCAACTTATAAATGTCGGTGTAGAAGCCCTTTTGGGACTTTCGCATGTCTTCCGCATTGCCGGTAGCGTCAAACATGGCTTGATTGATGTCACGCAACCACTTAACGGACTCATCGGCCATTTGTCCGGGGTCTAGGTGAAAATCTACTTGTACTAGGTCTTTGACAGTTAATGTTTTGGCGACACTGCTCATTGCCGAACCAAAGCTGCGGAGTCTGTCCATCATTGTCGTCATGGAAGCATTGGCAGCGTAAGACATGTTTCTTACAAAGTCCCGTAATCGGTCTTCGTACTTGGCTGCTGCGTAATCTTTGGATTGTCCATCGGCCATCGCATCCAATTCAACACGAATCTTTTGTAGATCGTGAGCACGCTTTTGGAGGAAGTCTCTTTGTTCGGCATTCATTTTATGGAAGTTGGCTAAACCACGTTCCATAAGTGCAGCATCTTCTTTGTCAAAGTGAATTTTCGTTTCAAGATCGCCTAATATTTTTGCGAAGTCGCCTTTGAGCAATTTGAGTTTGGTACCGTAAGTACCAGCATGACCCTTCATCAATCGCATTTCATTTGTGATGTCATGCGCCGAATGGGAGATATTGGTCATGGTGCGTTCAACTCTTGCAGAACCTGCTTCGCCAATGCCAACTTCTCCAGAACTGCCACCACCATAACCACGACCGTTACTGAATCCACGAACCGTTGAACCTCTACTTCCGCCACTGCCCTTAGTTGCCAGAACAGATAGGATATTTTTTAGGGATTCATTAGCTTCACTCAATCCATCGTTAAACTTTTCAATTTGCTTGAGTTGTTCAATTGCCCTTTGTTGCTCTGGGGATTTGCCTTTGTTGTATGGTGTGGCTTTGCCTACCGGCCCTTTGAGTGAGTCGGCTAATGCTTTGGCAAGGTCAGCCGGTGACATTCCATCCGGCACATCAAAATTGCTCGACCGACCGTTTTCATCAGATATAGAAAAATTCGCCATACTTTACTGAGGTAATTCTGGTTGCTGCATGTTATTAGGGTTCATGCGAGCATCCGGCATTTCTTTATTCGTTCCAAATGCCGTATGATCTTGCGGTCGTACGTAATTTTGGTATTGTTTTGATACATCTTCGGCAGTTGGGTGCATCTTTTCCTGTAATTGCTTTTGCACCGATTGCCTTATAGCTTCCAGTTCGCTCGGTTTGAACGACCTAACTGTTCCTAATACTCCTAGTAGAAAATCACAATCAAGAACCTGAACGTCTTTTCTGCCTTCCCTCTTATAGCTACGATAAGCGTTAACTATGTATTTGTTGCCTTTGATTAACTGGTAATTAAAGTTTTTGCCGCAATACATCTGTACTAGCTGTTTAACATACCTAAATGTCAAATAATGTAGATTGAGACCAGATAACATTCCGTTCATTCCCATCCGTCCTACTAAACATAGGGGGGAAGGATCGTGTTTATAAAAATTGTATCGAAATACAATTAACGCTCCGGGTTGGATCGTTTTGTTTTGTATTTTTTTGAATATCGACTTTTTGAATTTGTCGGCGTTATTTTGGAGCTTTTGCTGTTGTTGCTCGCCAGATTGTTGATTGGCCTGTCGAGCATTTTGTTGATTATTGAGCAGGTCTTGAGCAGTAAGACCGGGCGAAGTTCCAATTGGGCCTTGCGGCGGTTGTGATGGTGGCATTTAACTCCATTATCCACGGTTACTTATTGAATTGCCGTAATCCTTACTTCCTGCACCGCCCGTACTGCCATTAATAACCGTACCCATTGAGTCAATAACTTTATCACCTTCATCATCAGATTGCTTCTTGGCGGAAATAACGAAAAAGTTAGAAACTTCTTCAACTAAATAGCGAATAAGATCGAGGCCGATTTTATCCGTATTTTGTTCACGGATCAAATCTTTATACATGCCAGTTACGTCCAACAGATACGCTAATCCAAAAGGCTCAGCGGCTTCTTTGTTCTGCGGACGAAAACTGACAATATCAGTACCACGTGTGTAAACTCTGATGCCGCCGAAAGTCAAACTTTCAATCAAGGGATCAAAGCCAATGGGTTTTTCAATGTAAATGTATGGATCTTGATGGTGATCGAGGTGGTCATGAACAGTAAAACCGGCACGTTCAAGAACTTTACTCAGTACTCTGAGGTTGTTCTTGTTTTCCCGATCTTTGCGTTCCATAAAGCCTGAAAATCTTCTCATGTCTTATTTACCTTCTTCGAGTATTATTCCATGAGGTATGGCTTTCTTTTGTGTTAGGTCGTAAGCACAAAACACAAATTCCCCTTCAATCACCAGTTCTAGTCCGTCAGCCATTTCTTTTTCTATCGTTACTTTGATTGTTATGGACTTTTCACCAACCTTGATTACTTTTCCCGTTACGATTAATAAATCCTTGACTTCGGCACTTTTGTGAAACTTGACATTATTGATTGCAATCGTTACAGCATCTTTGGCACCAACGGGTGAAGCAAAAAGAAACCTTCTTGTCGTAATGCCTGCACATCTATCCATTTCGGATAATAGTTTCCCTCCGAAAACCATTGGCGGATTGGCGTTACAATCTTGTGGAAATGCTACGAAAGACGTACTGTGTTCCATATGCGGTTTCGTATCAACTGAAACCGCATAGGTAGCAAGACTCAAACAGCAAATTAATGATAAGATAAACTTCTTCATTACACCACTTGTCGGAAGATGATTTCAAATAATCCCGGTACAGAACGTTGTAGCTGCAGGATTTCAGCAGGATTTCCACCGTAAGGCGTTTCCTTGAAGAAAATACCGCTCATGCCCGCCGTAGCAGTACGAATGGTATCCAAATCGGCCACGAGATACAGAATACTGTCCCGTCTTTGAATAAATGGCACTTCGTTTGTTTCTGGCCTTCCGTCATCGTCCACTTCACCGGTCTCTTTAACAAACATGATGTTGTAGTCGATCACTGGAATGATATTGCCGTCATCGCCGATCAGTACTTCCTTGTCTTCGCTTTCTTGGCCACGAACGACGATCTTGCCACTCTTGTAGGATTCCAAGAGGCTATTGCCCAAATCCCATCCGATTGAGTACACGGTACCATCGGTGTTAACCACATTGATCAAGAATGCTCTTTTGCGGAACATTTCGCCAATGGATTTGATAATGATCTTACGACGGAGTACTTGTTTTTCTTCTGGACTACCTTCTTGAAGGCTTTCTTGTTCATCTGGTTTCAAATATTGTTTTGGATCGCCTTGTACCAGCGACCAACGGCTGAGGTTGATTTCGCCGAATTGGGTTGCGAATCGGGTGCTGAAGTTAATGTTGAAGTCTTTGGCACTGTAGACCAAGTCTTTCATAACACCGCCGCCGCCGATTTGAACAGCCCCCATCAAAGCAGCCAACCATTTACGGTGGAGATCACTCTTCCATCCGAATGTACCAGCCATTTTGATGATGTTCTGATAAAGCAGTGGTTGTTCGTCTAATGCTTGACACAAGTGCTGCATCACTGTAGTGCCGGGGTTAATTCTATCCAAATCCTTTTTGATGTTATTTCGGATTTCAGTAGACGCTTTGAGGATATTGGAGTCTCTGCGGAACGAGAAGATTTGGAAGTTATCTTCTACAAATTTTCGTTGTGGTGATTCCAGACCGGGCATATCACGTACTGAATTGATGGAATTCATCATTTCGGTATTATCACACTTTTCTGCCATTTCCATGAAGTCGTGACGCCATTGTTCAAAATCCTTGTCATTTGATTTTGGTGTTTCAATGGTTTGTGGATCTTGCGTTACATCATCTTCTGGTTGCGCAGGTGCGGAGGGATCGCTACCGTCTTGTGGCGGATTTGCGGGTTGTTGTTGCGTAACGCTACCGCCTTGTCCCGGTGCGTTGGGATCGGATGCAGGGGCTTGCCCCGCTTGTCCCGTGGGAATTTCTGCTTCGTACCAAAAATGCCAATTGTTCTTGTTCATAGAGTCAATGCCTTGAATGTTTGCACAGCTGCTGCCGCTTGAAAATCGCCAGTAGATGTGGCTCCAATCCTAAAACTTCCCGTCGTGGATGTTAATTTATAATAAGTTCGCAACGAAACATCAAATTCGTCTACGTTACTTGAAGCGGTATTGATTGGAATATAATCTGCCGGAGCGATATAATCCTTGAAGTTTCCGCCGAATGCTATTACGCCATAAACTAATTCTGAATCAACTGCCGTTTCATTTGTCGGCCCGCTATTGATTTGAGCATTCATTTTATTGCTGCTTTTGAATGCTTGTTGGTCTACGCCGGTTACGTTAACTATCTGATCAGCCAATATTGCTCTTCTTTTGCATGGCGGGTGCTTGAATACCAGTGTTTGTGTACCATCAATTGGCGGAATACTATTTAAGAAGAACGCCGCTAAATGAAATCCTTTGCCGAATTTTACTTGAAATAGTTTGGTATATGTACGTCTTGCTGCGGGAGAGCCATCAGCGGATGCACCAGCGAAGTCGTACGCAGTAATTGGGCCGGGTTTTCCGGGGGCGTAAATGATAATACTAGCTATGACGCCAAAGGCTGGCCTTACCGACGTATCTGCCGCTCGCCTTTTGTGGGAGATGATTCCACTGCTCGAAAGTTCGTAATTCGTTTGTGTTTGATTGATAACACTCGTTTCCACCATTGGTGGAAAGTTCGTCAAAATCTGGATAGGATTTGTCGTACTGTTGGCCGGAACCGCTTTGTGGCGATTCATACGGTTCATTTTTCTATTCATTGTACTTTATTCTCCTTATCCAAGTTATTTAGTTCTCGGATGAGTTTTCCTTTGTCTGTGATGTGGATGTCATTGTGTTGGTGAGCAGTAACGCTCTTAATACCGTCTTTCATGAATACCTTCATCATCATTTCACCTAATCTGGCTTTTTTATCAATCAAATCAGAACGTAACTTGAAAAGGTTAACTAGAGCTTCTTTGCTGGCAGATGTGGCATCACCAGCGTTAAATACCATTTCTGCGAAGTTGTTGAGAGTTTCCGTAACTTCACTTTTTTCGGCTTCGATGTCTGCTGCAATTTGCTGACACATACCGACGATTTGTTCAGCTTTGATGAGTTCGCTTTTTGGATCGGCGGCTGGAACATTGATGTTCATAGCAACTTGTGGGAGCGAATTATTGTCTTGTGAGGGTTCCATAGCTTATATACGTTGATTGGTCACTCTTATGGTAGGCCGATTAATAGAAGTGAACAAAATTAGGATATATATTTGATATTCCAAGGAGGTATTATGGCAGATATTCAATCACAGTTACCGATTAAGATAACCGATAACACTAATACAGTAGCTATCGTAGGAACCGCCTTAAAGGTTGACGGCTCAGCGGTTACTCAGCCGGTAAGTGGTACCATTGCGGTATCAAACTTTCCATCAAGCAGCACAGTAGCCATTTCTAACTTCCCTGCTACTCAACCAGTAAGTGGTACCGTAGTAGTTTCTAACTTTCCAAGCTTCCCTACTACACAAGCAGTTAGTGGTACGATTGCTGTTTCTAACTTTCCAAGCTTTCCTACTACGCAAGCGGTTAGTGGGACTGTAGCAGTTTCTAACTTCCCTACAACTGTTGCTATTTCCAACTTCCCATCAAGTAGCACGGTAGCGATTTCAAACTTCCCATCAACCCAAGTAGTATCTGGTACGGTTGCCGTATCTGGTACTGTTGCGGTTACTACTGGCGAAGTGGCTTCTGGTGTTATTGTTAGCTCTGGTTCGGCATCGGCAGTGGTCAATGGTGCTGCAGGCGTTATTACATATACGCCCGCCAAAACTCTTTACCTTAAACAAATTCATGCCGCTGCTTCTGGTGCCCCATGTAAAGTGGTGATTGATTATGGTGATAGCAAAACGGTTATTGCGGTTGGATTTTTTAGTGCTGCTGATCCTAATTTTGATATAACTTTTGCTCAACCGATTCCACTTACTGTTCCGGTAAACGTAAGAATTACCAATAATGCTGGTGTTGCGCAAGACGTTTATGCGACGATTTTCGGACACGAAATTTAATTTATATTAACAATTAGATCAAGGACGGCAAAATGCCGTCCTTTTTCATTTATAAGATATGTCTGATGTTACGAAACTACAATCTGCCGAACCGGTATTGATTACAGATGGTACTATTTTTGCCGATGTTATGACTTCTGATCCTACGGGAAATGAAGCTGGACTTGTTGTTAGAGATGTTAATAATGGCGTAGTTATTTTTGGCGACACTAGTACTTATGCCGCAGCTACCGTTTATGCCAATCTGTCACTATCGGTCAATTCCACAATGAGTTTGGCTTATTTGTGGCATCCTTCTTCGTTGAATAAAACTTATAATCTACAAAAGGTTGTTGTTAACACGGATTCTGGCGGCGGCAGTACCAGAATGGCTGTGAGATTAACAAGAATTACTGCCGAAAATAATACGCCGGGTGGCTCTACGCTGGTGCCTTTGGCTTTAAATTCCGCTTCGCCTGCTTCTGGTGCTACTGTTAGAATTAGTGCCAATGCCCCAACGAGAGCAGCTACAGATATTTGTACCAGTACATTTATTGGCAACACAACATCAAGTGTTATTTTTGATTTTCCCATTGATGTTTCCGGCCCTGTTTGTCGAGCCGGTGTTGCCGAAGGATGGGAATTGCGGCTTGAAATTGCGACGCCACTATTGAGTGGTTTGAGAATGGGTGTTCAATTTTTATGGACGGAGGCATAAATGGGTGGCCAGTATTATAGTCCCGGCAATGTTGTTGTTCAGATTTCCGGTACGACATCTTTGATGTGTAATGTGAATTCCGTAGCGGCTAATTCTTCGGAAACGCTTTTGGTGCCTGCCAATGCGTCACGTAAGGGCGTGATTATTTATAATCAGTCATTGTTTAAATTAAACATTAAGTTTGGCAATGGCGTAACGAATGAATCGTTTACTGCTTTGCTTTTGCCTAGTTCAACCTATGAGATGCCGACGACTGTTTTTGTTGGTGATATTTATGGAATTTGGGAAGACGCTCAAGGAAACGCTCAGATAACGGAGCTCATTTAATGCCATTTACCAACATATCTTCCAATGTCACGTTTTCTATTGATAATACTACGTTTCAACCATTGTTGGCCAATGAAATTTTTGTGGGCAAATGGGAAGATGTTTCTCAGTCTGCCATTTTGTATACTCTATGGCGAACCAATGTAGGCGGTTTGCTTAATTATCAATTTTCTACTGACGGTATTGACATTGATAGATCGTTTCCAGTTCCTACTTTGGATTTGAGTGATGGTAATTATACTTCATCAGGGCCACGGGGTAGATATTTTAGAATTCAATACATTAACGGAGTCGAAGATCAAGAGTATTTCAGGCTTCAAACGACGTACTCTACATCAGTTATAGATGGTGGTAGAACGTCTATTGCCTCCGGTGTTTCGGCCAAAACCGTTTCAGAAGCGACAAGGGCGGTCAATTTTGGTATTACTGATGATGGTGCCTATGCACCCATAAAAGTTTCCGACGGTGGAGCTATCGTTACGTGTTCTACTCCTTTATCACCAAATTGTCAAACTAATGAATTAATTACCAGTAGCTCTGATGCGGATCAGGTCATTGTAAGCTATACGCCATCCAAATCTTTTGTCTTATCTGGCTGGAGTAGTTACGTTTGGTCAGAGATGACTTCTTATAGCATGGTTTTTGGCAAAGTTTCTTTAGAGAGTCCTGCAGGTACCAAACTATATACATCACAATTAACGAGTATGGGCCTTGGCAAAGACATCGTTATATTGGGGCAATCGATCACATTGCCCGCAAATCAAACTATTAGATTGGTTTGTTCACCCTCGTCGCCTGTCAATTCCCAGACATGGCAGGGTAATTTGATAGGTCTTTCTCAATAATTGTAGCCTATTACTAACGGAAGTATATGAAAGCAACAGATGCAAATGGTCTATTGACACAGATCGAAGGATGCACTATATCCATTCCGGGGGCTGGTACATTAATTCCAAGAATCTTACCGGAGATCAGCGACTCTAAATCCGCATCTTATACTGATGAAGTGGTTATAGGTCGTTCTTTTCCAATTAAAACTTTCTCTCATGCTGATAATCGTGTTTTTTCAGTACGTTGGCATTTCTTAATTATTAATGCTCAAACTCGTACAGAGGCAGTCAATGGATTGAAGGCTATTCAAAGTTGTGTTTATCCATACGACCAATCGGCCAATGGTTCAACGCCATATGCCCCGCCTGCGATTTGTAAATTGTCCTGTAAGAGACTTTTTGCTACTGGTAAAGATGAGGCGATTTGCGCCGTACTAAGACGTTATGCTGTGTCTTATCCTACCGAAGTGGGATGGGACGAAGAAACTTATCTCCCTTATAAGTTTTCAGTTGAGATGGAATGGGAAGCCGTTTTCGCAAGTACCAATCTCCCCGGCAGAGATAAAATCATAAGTTAACATATGGCAAACTCAATAGAACCAGCGGAGCAAAAAGCAAGTCAATTCGTATCGAATTCAAGTCGTTACCTGAATTCCGAAGTGGTTTATTGGAGCGATAAGCGAATTTTGACATTCAAGACTTACAAGAGAAGTCCAGTAACGAAAACTTCAAATGATAAGTTTTTGATTATCAATGCAGGATTACAATATCGTCCTGATAGGATTGCCCAGAAAGCTTACGGCAAACAATTAATTGGTTATTGGTGGAAAATCATGGAAGCCAATAACATCACCGATGTATTCGATCTCAAAATCGGTACAGTTTTGAGGGTACCTTCTATAGTATGAGCGATTGCTTTTTGACGGGTTTGTGTGGGCAAAAGAAGCAGAATGGCGTTGTCCACACTGCCCTCAAGCAGCCCGTACTGGCACCTTTCGTTATAGTTAAGGTAACCGATGGAAACTCTGGCCCAACAGCCGTAGCAATCCTTCGTGAGTACGTAGACACGGTTTTGGGCATTCAAACAACTATTAGCGTAGGCAATAAGTCCAGACCGGCGGTAGTCAAATCGTTTCATTATGGTTCAGCGAATGGTGCTGGCTGTGATATTGAAATTGTGGATGAGGAAGCGGGATCGTTTGCCACTATTTTTGAAAAGTTGAACCGTGGTGGTACATCAGCAGGTACATTTTTATCTGTAAGATTCGGTTGGATTGCAAACGATTGTGATGGAAGTATAGTAGGGCCGGGGCCAGCACCTAAAGAAGTTAACCCATTATCACAAGAAGCCGGTTTGAGTAGTCCGGAACTCTTGTTTTTGATTGAAAAAGTAACCCTCAGTTATTCGGGTGGCTTGGTCAAATACACTATTAACTGTATCGATATGTTACAGGATTTACAACAATCGGCAGTGAAGGGTGTTTTTGGTACTGATGAAAAGCCGATGCATTTGACTGATGCGATTTCACAGTTATTTCAAGACCGTGATTTGAAGGTAGAATTCAAGAAATTCACCAGCCCGACAACTTCAGTTCCTTTTACATTTGATTCTAAAAATGATCCTAATCCGGATGTTAAGACTAAAGGGCCGATTCGCAAATGGGAAGGTAAAAATCGTAGGGTTTTGGAATGTATTATGGAGTGGTGTCGTACTGTATTGTGTGATGATGGGAAATCGGGAAAAGGTATTAAGCTTTTCTACGAACCAACCAAACCAGCACGCCTGATATGTATGTGTGATATTCCTGATCACTTACAAGCTGTAACGTCGTATGCCAAATACAGTATTGGTACTTATGTGGTTGGTGGCGGCAACTGTAGCCCTGTAATTCGCTTTCAGCCGAGTATTCAGTGGGCAGGTGGACAAACTGCTTATAGCGTTGGTGGAACGGCAGGTGGTGCACAAGCTAAGATCATGGTGGCTAAAGGGCCAGCCGATGGAATTAATGATAAGCAGTCTCAACCTCAGTTGTATGGTAAGGGTACTGACAATATGTCGTTGGGTAATATCCTTTCTATTGTTATGCAGGAAGGTGAAGTGGCTACAAGAATCAACGCTGCGATGCGTTATTCTTATAATTGTACTTATATGAACAATCTCGCCAATATCGTATTTGGTGGCGGTATTACGGCGGAATTGACGATTCAAGGCAACCCGAATATGAGTATGCCTTTATTCTTGTTGAATCGTTTCGTCAATGTGATTGTTATCAATCCATTCACAATTAAAGATAATTGCCGTTGGAGTACTGGTATAGAAACGTGCAATTCTGTTCTTTCTAATGAGAGTTGGATGATTGAAGGTGTCTCTCATAGTATTCAGCCCGGCTCTTTCACTACAACCTTCAAATTAAGAATGTTAACACCGGGACAAGATCTTTCAGTTAAAGCACCAGATGGTGGATCAAAATAAATGATAAAAGAACTAGAAAAAAGAATAGCACAGCTCGAAGCCTATTTACAGGATTCGACATTTGATACACGTAAAGTTGTACGTTCGGAATTGGTTCAAAACCACCGAATGGAATATGCTGCTTCGGCAACACCGAGTTTGTTCAGCGCTTTGTGTGTGAGTACGCTTGATCCACAAGCTGAAGGCCGAGTACAATACTTCACGCCTTTCTTCACGGCACCGGGAACGCCGATTGGCGGTTTACCTTGGGCTTATCCAGTTTCACCGTTTGGCGGCTTTGATGATTGCGGCGTAACGTGGGTGCCGCCTGCGGGTAGCAAGTTGGCTTTACTCTGTGAAAATGGTGATAAAAACCAAGCATATTACATTGGAACTTTTTATACTCGTACCCGTGGCAAGGCTTCTGCCAACAACTCAGACGATAATCAACTTCCAACAAACGAAGATGAAAGTCGTCATGATCTTTGGTCTTACGTGGTGCCGGAATATGATAAACTCTATGAAGGTACTCGTAATGGCTATTTGTTGGGTTCCAATGAAGGCGATCAAGTTAAGATGCCTTGGAATACCGATAATCATCAAATGAAGGATTGGGATACCAAAACAGACTTTGACAGTGATACTAATGCGAAAGAGTTGGCAACATATCCTCACCAGTACGGTTTTAAGACACCGGGTAAGCACTATTACAAGCAGGTTGACGGTGATGCCAATTGTAACCACCGATGGAGCCGTGTAGAAATCGCAAGTGGTCGGACAAACATTTTTATGATGAAGGATGACCATTTACATCCTGCTGGCCAATGGGGATTTACGGCTGCAGGTTCTGATAGCCCTTGTAACGGCGATGGCGAAGATACTGATTGTGATACAGTTAAGGCCAATGATACCGAAGAGCCGTTCGCCAACAAGTTTTATAAGCGTCAAGAGGAAATGAGATTTTATCAGGCATCCGAAGCGTTGGCCCAATATCAGAACCCGAAATGTGAACTTCCTCAGAGTGGTATTCAAATTCAGTCGGTTGGTGGTGGGCAATTTGTTATTGATGATAGCGTAGATCAACCGCAAGGCGAACCAACTTGGAACAGGGATTACGATTTCGGCTGTACTGATATGACCAAAGCGAAGATGTTTCTTCGTTCGCAAACTGGTCACGTTTTTGAGATGAATGATGAAGAATCGGATACTTTGATTCGTGGTGAAAAGAACGGCATTAGAATTGAAACTGCTTTGGGTAACCGGTTGCAGTTTTATGATCACACGATTGGAAAAACAAGTGATCCTGAAATGGCTGGTGATTTGCGTGGTATTGTGATGGAAAGTACGTCAAAGCATCGCTTGGAATTCCACGATCAGGGAAATAAACAAGTTGGATTGCCGAGACAAGAAGGTGGTGAACCACAAGCGAAAGCGGATCAAGCATATGTACTTTTGCGGTCTGGTTACGGTTTACAATTGATGATGATGGATTCCAGTAGTCAAGAAGAAACACAAACACAGCGAATTGAATTGTTGGCTCCACAATACGACAATAAAGAGCGTGGACATCACACCTTGATTTTTCAAGAAGCTGCTGAAGGGCCGGGATTGGTATTCTTGCGTGCTGGTGGTAACTTGGTAGTTAACTCTTATGATGATTATGAAGAGGCGGTTGGTACGGAAGATAAGGAATCGCCAAGCAATAAATCAGTTCAGATTACTGGCAAGCATATTGTTAACAGTGGCGATTACTATTTCAATCATAATAAGTTGACGATGTTCCATAGCGAAAGTTATATCTATTTGTTGGCAGGGCGTGATTGTCCACCGCCGGATGATACGACGGGAAGCAATATATTATCTGGTTCGTTAGAGAATGTACAGATAGCTGCTGAGTCGGCTGCGAGAGGTGTTCCTAATCAATTGCCTTTGAATAAGGTTCCTTGTGTTCACCCTGTAGTGGTTGGCAAAGATCCATTTGTTTGTCCTTATACGCAGTTCGTTCACTTTGGTGTCATGGCTGATCCAAATGATCCGACGCACAAAAAACTATTATATAACAGCTTAAGTGATCGTGTATTTGCATCGGCTTCGGAGGACAATCATCAATGAATTGGAAAAAATATTCTGACTTAACACAAGAAGAAATTGAAGAGCGTCGTGCTTATCAGCGAAAATGGTATCTTAAAAATAAAGAAAAATTCGTTGTGTATGAAAAAAATTATGTTCATCGACTTCGGACACGACAACCAGAAGTTTTGCGAAAGCGAACAAAACATAAGAGGTTGAAACATGTTTACAAAATTAGTTTAGCAGATTATGAAGTGATATTAAAAAATCAAAATTACTTATGTCCGATTTGTAATGTTAAATTAGATCAAGAAATTTCACAAATAGATGTCGATCATTGTCATGCTAGTGGCAAGATCAGAGGTATTTTGCATAATAAATGTAATCGTTTATTGTCTTGTTGTAAAGATGATGTAAAAATTCTCAAAAGTGCAATTGCGTACTTAGAAAGAAAACATGACTAATACATTTCGTGGATTTTCTTATCCAATACAGAAATCAGCCGGTGGATACTTTTCAAGAAGTAGTGGTGTAGATCAAATCAAAGCAGATTTGTTGATTTTGTTATTAACTAGTCCGGGCGAGAGGATTATGTTGCCAGATTTTGGTACCCCGCTCAAAGATTTGATTTTTGATCCTAATGATGCATTGATAGTGGATAGAGCAAAGGACATGATCGCATCTTCGATTGATCAATGGGAACCCAGAGTAACTGTAGATCAGATTGAGGTTACTGTGGGTGGGGATAGAGCTATTCTTTCTCCTTACGATGATTTGGCGCAAAGCGACGCTATTTTAACAATTCGTATCCAGTTTAGAAGTGAAGATAATATCGCAGAGTTTCAGGATTTAGTATTAGAAGTTCCTCTGCCATCTGGAAGTTAACTTATGAGTGACAATTGTATTTCTCTGAATCCGCTAACGCAATCGAACACTTCGGCACCAACTGTACTGCCAAGCGTTAATTATACTAATCAAGATTTTGATTCGCTCAAAACCAGATTGGCATTGTATGTTGAGCAACGGTTCCCCAATGATTTTACGGACTTTTTTGAAGCTGATCTTGGCGTAATGTTATTGGAGAGTTGGGCGTTTTGTGCTGATATGCTATCATTCAAAATGGATCAAATTGCTAATGAGCTGTTTATTGATACTGTATCAGAAATTGAAAATGCGTTTCGTATAGCTAATCAAGTTGGATTTCAACCTACACCTCCATTGGCAGCTAGGGCTTTATTTTCCTTCACGATCAATTCTTTGCTTTCTACCGACATGGTAATTCCTGCGGGGTTTAGTGTGTCTACGGGCAGTGCTAATGGTACGATTAATTATGAATTGTTTCCTGCTGATCCATTGAACAATCCTTTATACGATCAAGATATTATCATTCCTGCAGGTTCGTTAACCAATACTGCTATTATTGGCCTAGAAGGTCAAACTCTCAGTGATCAGTTTAACAGTACAGGTGAAACCAATCAGGCTTATGTGACTTTACAATCGCCTGTTCTTTTTGATTCTGTGCGTGTTGATGTTGACGGTACTCGTTGGACGCAGGTTGACTTTTTCACCGATGGCCAACCTAGACAGGAATATCGTGTTTCTTTTGATTCGTCTTATAATGTGACGATTCAATTTGGAGATGGTGTAGGGGGTGCGATTCCAAGTCAAGGATCGCAAATTGGTATTACCTACAGAGTTGGAGGCGGAAGTCGTGGTAATATCGTCAGTGGTGCGATTGTAGTTCAATCTGGTTTTATTGTTCCGGGTTTCGGTGTAACGGTACCTATTACCATTACGAATTACACCCGTGGGGAATTCGGTTATGACGGGGATGGTATTGAGGAAATTAGACGGAAATTGCCTGCTTACAACAAAGTACAGGATCGTGCGGTAACTGGTGAGGATTATAAAATTTTAGCGGAATTGTTTGTGACAGCAACCAATGGACAAATCGGAAAAGCCACAGCGGTATTGAGGAATAGTGGTTGTGCTGGTAACGTTATTGACCTTTACGTCTTGTCTTTAGATGGAACCGATGGTTTGATGATTTCAAACGATTTGATGAAAGTAGAATTGGGCAATTACTTTGAAGAAAAGAAGATGATTTCCGATTATCTTTGTATCAAAGATGGTGTTGTGAAGTACGTGGATACTGTGATTGACTTAAATGTTAATAAGTTTTACAGAAAATTTTCCGAAGAAATTCGTCAGAAAGTCATTCAGAGGATTAATTTGTTTTTCTCTTTGAACAATTGGGAATATGGCAAGCCGTTGAGGGGTGTTGAAATCAGTCAATCGTTAGCTGACATCAAGGAAATTAGCAGCATCAATTTGACGTTTACGACTTCCGATATAGATCAAGTGGGCGATACGGTTTCGGCTGCTTACTATGAAATTATACGACCCGATTCGACTAATATCGTTTTGACATTTGAGTAAAATATGGGACTAATAGCTTATAACCAAAACCCGACAGTAAGAGATACGATTTTGTTCGATCTCTATACAACCGACGAATCAGGCAATCAATCTGATCCGTATAAGGTTGATCGGGTCACTATTTTCTTTGTTGAACGCAATTACGTCACAGATCAGTACTATCAAATCACTCAATTCGTAGCTGGTAGCAATACGCAGTTCACTTATAGCGATGCCATTCCCTTCAAGGTTTATGGCAGCGATGATTATCCCGCTTGGCTATCTTCTGATACTCCTAATGCCGTTATAGAAAGAATTCCTTACGACGTTGATGGAATGCCGGAAGTAGGGCACTTTCAACTTCAATGGACGCCAGAACTTGCCCGTGAAGGTGATTATTTCCTTTGTTATGCTTGGACACCTGTACCTGCTGGCAACACCCTCAGTAAATCTTTCTACTTTTTCTTGACTGCCGATAGTCATCCTGCTGCACCACCTAGACACTTAACTAAACCCGGCAAGTACGAAGTCCTTTTGGATCGCTATCTGCCAGAGATGTTCAAACTTCAGTTGGGGCAAGGAGATTTGACGCCTGATGTCTTGGCTAGATTTAGTTCGGCTGTAGCTAAAGGATTTACGGATTTAGAGGATTTGGCCAATCAACTGATTGATTTACAAGATGCTAATGTTGTTAAAGATACCTTACTGCCTTATATAGCCAATTTCTTTAGATGGAAGTTAAGATCCAATGATAGTATTTTGTGGCGTCGGCAGTGTCGGCGTGCAATTCCACTTTACAAGAAAAAAGGTACGATTGGCGGACTTCGTGAAGCATTAGATCAATGTGGTATTCAATTCAAAAAACTGACTCATTATTGGCAAGTGGCGAGTAAAGCGACATGGCAAGAAGGTATTGTTTATACGGGCGACTGTACGTTACAATTAGCTAAGCGTGCGAAGTTGCCGGAAGATAGCTATAATTTTGTCGTTTCATATAGACGACAGAGTTCTGCTAATTACGTTGAGGTTTCATCGGCCAATTATGTATTCGTTGACCACTCGACGGCTACTGATGATTGTCCTACAAGCAATGAGTATTACACGACATTGGTATTAGATTCGGATATTTGCGATCTGTTGGAAGTTGGCGATATTGTTAAAGTACTGTATAAGGTTGCCGAACCCGAAGACCAAAATATTGAGACTTATATTCAGTCGCTTCCGTTGTCGGATAATAGAGATGAGATGACGGTAACTTATCCGGTGAAAAACTGGAATGTTAGATTGATTGCCGAAGATGATGCTTTGATTGATGTGGTTTGTCCGGCTAAACACGCCTTTCAATACCCTGTTATTTGGGGTAAGCGACGAACTGAGTTTCCGTACTCGGAAAACATTTACAATATGGATGAGTATAACGGTTCAACCAGTGACTCGGAAGAACCTTGCCATATCGATGCGTCTTTTTATGATATTTGTTCAGGATGCCGTAGTAGTCAAGTGTCGTTGGATGTTTTGATTGAGAAAATGTCAAATGATCGAATTCAGGAAGCCGAAGAAGTCATTAAGGACTTTTTGCCATTCCATAGTCCTCTCCATACGATTAACTATGTTGGATTGGTAGACGAACTTATTCCACCACCAGAAGAATTAATTGAATGTTTGATTCATTGTGATCTTTACGATAATGTGATTGTTTCACAATTTGATTTCAACAGAATTATTGAAGATGGATTGTCGGATGCTGATGAACTAAAACGGAATATGTTAGCTAACACTTCAACGGTAGCTACTGGTTCTGACGGGAACGGTTTTAACCTAAGAGTGATGTTGAGTGCACCCGGTTATGATTTTGATGATTTGGGTATTGGAACGACGAACCTTTTAGAAATCCAAGCAGGGCCACATCTTGGTGAATATTCCTTAGCTGCTGGCGGTGAAGTTATTGGTTTGACAGATTTTCCATTGAGTAGTTCTGGATTTGGTTTCCGATTTTCGAATCAGCTATTCACCGAATCCGGGGCGAGCATCTATCAGGAAAACCAATCAACGTTTACTGCTACTGAAATATTGTTGGATTATCCGATAGTGGATGGCGGCACGTGGTCTATTCGGGTTAACGCTGGCATATATGCCGGAACTTATCCTATCAGCATCGTACAGTCAAACAATAGCCTTATGATTAGTGGGTGGACGGCTGGATTTGTAACAGGTTTGAATTATGATCTTTTGACGCCGGGTAGTATGGTAGCTGAAAGTGGAACTGCTGGCCAAGTGGATGTTAGATTTGTTGGACGATTAGTTACGAGTCCGATTGTTAATGAATGGAATGTCAAGCAAGATGATTACATCAAGATTGGCTCTAACCAGTACAGCATTATTTCCGCTGTTTCGGGTGGGGCGACTGATAATTTATACTTGGATGGCTGGAGCGGTGGTAATGTTGTTGGTAGCGTTAACTATCAAGCACTCAAGAGAGTGGTCAATACTGGTTACGGAACATTAGCATTCAATGGAATGAAGTTGACTACGACGATCAATTACGAATCGACTTTGGGAATTCAGAATGGTGCCAATCCGCCAATGAATGTTGTTGAAAGCAGCGACTTCAAGGAAAATTATTTGGTAGTTATTGACTCTGTTTACTATCAAATGTCCAACATTGATGGTAATGATATTTATTTGTTTGGGCCAGTGATCGATTGGGGTTTGGCGGGAACTACTGGTATTAGTTATTCTCTTATCAATTTCACGAAAATTCCAGTAACAACGCAAGATGGTACTGATTTCCAATTGATTGATCGTCGCACAGATGGTGTGATTGAAGTAAATCAGGCTCATGATCCTATTCCTGTCTCTTTCCGTATGCAGATGTTAAATCGTTTGAATAATGGTGAAGCCGTGGATGAGGTTGTTCATGCCAAAGAAGTGATTTGGTGTACTGTGGAGAGACGATGAGATACTTTGGGGGCAAAGCACGTATCGCTAAAAAGATAGCCAACTTCCTCAACGGTGTTAGAAAAGATCGTCAGGTTTATGTTGAGCCATTTGTGGGTAGCGCCAATGTTCTCTGTCTTATGGACGGAGAGCGTTTAGCTTTAGATTTTCATCCCGATTTGATTATGTTGCTCAAAGAAGTTCAGGCAGGGACATTTGATTATCCGGCAGTGGTTACAGAACAACAATATTCTGAATTGAAGCATTCGCAACCGAGTGCTTTGAGGGCGTTTGTTGGGTTTGGTTGTAGTTATGCGGGAAAATGGTTTGGTGGTTACGCTAGAGATGGCGATAGGAATTTTTGCGGGAATGCTGCGTCTGCGTTAAAGAAAAAGGCAGCTCAACTTCAGGATGTTAATTTTATTTATTCTGATTATAGAGACATACAGGATTTGCCTGATGGTTCGCTGATTTATTGCGATCCCCCCTATCTTAATCACACGCAGATACACGGACAAAAATTTGATACTGAAGAATTTTGGGATGTAGTGCGTGGTTGGTCTGGCAAGCATGATGTTTATGTTTCAGAATATGTTGCCCCGCCAGATTTTGTCAGTGTGTTAAACATACCAACAAAAACCGACATTTTGGGTAGTGGCGGGCAATATCAAAGAATAGAACGATTGTTTATAAATAGAGATAATACAGGAGTGGCATAGAATATGACTCAAGAGATCATCAAAGAAGATACAGAGATTGGTTCATACGGCAAAATATTTTTGACCGTTCAAAACCTAGACGGTACCATTGCCAAAACTGTCGTTAAGAATAAGGTTCTTTTGTCGGGCAGAAACGCCTTGGCTAGAACGCTTGCCAACGATTATACAGGCCCATTTCAGTTTTACGTTGCCCGTGTTTTGTTCGGCAACAGCGGTACGTTAGGCGGAAGCCCAAGATTGGTAGACGATAACCGCACTGGATTGTTTGGCCCTACGACTTTGACTAAGCCCGTGATTGCGTCTATTGACGACGATTTCCCACAACAGGTTACTTTCACGACAACCGTAACGTTCTCAGAACTTGTGGGCGATACGATCAATGAAATGGCTCTTGAATTGGCCAATGGCGACTTGTTCAGTATGGCAACTTTTGGTGATACTTCCAAGACTTCAAGTATGCAGCTTGTTTATAATTGGAAGTTAACTTGGGTGTAAGCCGTATTTTTGCAAGAGCGGTCTGAATGTTTTGGGGTTAACTTCCTCGATGGTTTCTGACCAGTCGGGATCATTGACGATACGACTCAGTATTGTTTTTGTATTTTCGGGTGTGGATAAATTCGTTGTGACGTATTGAACGGGTAACTTGATACCCTTGATAACGCCGCCACGGTCTGAAATTCCTTGTACAATCGGTTGCCCTGAGTCGCTAATTTGTGCCACGTAAATATTGAACCCGTCAGTTGTTTGAACTACATTTCCCAGAGACACTTGGGAAAGTTTTCTGACATGTCGTACTAACTCTCTATTGGCTTTGATCGTTTTCAATTTACTTTGGACGGTGCGGCCTGCTTGCCACCTTTGGAAATACGTCGCTTGTTTTTGTCTCGGATCAAATTGCAGTGACCGGATATAGGCTTTCTTAACACACTCTTTGTCTGACACTTTAACGAAATCCCGTTTAAGAAATTTATCAAAGAATCTGTTGTAAATTGTAGCCATTCCCGGTTCAGACGGTCGGAATATCAATCCATTAACTTCGTGCGTGTCCATCAGTTTTTTGATGACCAATAAAAGCTTAGTATAGACGCTAGAGGCTGTCATTCCCGCCTTGCCTGTTGTTGCAAAATCATTAGCACCTGAAAACTCTATCTCATAGCAGTGGGGAATTGGTTCGTTTGCGTATTTGATTTCTTTTCTTGCCAAGCTGACTTCAAAATCATCACCTTGATGATTGAACTTTGATTTAAATCCGCCATTTTCTTTTTCCCACTCTGCTCTTTTTTCTTCTACGCAATTTTGAATAGCTTCGTAACGTGCGTTGGATTCTTCATCTTCTGCTTTGTATCGCTTGGGCTTCATTTCCTTTTCCCATGCGTCCGAAGCAACTTTATACTGTTGTTCAACTTCGGCTTTTTCTTGCTTCCACGACTCTAAATCTTTTATGTAATCTTCGTCTTTTTCCCAATTTTCGTAATCGTGTTTGTCTGGTGGTGGGTTGTCATGTCGCCATTCGCTAGGTGATTCTGTTGTAAATGAAGGATCATCCTCTGGCACATCATAAACCTCGGCATTTCTATAATCATTAAAACGAAGTTCGTGATCACAATTCGCTTCGGCTTCATTTTCATCAAAATCATCATCACTTAATGGTTCTAGCTTAACGTCATCCGTTGAAGTGTTGCGAATGTCGGCCATTTCCAACATATCGTCGTTTTTCACAAGCCATACTTTGAAATTCATGCGATATTTAGTTCGTGAGCTATTATTATATGATATGGCAAAAGAATTAGAACCTTGGCAGAAGTTACAAAACACTTGGGTGGCAGAAGCCCAAATTGACAAATGGAAAGCATCTGGTCATTTGAAAGATAATGCTGACCAGCACATTGAAACATGTACTGCCTTGATGATGGTCAATCAGAGTTTATTGAATTCTCAATTGCCACATCAGGGAAATTCATCATTCATAGATGTGATTGCCAAGTCTTATCCGAACTTATTGGCTTTCAAATTGGTTTCTGTTCAGCCGAAACTTGGTCCAAATTCAAATTTATTTTCGTTTGATCAAGAAGAAGCATGTGTTGCGGTAACACGAAAATTCAAGGGTTTGAGAGATCCAAGTAATATTGATTTGTTGGCAGAAGATATAAGAAATGATATTGATCGTGAAATATTGACCGATCTAGTTAATAATTGTGCCACAATCAAAACCAACCAATCGGATCTAACTGCCGAGCAACTTTGGCGGGACATGGGTCAAATCAATTACGAAGTTTCATATAAAATTTCAAATGAAAATAATTGGCGGTTTCCAAATTGGATCGTAGTACATCCAATCATCTACAATCGATTTACCAATATTTTTCAAACTTATAGGTTCAGATATAAGGTTCACGTTACTGAGTCCATTAGATGGAATGCGATCTTGTTTGGCTATAAGGGTGAGAGATATACGGATTCTAGTTATATTTGGGCACCTTATATTCCTTTGAATGTTGTTCAACCTATTGGTGATTCGCTTTTTGGGCCTGCTCATATTATGCGTTACGGGAAAAAACTTATGCGAGAAGGTAATAGGTTTTTTGGAAAAATTGAACTTATCGAAAAAGCCGATGAGACGGTAAATAAAGGATAATGCCAAATTTAGAATTAATTCCAGTTCCTATTTTTCAGCCGATGACGCCATACCACCATTTGGCCGATCAGATACCGATTGACGCTTTGGTGACTCGGATCAATATGGTTAATGGGCAGGTTGAAAATGATTCTCAAATTTTGCGTGACTCAATCGGAAGTGCTGGTACGCTGTCAAATCGATTGAATAAATCTTTGGAAGACGACGGCAGTATTAAGAGTGTGGCGATTGATAACGCTCTTCATAAGATTTCAGAACACTTGGACAGTGATGGCTTCGTTAGAATGACCACCGGTGAACGATCTAAGTTAAGTTTGATTGATAGTGGTGCGACAAATTTTGGTTTAAGTTTTACAACAATCAGTGGTATTCTGGGTTTTGATTACGGCAACTTAAATATTAAGGGTTCTGATACGGTTACTTGGCGGTATCAGGGCGGTTATATGTATGCTGATAATGCTTTTCCGGCATCGGTTAGACATACACATTATTATGGAATTAATCCTGTTCCAGTAAATTTAATGTCACCTGACTATAAGAATTATAAGACCACCAGCATTTCCACGCCTTACCAGACTGGATCGTTGAGGGTTTATCTTAATGGCATCCGACTCAGCCAAAATGCTTCTGTAGATGTTCCAATTTATAACGGTACTGATTATGTGCCGACGACATACTCTTTCACAGAGGGTGTTGATGATGATGGAATTGTTACTGATGGTACATTCGTTCTTTCGGACGCTATTACACTTTCCGATGTTTTAGTCATAGATTTTGACGTTCTTTATTCCTAATGATAAAAATTACAGACTCTCTTGGGATCGTTATCCTGAATCCTGAGAGCGATCCGTCTTCCGTGAAAATTACGGTGAGAACGGCTAAGGATTTTTTCCCACAAGCAAACCTTAAGTGTGTTGTCGGCAGTAAAAATGCCGAATTGCCGGAAATCAAGAAACACTGCCCCATTGTTATAGGGGGTAAAACGATCACTTCGCTCTTGGATGTGGGTGTGCGGTCTATTCAGCAAAAATGGTGTTTGTTCGTAACGAGTGGCACTTTTTTGCGATTGAATACTTTAAAGAAACACGAATATTTCTGTACTTCCGAGACGGATATTTTGTTTCCGGTAGTTGACAGAAAGTGGACGTTTGACGAAGCAACACTTAACGGATTGTTGTTGCCGACACAAGTGGTAAAAGATATTGATCCAATGGGTGATTCTATCGCTGATATTAAGATTGCCAAACTTTTGTGGGCAAATAAGGCGATTGAAATGGGCTATCAATTCAAAGCAATCGTAGGCGCAAGACTAATTTAACTTTATGAATCCAGAAATTGAAAAATTGGCCTCAATGGCTGAGCGAAACGAAACCTCGCTGTTTCAAATCACCTATTTTCTTATAGGTCAAGAGCCAACCGATCAGGCAAAATTACATAAGTGCATTACTGAAATGTCTGGTCGTGTAAGATCAATCAAAGCTTTGAATACGGAATTGGCAGAAATTACCGACACCGTGGAATTGTTAACTCTTGAATTGGCAAAATTGCCATCGGATACCAAAGAGTCGGTTATCAAAAAGCGTATGTTGAATCGCAAAATTCAAAATCATGTAGATCAAGCGGAAAAGCTCGAAGCTAAAAGAAGTGGGTGGGAAAAAGAGTTAGAATATCTTCATCAGATTTACAAGGCAATCGCTGCGTATGTACCACTAAAGCCTTGGGGATCATACGATGTTCAGTTGGAATATTGGGATGCCAAGTTCCGTCATGAAATTGCTATTCGGGATTTATCTGGTTTGTCCATTGATATCGAGACAGTTAAGGCTATTAATGCTTTGCCTGAAAATGCCCCTCTCCGAAAAGAACTTATGGCATCTTCTCAACAAGCAATTTCCGCCAAGGAAGATAGATAAAGCATAATGGCTAACGTTTTTGTAGATAGAATTGCTTCCACAGACCTCGGTTATAAAACGGGTGATTTAAGTATTTATCCCGTGGCAAAGGATGATAGCCAACAATTGTTCGTTGTTGCTAACAATGCTATTACAACCACTTCTCAAAGTGCGAGTTACGGAAGTCCTTATTTCCTTGTAGAGTCTACTGAAGGATTTCCGGCACAAGGTATTATTTGTGTTGGTACCGAATCTGTTTATTATGATCAGAAAACAGATAATTCATTTCGTCGGCTTAAAAGAGGCTTTGCTGGTAGTAGACAAGATCAATGGCCCATTGGAACACCGGTAGCAGCGGTTGTTTCAGCGGAACCTCACAATGCCGTTAAAGATGCTTTGATTAATATTGAAACAAATCTTGGTGTTGATGTTGATCCTGCTCCTGCTTCTTTGAATGGATTATTGAAAGCTCTTGAAACCAGATTCCTTGCTCCAAGACCGGTTTTTCAAGCTGGGCCACGTTATGGATCAGCACCTTTAGAAGTTAAGTTCCAGAATTTTTCCAGTGGCGATATATTGCGATATTTTTGGGACTTTGGTGACGGCGGTACTTCAATAGAAGCTGCTCCAACACATACTTATCAAAGTAATGGTGTTTATACGGTACAGCTTAATGTGATTACTAAGTTGGGTGCTCAAGGGTATGCAACTAAAACAGACTATATTACGGTGAGTGATTATTATAAGCCCGCTTTCTTTTACTATGAACCTTCGGCGGGTACTGTATCAACGGTATTTACTTTTACCGATCAAACAGACGGTCAAATTACAAGTCGTTATTGGCAATGGGATGATGGCAATGCAACTTCCGTATTAGATCCTGACATTCATACTGCAACCCATACATACACAACCAAAGGAACGTATAACCCTAGCGTCCTAGTACTTTTTGCCGATGGTACAAAGAAAATTGTAAGGACGGTAGACCCGCTGGTCGTATCATGAGTAATTATCCTACTTCATTAGACACCGATGCTGAGCTTCATCTAGTACACGATAGTTTGCGTGTCAAACTTGCCGAAGATTACAATCCCGGCGATGTTAGTTTGACAGTTGACGATACTGCTGCATTAGCTAAGTTTCCGCCTACTGGTATCATCACGTTGACCGAACAGTGCAACTTTGATGTTACCTTACGAGCCATTTCGTTTACTTATACCGGTAAATCCTCTACGGGGTTTGTTGGTCTCGAATTGTTGCCTGAATTTACCGACGTTGCTAAGCCGAAACGATTGACTAACGTTACTATGAATGTTGTTGCCGATCACCACAATTCTCTCAAAGACGCTCTGATTAATATTGAAGAATTTGCTGGCAAAAGAGGCGATATTTCCACAACTCCTTTGACGGGGAGCATGGAAGCTAGAATTAACTATCTTAGAAAATTGGTATTGAAACCCAAAGCTTGGCTAACTGTTAATAGTAGAGTTGGCATTGTTCCGTTTACTATTTCCATCAAAGATTTGAGTTTAAGAGCGCCAACGCAATATGTTTATGATTTTGGTGACAGTACAACTCAAACATTGAATTTTGCTTTTGTTCCCGGTCAAGCAGAAGGTACTGCGGATGTAGCCCCAACCCCCGGCGATGTAACAAAAACTTACACTGTTCCGGGTGTGTATGATTTGACGTTAACCGTAACAAATCCTTATGGAACAGATACGATTGTTTTGCCGAATTATATCCAAGCCAGAACGCTTGCACCAGATGAGGCAACGATTGAATTTGATCCTTCTCCAACACAACAACTCATAGGTGGTGTACTGAAAACAAAGGCGAATGTGCCTGTTGATATGGCAGTACTTGATAATGGTGAACAAAGTTCAGATCCCATTGTGTCTTATAGTTGGAGTATGTCGGATGACGTACCTCATTCGTCCGGTAGTCATGCTGAAGGTCTTTGGAGTTTGGGTGGATTATATGACATTAAATTGAGAGCAAATTCTACTTTTGGTTCATTCAGAATTACAACGTTTCCTCAAGTGGTAGATGTTGTTGAAAATACGAACGTTTGGATGGGTATCTTTGATCCTTCGGCGATGTCGACTGCGGTTACTAAGAACCTTCAAATGCACGAATTCGGTCTTTTGTGCGAGACTTTCAAAACCAGAACAGCTACCAGCTTGTCTGTATCTCGCAATTCGGCATTTCTTACTGGACAACCTAGTGAAGATCAGCAGAAGCGAGAGTTCAGAAGAAATAATGGATTCACGCCACGATCATTGGTTACATCGGGCGATCAAGGTGCTTCGATATTATATTGGAGTGAAGGTGCTGCTGACTATTCATCATCGCAAGTGATTCGATTTGCTGAGTATAGTGGTTTTACAGATACTTTCTCGGCACCGAATATTAGTGGCACTTCCAATTATTTAACTCGCTCTTGGAATTGGCTATCTCTGAATTCGCCTAGTAGTATTTATTTTATGTTTGGTACGAGGCCCGGTAGCCCAACCGATATAACGGATACCGACCTTCAAATTGTAGATTTATCTACGCTAACTGTTGGTGGTCAAACTCTTAGACCTGAAATGTTCCAAAATGGTGCGGGGGAGTTAACAAGTAACGTTGGGGATGGTATCGATGGTGAGTTTAGCGTCTACCGAACCTGCTGGCGCAATTCTACGGGCTTTATAGCACGCAATGATGGTACGGGACAATATTTCCGCATTAAGAGTTTTTATCGCACAGAAGGCGTTTTAGGCGATCCTATGAGGGTCATACGTAAGTTGCCTGATGTTCCGGGTGATACCAAGCATGAAGGTCAGTTGGTATCGTTATCAAACGGTGTTTATTTCTTCAACAATACTGGTGAGGTCGCTGTTTATAATCCAACGACGAATGTTTGGTCAACAGGCGGTCCGGGTGTAGGTAGTCCAGCATTCAGTAGTTTACAGGATTCTTCGGTAGTTAACTTTGATTCCCCGGCTAATTCTTTGATAGCTAATGGTGACGGCAATCATAACGCTTATTTGAGTTTTGATTACACGAATTCCTCTTTCTTGAAATTCAGTGAAATTGATTTGACCTTCTCGAAATTGCCGGATCGTCCTTCGGGCGAACAATTCAATATGACCGTTTATTAAAGGACAGCAAGTAGCGATAGATAAGATATGTCATTCTTGTTTCCGCCATCACCGACGTACCCTGTAGCAATAGACTCCGATTATACGCTATTCAAGGTATACAACACATCCGAATCGAAAACAACGGTTGATACCGATGCTTGGGCGGATGAAATCCCTGTACGTCCACGAAAACTTGACGAGTCTGAGGTTTGGCCAAATAATGGCTATGCTACCATATCCGGCGAATTATTTTATTTTGGCTCAGTACAAAAGAATTCTAACGGTAAAGTTTGTCGTCTCAAAAAGTGTACCAGACAAATTGGTGGACGTAATACGCAGTTTAATGCGGCTGGTACTTGGGTGCGTGGTTTTGTAATCGCCGAACATCATAATCAAATTGCTAATGCTACTTTGTTGGCTGAATCATTTATTGGCGAAAACTTTTCCGAAGATGTAACGACGTTGGATTGGCGAATTCGTCATTTGGCCGATTCTCCGTTTTTGGTGGATGATTTGTGTCCGGATGTTGATTTTGTTTATGAGGTAGTTTCAGCCAGTCCGGTTACTGGTACAACTATCCGATATAGTTTGGATATTCGTGGTAGCGCAACGTTTAACCTTCAATTCGGCGATGGAACTTTTACGACTTCTCAAAAAAGTGGTACACATGTTTATTCGCCGGGTTCAACAATAACGCCTGTATTAGTTTTAGAGGGTCAATCGTGTCAGCTCGTTGTAAGTCCAGTATTGCCGCCTGAACCGACTTTGAATGTTCCGTTGCCCCCTTCAACGACACCACCACCGTTTACCATTAACATTCCGGTTCCACCAGAAATTCCACCGACTACGATCCCTAGTATGATCGTACCGGCTTCGTCGTTGAATTTACCACCGATTTTATTGCCGGGTATTACGAGTATCCCCGGTGGTGGTGGAAACACGCCAAGTCAAATTAAGATTACGCCGGTTCACATACCGAGTCAGATTAAGTTCTCACCACCCATTAGAATACCTAGTCGTATTTTTGGGCCGAGTATTGTAATTCCGAGTGTTGTGAATTTTAAGAATACGCCATCGATGATGATGTTTGGGCCACCGCCGCCAATTCCGCCAATTCAGTTTGGGCCTTGTAATTTGCCGGTACTTCAAGTAGAACCTATTCGGGCTGACATTCCTAGCGTTATTCGTTTGGAGTCTATCAGCTTGCGTGGTATTGAACGGGCTATTAGCTCTATTCATTTTCCAAGCATGATTAGTCTTTCTACTGCGTTGAGATTTGAAGCGGTACCAAAGCTAGAGTTTGATGCTGAATCTATTCGTACTGTGTTTACGCAATTCAGACAAGAGTTTGCCAAGAGTGTAAAAATTAAAGTACCCAAGATTCCAGACGTTAAAGTTGACTGGAGTGGTATGCCGACGTTGAATGCGGTGTTGAGATTGGAAAGTCCTAAGATGCGTCGTCGTCGTGCTAATTTGTTAGCTGATGATAATGAAGAAAATGTATCTCATGAAGAAGTGCCGTTCAATGGCGAATTCAAGTTGTTACCACCTGATATTCCAGACATTCAAATCAAGCATAACGTTCCGGAAGAAATTCATGTACGTGTACCGAATATACCTGATTTGAATTTCAATTTGGAGCCTTTGCGTAATTTATCTATTCCGATTAGTGTTCCTGATCTGGCGAGACTTAAGGTTGAGTTCCCAGAGAAGATGCCTGCGATTGGTGTAGAGTTCCCAAATAAGATGCCGAAGATTCAAGTTGAAGTACCTGAGTCTGCTAAAATTCCTATGTTCTATAATGGCCCTCCAATTCCTTTGGAACCCGTTAAAATCAATTTAGTTGTCAGTGCTGCTGGTACTGAAGTTGATGAGAGTTATCCTTGCGTCGTAATTACGCCATGTGCTAGGAGATAATATGTTAAATGAATGGCTTGATGAAATTCATATAAAGGCTTTGGAAAAAAAATATCCTGTTGGGTACTTAGTAAGATATTTTAGCAAAGGTTTGTTGGTTGACGGAAAAATTCAATGGTGGTCAATATTGCCAAGGGATACGGCAGCGATTTGTGGTGGTCGGTTTGCTGCTTTGGTTGAATTTACCAATGGTGAATCGAAATTCCTTTTAGAGTCAATGATTGTTAAGTTATAACGTGAAAACAATAATCAAAAAAAGTAAGAACCAAAATCAGTACGTCTTAACGGCCAATGGTTTGTGGATCAGAGATTTTACCAAAGGTGGGCAATCTCTGGACATTAACAATCTTTTGTCCGAAAGAGAATATGGGTTATTGGCAACCAATGAATCTCAAAATCAAATGGTGAGGATGGCACCAATTGACATGGAAACTATTCGGCAGCAAAAAGCTGTTATCGTTTCAGATGGTCATAATTTTGCCGAAGTCATTAAGGCAGTGAGTGCTTTGCCTCGTTCGGTGGCTATTATCGGCGTTAATGGTGTCTTGAATAAATGGCCTTCTGATTTGCGGATGAATTATTACATCGCTAATAATCCTTATGTTGAGTGTATGTCGTTTTTGCCTTGTGTGGCTAAGGTTCCAAAGGTGATTGTCAGTAATAGGACTTATCCTGCTTTTGTGAGACATATAGTTAATCGCAAGATTGTGACTTATAAATATTCCCCAACTCCTACAGCTAGGTTTGGAAAACGTCAAGCGTCTTATACAGTAGATGATTATCGTAATCCAGTGTGTGCTGCGACTCACTTGGCGTACAAGTTTGGTGTGTCACAGTTGGCGATTGTTGGATGTGATGAGTCGTTTGAGAAGGCAAGGCCCGGTGCTGTTGAATTAGATAATGGTTTGTTTACTTATTCACCTCATGTAATGTCTGACTCTATTTTGGATGGTATGTTATTTTGGATGAAGAAGGCTGATGTTAAAGTTGCAAATGCTTCTTATGGTAGTAAGTTGAATAATGCGGACTATATATCACTCACGTATCTAGCAGAGTGGTTTAGGTGATGATAACTTTTACCGAGTGGCGAGCAATGTGGGGCGGGCAGGGATTAGGAGACAAGAAATTGGCCGATAACGGCGCTCCCCCGCCAAAAAATAAGATAATCCCTGATAAATACAAGATACCTTCTATTTCGTTCTTTAGATACGATCAAGATAGAAGAGGTACTAAATTGGACTCTGGACAATGAACGATTATAACGAAGACGAAGATCCTACCTTTTCACTTCACGATTTTAAGAAGTGGTTGAGCAAGGAAGGTATGGGCGACTTAGCGGAGAATCTTCAAGAGACTCGCAAAGAAGAATCTAAAGAAGAATTCAAAGAACGTTTTAAGGACAAGGTTCGCCGTCGTCGCAAGAAGTAAAGTCTTGCATAGGTTTGCCGACAACTTCTTTGTAGAGGAACTTGAATAATTCCTCTAGAAAAATTTGTTTATAGATGTCATTTTCGCCGAATTGATCGAAGAAAACTTTAAGTGAACTCAATCCTTCAATTTCTTTTTCTTTATCGTTTGGCATGTCTTACATATCCATATGAAGCTCCTTAAATAATAGACTTTTTCGGTGAAGCATAAATATTACAAGGAGGGTATTAATATGCCAATGATTTTTACTGTTAATCTTACGACTGTTCACAGTTTGCAAGATCGTCAGCCGTACAATCGCACAGAGGGTGCGAATTTCGCACTCACTCGCTCTGCTTGGTTCCCTGATTTCCTTCGGGACAATCACAATTTGAAGCACGGGGATCAACTTACGATTTCCGGTAGACAAGCTTTGTATCTTTTGAACAACTTCACCAGCGGTGATTTCAAATTCTTGGATTACGTTAGCGGAACTGCATAAGTAAAAAAACGGGCACTGCGAGTGCCTGTTTTCATTTAACGGGGGCTACATACCTACATGAGCTCATTTTACCGTTTATTTGAAGACAGTCAGAAAAAAGTTGGGCAAGATTTTTGGTATCCACAAGGTGACACATCTGGTGGTGAGGAGTTGGTACGTCGTGGCTTAGAGATTCGCTCGGATCGTACTGATGGAAAAACGTTTTGGGATGACTTCATGGCCGTCTTTGGGCAGAACTTGGATGAGGCCGAAAAGTTGCTAGGTGTACCAAGAGACAAGATTACCCGTTGGCCTGCTCGTATTCGCAAGTGTTTGGATCTTGTTAAAGACGATCATGATGAAGATCAAAAGGCTGGCAAGAAAAAAGAAATGGTTCCTACGGGCGTTAGCGGTTAAGGAAATCGTAGGCATCGGCCATTTGTCGCCATAACTTAATTACTTTTTGTTCATTCACTGTTCTTTCTTTTCCGATCAATTGAGCTGTCTTGTTAAAGGGATGGCTTTTTTCAGTTAATATCCACTGATCAAAACTGAATTTGCCGAATTGTCTGATGTCGACTAGATTTGCTGGTTCTTTGCTTGTAACCGGCGACCATTGATCGAGGTTGCTATCATCGGAGCGGATCATCATGACATAATCAGGAATCATGGTGCATTTCATCAATTCCAATTGATTCCCTGTTTCTGCCAGATTATGATCTTTGGAATAGGCGATAAAAGGAATGTCGCATTTTCTAAGCCAATTGAAGTGAAAGGTATTGACTGTTCTTGGGAAGATAACACCAACTTTAATGTGTGGTGCATTGCGATGGATAGAGTACCAAGACGAAAACGCTAACCATTGATGGTGGAGCGACGATTGTGTTGTAATAATAATAGACTTCATGGGAGTTAACTTAGTAAACATCATGAAAAGTAATGTTCAAGCAATAATCGCCAAAACTCCCCGATGTGCCTTCTGTAACCATGCGGTACAGTTAAAATATGGATCGTACAGATACAATGATGATAAGATGTTTGTTTGTAATACTTGTCTGCCACCGAAGGTGAAATTGGATTTCTTTGGTGGTAGAATGGTAGAAGTCAGACAAGAAAAAGTTCAACGATCTAATTACAAGCCAACAAAAACCCGTTACAAGATTCAATTAACAGATATTTCCAACGGTCAACTTTGAGGTATTTATGAGTAATCCTGTTATTGTAAGCCTAAATGGCGACATCCAACGTCAGGGCATTAAGCTCAACATTGAAGATTGGATGGACATGGGTTCTAAAACATGGGCTGGTACTTCTGCACAGGCCAAGGCTGCTGCTTATCAGGCGGCTAAAGTCGCTGGTTGGCAGGATACTGGGCTTTTGAAATTGATGGTGAGTACTTGGGGGCCACGGGTAGATGAAGATCAGGCCAAGTTCACATTGGAGTTTCTTCAAGATTTGGCCAAGTTGCATCCTTTGGCCGTGGAAGTGTTAAAGAAAGACGAACCAAAGCCCCCGGTTTTCAAGGTGAAGGGTTGCGAAAAAACTATTCCATTCCCTTCAGAAACTAAACTAGAAACCACCGACAGCGTGGGTTAATATACCACTAACCGCTTTACTCTTTTTTAGGACAAGGTAATGGCCAAGCCAATCATCGGACTCACTGGACCGAGTCAGTTTACGCCCGACTGTATCGATATGGTCGAGAATATGCTCGGCGGCGAACCCCTGATGCTGTATATGAACGATCCTGATACCATCAAAAAATGGGTCAAGAAGTGTCACGCTGTCATCTTGTGTGGTGGTGTTGATATTCACCCAACCATTTACGGCGAATCTATCACGAACGGCAGCAACTTAACACGCTTTGATTACAAGCGTGATTTACGTGAGCTTGCCATTTTGAACAACGTGTACGAGATGGGCAAACCTCTCTTCGGCATTTGTCGTGGTCATCAAATGATCGGCGTCAGTAAAGGGATGAAGCTCGTCACCGACTTGACGGGCGGCGCTGTGTGCCATCAGCCAAGCGGCCAAATTGACGTTAAGGTTTGGGAACCGACCCACAGCGTCACGCTCGTCAATCCCGAAGACTTCATGGCAAACTTCGATTATGCTCAATCGGCTGAACGAGCTTTGATCAATGCACACATGAAGATCACCCCCAATGAAACCCTGTGGGTGAATTCGTTCCACCACCAAGGGTTGATGTACTACGGTACGAAAAGCAAGTCCGATTACGATGGATCGAAGGGCGTTAAAGTTTACGGTTTCTCATTCGTGGGACACCAAGACTGCAAATTCGTGATTGAGTTGATGACAGGTGATAAGTGGATCTCAACTCAATGGCACCCAGAGTACGATTGGCGAACCAATGATGCCAGCATGACTGTTCTCAAAAAGTTCAAAACTATGCTGTAAAAGTTAATGTGCCACGGCGGATTTTTCCGCCGTGGCATACATATCTGCATGAGAGATTTTCACCAATTCCTAGAACAAAAAACCAATGAAGGTTTAGGTAGCTTTTTGGGCTTAACTCCAAAACCACAAGCACCAATGGCGGCTCAAAAGCCAACAACCCCCGGCCCAATTGATCCTCAATACTTTAAATATTGGACAAGCTTAGTAGTTAAGCATCAAGGCGATCAACAAGCCGCCTATGCTGAGTACCAAGAATTACTTGCATCGCCTGCTGGCAAGTACCGCATGATGCGAATGAATGCTGATTACGGCAATCATAGACCGGATACTAAAGCAGCACATCCATTTGATTATTCACGTTAATGCGAGATTTGATTGTACATACTGAAGCCATACGACGATTCGTTAAGATACATTCTTGAAAACGGTGAACTTAGAAAAAACAGGACGGGCGTTGATTGCTTAACTGTTTTTTCTCTCACTTCAACTTATGATATTAGCGAACATTTTCCTCTTGTTACTAAGCGAAAATTGTTTCCAAGAGCAGTGTTCGCTGAATTATTGTGGATGCTTTCTGGCTCTACAAGTAACGAAGACCTGAAAAAATTAGGTTGTAATTTCTGGACACCTTGGGCTGATTCCGAAGCACATCCTGATAATAAAGCATTTTATGAACGTACTGGATTTGCGGAAGGTTATCTTGGGCCGGTTTACGGCTTCCAGATGAGGCACTTCGGCGGTAAGTACGGCCACGGTGCTGACCAAGCCATATTCAGAGAGCGATCCGATGGTTCGTATGCGGATATGGTTGGGATTGAAAAATATGAGCCGGGTGGCGTAGATCAAATCAGTTGGTTAGTTAACGAAATCAAAGCCAATCCAGATTCTCGTAGATTAATTGTGAGTTTGTGGAATCCGGTGGATTTGCCGATTATGCGGTTGCCACCATGTCATTATTGTTTTCACGTTTCGATTGATAATGATGGAAGAATGTCGCTATTATTAAATCAGAGAAGTTGTGATTTCCCTGTTGGTGTACCGGCTAACATTCAGTTTTATAGTGCCCTCTGTATCATGTTGGCTCAACAAACTGGATATAAACCATATCGTTTTGTACATCATACCGAAGATGCTCATATATACGTTAACCAACTTGATGATGTTAAGGAGTATTTGAGCAGGGAAGAAAGACTTTCTCCGAAGATAGAAATCAAGAAAGCGAATTCTATTTTTGATTATAAAATGGAAGATTTTAACATTATCGGATATGATCCGTGTCCTCCAATCAGAATGCCGGTTACAGTATGAGTTATCCTTATTGCTATTTAGTTTACAATAAAAAACGAAACAAACGTGTCGTTATTACGCCTTGGGGTGTGACTGTTGAGTATATCAATGGCGGTTTGATGGATACAAATATCTGTCCAGACAGACTTTATCCGGGTCGTCATAAATTGACTCGCAAAGAACAAATAAAAATTGCCAGAAATGCGGTAGAGGGCGTTTATTACACTCCTCAAGAAGTTGATATCATTTATCGTATGTGGCAAGAAAAAGGTTATCGTTAATGTTACCAAATAGCGATGATTTGTTTGCCTTTGGACAAATTTATGGTGGTGATAAAGGTGTGACGCCTTCGGGTAAGTCCTATTGGAAGTTTATTGTTATTACGTACAAATCGCAAACTTATGTTTTAGAAAACCATATTGCAAATGAAAATAACAAATGGACAATAAACACGATAGTGAAAAAGTTGATTTAATAGCCTCTCTGGATATTCTCTGGTGGCTATGTTATTTTACATATGTCATCATTTCAGTAATTATCGTAGGGGTTATAGGTTATGCCAACGATCATCGTCGCAGCAGATGAAAATGGGGTTATCGGAGATGGCAAAAAGATTCCTTGGTATTTGCCTGAAGATTTAGCATTCTTCAAAGCAACTACGATGGGACATTCTGTCATCATGGGTCGTAAGACATGGGATACTTTGCCAAAAAGACCGTTGATGAAGCGGGTTAATTACATAATCAGTCGTCAAAATCTTCGAGCCGATCCTCATAAAACAATCGAAGAGGGTCTTTGCGGGCCAATATTTTGTAAAAATATGATTGAAGCATTGGAAGATGCTGTGAAAAATGAAGGTAAGGATATTTTCATTATTGGTGGTGCTGAGATTTATCAATTGGCCTTGGAAACCGGAGCGGTTAATAAGATAATCTTATCTCAGGTTCAGGGCAAACATGACGGCAACAAGTTCTTTTTCGTTCCTAAAAATTTCCGTGAAACTTCTCGAAAAGCCCATAAAGATTTTGTTGTAATTGAATATGAGTTGATTTCCTAATTTTATGGGTTATAGTTAATACTCATCCAAGGAAGTTAGAAATGTCGCAGGATATACGAGAAATTCCGACCGAAGAAGTCATCGTACGCACGACCTCGTCCCCTTCTGTAAGTACTATTGGCTCCAAAGAATTCATTGAAGAATTCGCCAAAGAGTTAAAGTCTGGCCGGAACATGCGGACTCCCAATTCTTTAGCTTCCAAGTTGGGCGTAGACAGTGTAGAGTTGGCAAAGTGGATGGATCGTTGTCCTGAATTGATACGCAAGCCCGGCAAAGAAGATGGTGTTTTCTATTACGGCTTGGCAGTCAAGATGGATAATACTGATCAAGAAAGTAAAAAGTTAACGAGAACAGTGATCAAAGAAGAAGATCGCTATTGTGCGGCGGCTCTGCACATGATTTATGGCGAACTTCTGCGAACTCTTGAAAAGTATGCGATTCCTATTCACGATAAGTCGAAGGAAGCGTTTACTGCCCTCATGGAAGCTCGTGACAAGTTGAGTGCTGGTACTGTTCTATTCCAAAGCGCATCCAAAGTGGATACCGACAAACTTCCGAAACTGTAAGATTTTAGTATCTCCTCACTAATTAAGGTCAGGAGATATTCTATGCCTATTTATTGTTTTCATTGCAAAGCCTGTTCTATCAATTTTGAAGAAATTTGTCGTTGGGAAGCAGTTGACAAAATTAAGTGTTCCAAGTGTTCTAAAAAACCAGAACGATTGAATACTCGACCAAGTGCTGTTATCTTTGCCGATCCGAGAGGAACGTCAAAAGAAGACGACTTTGACTACGTTGCTAAAACGAATTACGAAAATTCTAAAACGTTACGGCGAGTAGCAGAGGCAAACAATACGCATAAGCACGAATACAACGCTATTGACGACATTAGCAAATACGAAGGCAAGATCGCAGATATTGATCCCTTTACTCAACAGGGTTAATTTCTTGAAATCGGAAAAGATAGAAACTGAAAATTCTTGTGGTATGATGATCTCACAACACCGCTGAGACGAATATGAAACAGGAACTTGAACACTTGGTTGCTTTACTCGCAAATCTGAAACGGGATGAAAGCGACAGAACCAAAATAGAAATAGACAGCGAAGGTAGAGTCATCTTTCGGGCTGGAATGGCAGCAGGTATTGATGGTAGTTATTATTCCCGCACAGAGCATATGACTCTTGATGAGCTTGTAGAGGAAGTTAAAAAATCAACAAAGGATGAGACAAGTTCACGAAATGAAAAAGCAGCATAAAGAAGATTTATTCGCATGGATTGAAGGTTTGGTTCTTGTTACAATTTACATCATCTTCTTTATGACTTTTGTTGACAGTTGGTTGAGTAATTATCGTTGATAAATAATTTGCTTGGTTAAATAATACGTCGGTTATCAAAGTCTCTTCATCACATTATCAATTCGTCCGAAATCTAAGTTTCGGCATTTCTTGTGCCTCAAACGGCACCCATCTATTATGGAGCGAGCATGACTGCAAAGACCCGCCGTTTCGAGGAACTGGCTGCGAAGTTCGACCGTGCAAAGTACAACAAGCTGAACAAAACCATGACGTTCACTGAGTACTTGGACGCCGTTTTCGCTCAACCGAAACTGGCCTACAGCGCCTACCAACGGCTGTACAACATGGTGATTGCCCCCGGCACCTACGAGTCGGTTAAATACCGCAAGAAGGTCACCAAGTACAAATTCTTCAACGACGTCGAAATTCCGATCCACGGGTTGGAAGACACCCTCGGCAGCTTGGTCAAGCACATTAAGGGTGCCGCTGACTGGTACGGCACCGAAAAGCGGATTCTCTTGCTGCACGGCCCTGTGGGTAGCAGCAAATCCACGATCTGCCGTCTGTTGAAGCGTGGCTTGGAACGCTTCAGCCAAACCGACGAAGGTGCGATTTACACCTATACGTGGACGAACCTCGGCGCCGTGAAAGATAACGACGGCGTGACCATCCACGAAGCACTCGACATCAAAGATGAAGTTAAGTGCCCGATGAACGACGACCCTCTCAAGCTGATCGCCTTGGCTCAACGCAAGGATATCGAAGAGAAGCTCAACATCATCAACGAAGAGATCACCCCCGAAGCGGAAAAGGGCAACCTGCACCGCATCAAACTCGGCGGCGAACTTAACCCGATCTGCCAGTTCTTCATGGACAAACTGCTCGCTCGCTATCAAGGCGATTGGGGCAAAGTGGTCGAGAACCACATTCGGGTCAGCCGCATCGTGCTGAGCGAATCGAAGCGTATCGGTATCGGTACCTTCCAACCGAAAGATCCGAAGAACCAAGACGCCACCGAACTCACCGGTGACATTAACTACACCAAGCTGGCTCACTACGGTGTGGACAGCGACCCTCGTGCCTTCGGGTTCGACGGTGAGTTTGAAGTTGCCAACCGTGGCTTCATCGAATTCATCGAAGTCCTCAAACTGGAAAAGGAATTCCTGTACGACTTGCTCGGCGTCTGCCAAGAACGCCAGTTCAAACCGAAGAAATTCCCTCAGATCGATGTTGACATGGTCATCATCGGCCACACCAACAACCCCGAATTCGTCAAGCTCCAGCAAGACGTTACGATGGAAGCTCTCCGAGACCGCACCGTGCGGGTCGACGTGCCTTACCTGCTCAAGTGGAGCGATGAAATCAAGGTCTTGGAACAAGACTACGGCAAGGATCGTGTTAAACACATCCACATCGCCCCTCACACCCTTGAAATCGCCGCTCTGTGGGCGATCCTCACTCGGCTCCAAGACGGTAAGGACTCCGTCAGCCCTGTGGACAAGGCGAAGCTGTACGACGGACGCAGCTTGCCCAACTGGACGGAAGACCGTGTGAAGGAACTTCGGGACAAGTACCCGAACGAAGGTATGGCTCGTGGCGTGTCGGCTCGATACGTCCAGAACAAGATTAGCAACGCCTTGGTGGACAACCCCGGCTATGTTAACATGTTCATGGTCTTGAACGAAATCAAGGCCGGTTTGGGCAACTTCGCCCTCATCGTGGACGAGAACGACAAGAGCTGGTACGACAACTGCGTGGAGCTCGTCAAGAAGGAACTGGACGACATCCTGAAGAACGAAGTGCAGAAGGCTCTGGTGAGCGACGAGAACGCAATCGTCCGGTTGTACACCAACTACATCGACAACGTGGTCGCCCACGTTGAGAAGACGAAGATCACCAATCCGTTCACCGGCAAGGAAGAAGAACCGGACGAACGTTTGATGCGGAGCATCGAAGAGAAGGCCGAAATCGGTGAGCAATACGCCGATGACTTCCGCCGCCAGATCGCTACCTTCATCGGTACCGCTCACTTGCGTGGCAAGGAAGTTAAGTGGGACTCGAATCCCAAGCTGGCCAAGGCTTTGGAGAAGAAGCTCTTTGAGGACACCAAAGACACCATCAAGCTCTCGGCTCTGTCCAAGGGTGCGACTGTCGGCGACAAAGACCTTCAAGAGAAGATCGACGCTGTGAAGACTCGTATGATCCGCAACTTCGGATACAACGAGAACAGTGCCACCGACGTTCTGAACTACGTGGCGAGCATCTTCGCCCGTGGCGATACCGGCGACTGAATGTAATTGAACAGGGCAGTGGAATGGCCACTGCCCTGTTTTTTATCAAATTAACTCCGCTTCCATTTTGATTTTTGATTGTTAAAATAAACACATAAGCATCATCTTCTTTCTATCAATTTGTTAAGTATCAATTACGGTGTTCTGCGAATGGGTATTTTGCTGGTGAATATCCTGTTCCAAAAATGATTTGATTCCAGCTACAGAAAGTAAGGTGCTGCCATATCGCACAACATCCAAGAAGACCACAAGGAATTCCGTGATACGGTTTCCGGAAAGGTTAACGAAGAACTCAAGAAGTTCATTAAGACGGGTCAAATCTTCCGTCAACGTGGTAAAAACGGCAAAATCGGGATTACGATCCCACGCATTGAACTCCCACACATCACTTTCGGAAAGCCGCAAGATGGTGTAGGTCGTGGGCCGGGCAAGCCGGGCGATATTATCGGCAAAGATCCTGCCAAGGGTAAGGGCAAGGATGGTCACGATGCCGGGGACGATCCCGCCGAAGGCATTAACATTCAAGTTGATCTTGAGTACATCGTCAAGATGCTCAAAGACGAATTGGAATTGCCTGATCTCCAACCCAAAGCCAGCCAAACCTTCGAAGATGAAAAAGTCGTTTATAACGGCATCTCGAAGATTGGCCCGAACGCACTTCTCCACAAGCGAAAAACACTTCGCCAAACGATGAAGCGAATGGCCGCACAAGGCAATTTGCAAGAGCTTCACCCGCTCTTGGGGTACAATCAAAACGTTCCCCTCTTGCTCCCCAACAACGATGATCGTCGCTATCGCCAATACAACATCATTAAGAAGCCTAGCAGCAATGCTGTGATCTTCTTCATGCGAGACGGTTCCGGCTCGATGGATGTTAACAAGTGCGACGTAGTGAGCGATATTAGCTGGTGGCTCGACCTCTGGATTCGCACCTTCTACAAGAAGACAGAATCCGTCTACCTGTGGCACGATACGGAAGCCAAGGAAGTTTCGCAAGAAGTGTTCTACAACTTGCGGTACGGTGGTGGTACTCGTTGTTCGTCCGCTCTGCGTTTGATGAAGAAGCTCATCTCGCCGAAGGGCAAGTTCGATCCTGCCAAGTGGAATATCTACGCCTTCTACTTCGGTGACGGCGAAAACGAAATGAATGATAACAGCACCTTCATCAAGTTGCTGCAGAAGGATTTGGGGCCGAAAGCGGTTAACCTTTTCGGCATCACACAAGTCATGGCTTATAGCTACGAGCAAACACTCAAGGCGGCTGTGGACAAGTCTTTGGAGCAAGGTAAGTTGTACTCGGATCATGTCCGCACAACGTCGGTTGATCGTCCGAAGGATGCTGGTTGGGACTTCTTCTCCACACCAGAAAATCGTGACGCCGCCGTCAAGAACGCTCTGAAAGAACTGCTCGGCAAAGGTGTCAAGAGCAGCAAGAAAAGTGTTAAGATCGAAGAAATCGCCTAACCCCAACCCTTAGAGGAGACTTACGAATGGCTGCTAATCTGATGCAGTCCCCTGAACTACTCAAAGGGGACAATACAATTCCGGGGGTTAAGATTCCCCCCGAAATTCTGAAAGAAATTCCCGGCATTCTCAAATCGTGCCGTGATTGGGGTCTGGACTTCTATGACACAGTCGTAGAATTCTTGGACTACGACGGTATCTCGGAAGTGGCCGCTTACGGCGGTTTCCCCGTCCGCTTCCCGCATTGGTCGTTCGGCGAACAGTACGAAGACCTCTCACGTGGATACGAATACGGCATGCACCGTATTTACGAGATGGTGATTAACACGAACCCGTGCTACATCTACTGTCTTGACTCCAATACGTGGGTTGACCATGTGACTGTTATTGCTCACGCAACCGGCCACAACGACTTCTTCAAAAACAACATCTTCTTCTCCCAGACTTCCCAGAACATGATGAATGAACTGGCGAACCACGGTACCCGTATCCGCAAGTTGTCGGCGGAATGGGGCAAGGAAAATGTTAACCGTTTCATCAACCGCATCATGTCGGTGGAAACGCTGATCGACTCGTCCAAAGCTTGGAACCGCCGCATTTCGCACGACCCGATCCCTTCGGTCCGCCGCCATGTGGAACATCCTCGTCGTCTCAAAGTCCAAGAGGGACATGAGTACATGGAAGAGTGGATCAACGACCAGAAGTACATCGACTCGGAATACGGACGTATCAAGGATGAAGAAGTCCGCAAGAGCATCGGATTGTTTGAGAAGCCCGATAAGGACATTTTCGGCTATCTCAAGGATCATGCCCCGTTGAAGCCTTGGCAACAAGACATCATCAGCATGATGTACCGAGAAGCAATGTACTTTGCCCCACAAGGGCAGACGAAGATGCTTAACGAAGGTTGGGCATCCAGAGTCGATAGTCAGATGATGGCTCAATACGGTCTCGCCAAAGACGACGGGATTGTGGAGTATGCCGCCCACAAAGCCGGTGTTCTCGGTGGTAAGACAAGTATGAACCCGTACAAACTCGGATACATGCTTCTCACCGACATTGAGGAACGTTGGAACAAGGGACAGTTCGGCAAAGAATGGGATGAATGCGAAGACGCACAAGTTAAGGCGAAGTGGGACAAGAAACTCGGCCTCGGCCACGACAAGATTTTCGAAGTCCGTCGCCACTACAACGACGTCACCGCACTGGCGGAATTCTTCACCCAAGAATTCTGCGACAAGCATCAATTCTATCAGTGGAAGAAATTCCCTGATGGTACCTACAAGATCATGGAGCGGGATGCTCAGAAGATCAAGGCGATGCTCATCCAGAAGTATGTTAACCGTGGCCTGCCCGTGATCAAGTTGGTTGAACCCAACTACAAAGGCCAACGCATCTTCCTCATGGAACACGAATGGGATGGACGAACACTCCACCCATCCAAGACCAAGGAAACCATGCGGGCGCTGAGCGCAATTTGGAGAGGGCCATGTGCGATCCTTTCCAAAGACAAGGATGAAAAACAGATCATGTATTACTGCAAGGACGATCAGGTGACTGTCGGCGAACCAGCAGTTTGATAAAATCGCCAACGGGGGCTTAACCTCCCCCGTTGGCATTCTCATTTCTTGGAAAATTATGAAAAAGTGGTTTTTAATTCCTTTGGTAATATTGAGTGGTTGTTTATTCACACTTGGCGATGAACCCCCAAAAGTTCCAAAAGTTGAAGTTCCGAAGTTAACAGCAGAACAAATTCCAACACACCTTCAAAATGTCAGCGTAACAATTCATGCCGATAGTTCGCAAGGTTCCGGTGTTGTCAAAGTCAGAGACGGTGTTACTTACATCTTGACTTGCGCACACGTATTGGAAACGCTCAAACGAACCCCAAAACCAAACATCGTCACTTTTGATGATGCCAAGGTTGTCAAAGAAATCTACGAAGACGGTAGATCGGTCGGATACATCGCACTTAATGCCGAAGTCATCCGATACAGCGATGCCGAACACGGCGAAGATTTAGCACTTCTCAGAGTCCGCAAGAGAAACGTATTCAAGCATTCTACAACATTCTGTACAGACCCAGAGCCTCTGCCCATCGGACAGAAGGTATTCCATGTCGGAAGTCTCTTAGGGCAACAAGGATCGAATAGCTTAACGAATGGTCTTGTCAGTCAATATGGACGAGTAAGGAATGATACGGTTTTTGATCAAACTTCCGCACCAGCATATCCCGGTTCATCCGGTGGCGGCTTGTTCCGTGAAAGTGATGGCCAATATGTTGGTATGATCGTCCGAAGTGCTGGAGTTGGCTTTCAATTGTACGTTCCAATGCGAAGGCTCATGGGTTGGGCGGAAAGAGCTGGAGTAGATTTTATCTTGGATGACTCTATTGAAGTACCAGAAGAAAAGGTGCTGAATACAACGCCATTCAAAAACTTGACTGTCGATGATACAAAGTTGCTTTCAATGCCCAAGAAAAAGGCCGTTGAAGACTTTGATAAGAAGTTCCCTTTGATTCCTTACAAAATTGAAGAGTAGGAATCTAAATAGGCGATCTATCTTATATGATAAGCGGTTAGTTAAGTGGCCGCTTATTTCTTTCACCATCCGGAGTTCTTGCCATGAAAAATAGTGAGTTGCTGGAAGTTTTTGCAGATATTGCTACTTCAGTGTACGAAGAAGGATTGCGGTATTCAGATATTAGCGATCCGGAAAATATGCGTGCGGCATTGGATTTTTACAATGAGCAATTGGGATTTCTCGTAGGGAGAGACCGCCAAGACTTATTGAATGTCTGGCATCACGCTTGCGATGATCCTCGTAACACAAAGATGTTCATGAATGCTGTTCGGGTTCTGAAAGAAAAGTATGAATAATATGAAAGTGAAAAATACGTGGGTCAGATCCAAACGAATCAAATCTCTGAATGCGTCTTTGCACAAAAGCTTTAGATTCATGGTCGATCAAACGTATGATGATTTATTGAAGAAGAAAGTGTATAGTGTCATCAAGCAGTTCATCTTAGATGAAAATTTGCCAGACGACACCACGTTCTTTATTAAGTTGGAAAAAAGGATTACTTCCACACAAGCCTTTCAGGTTTTCAAAGGAGTGGTTATAATAGAGTGAAGACAAGATATGAAAAAACAGCAGACAAGTTAAAGTTTTCCTACGAACATGTCAAACAAATTTTTGCGGATCAAGGGTGCGAATTATTAGATGAAGAGTACAAGAATGCTCGCACGCCTTTAAATTATCGATGTAGTTGCGGCAATACCAGTAAGATCGTTTTAGATAGTTTTAAACGAGGTAATCGTTGTAGAAAATGCGGCTTTAAAAAAATAGCTCAAAAACTAAAAGAAACAAGAGGTTTGACACATGAGTATGTTCATGACTATTTTGTTTCACAAGGCTGTAAGTTATTAGAAAAAGAATATATTGACTCTCAAACATTGATGAGATATACTTGTGTTTGTGGCACCGATTCCATAATTAGATGGAATAATTTTCAGCGTGGAAGACGATGTAAAGAGTGTCAAAGAATTCGTATAACTGGTAAAAATAATTACCAATGGCGGGAAGACAGAGAAGCATTAGCACTTGAAATGAGTTTCAAAGATCGTTGTCATAAAGCATTGACTCATGCATTGAAGTATACTGGCAAGAAAAAAGCAGCTAGAACTTTGGAATTGTTGGGTTATGATTGGCGACAACTCAAAGATCACATCGAAAGTCATCCCAATTGGTTAAGTGTTAAAGATGGTGATTGGCATCTTGATCACATCATTCCCGTCAAAGCGTTTATTGATCATGGCGTTTGGAATTTGAAAATCATTAATGATTTGTCAAATCTTCAACCATTGTCATCAAGCGATAACGCTAAAAAAAATGCCAAATACGATAAAGCAGACTATGAAAATTATATTAAGAACTTAAAAAGAATGGGAGGTACGTCATGAAATTTAATAAAACAGGCTTTGAGCATGTTCATCGACATTCGGATTTTCTTTATTGGATGGCTATGCAAAAGTAGAGGAATATGCAAAGCGATCCAAAGAAATAGACCAACATTATTTGTGTATCACAGACCACGGCATGATGGGTTCTGTACCCCGTCAAATCCGGGCCTGCGACGAGATGAGTCAGTCGGGACACTCGTTATCGCCCATTTATGGCATTGAACTGTACGTTCAAAATAAGCACACAAATGATGAAGATGAACGTAAGGCGATGTCGCCCGAAGAATTCAAAGAGCATAAGAAAAGCTATCACCTCCTCGCCGTCGCCCACAACTTAACTGGATATAAGAACCTTGTTCAATTATCAAGTTGGGGATGGGCAAACGGATATTATAGATACCCACGGGTGACTCACGAACAAATCTTAAAGCATAAGGAAGGCGTAACGTTTTCCTCATGTTGTTATATTGGTGAGATTGGACAAGCATTTGATAGAGGTTTGGTTGCAAGTAATGGCGATGTTGTCCATGCGGGCCATAAGGCGGAAGAAAAGTTAAAGTTATACATGGAAATGTTCGGGAAGAATTTCTACCTCGAACTCATGTTGCTGGATTTCGTCAAACAGAAACCCTACGACAAATGGTTGATTGAAGCCCATCAAAAGTACGGCATTCCACTGGTTCTGACGCAGGATTGCCACTATTGCGACAAAGCGGACAGCAAATACCAGCGATACATGTTGATGATTCAAAAGCAGACGACGATTGCTGACATTGAGAAAAAGTTGGCGGCGGATGAGAAGGCTGACATTTTTGAACTGCAGGACACGAATCTATGGATGAAGTCGGAAGATGAATTGAACGAGAAGTGGGAGCAAATGTATTCGGATGTTATTCCTCTTGAAATGTTCGAGGAAGCCAAGAGGAATAGCGTTCGTATATGTGAGAAGGCAAGAGGGGTAGAGATTGACAGGGAAAGCAAACTACCCTTCATTGCTGATGAAAAAGAGAAGTTCAAAGAAGCCGTCACACAGGGGATGAAATGGCGTGGCTTGATGAACAAGCGGGTTTACTGGATGCGGGCAATGGAAGAGATGGAGTTAATTATCCGCAAGGGATTTGCGAGTTACTTCCTCATTCAAAAGATGTTCACGGATGAAGCGAGACGGGTTTGCCCCTCATATCTTGGATGGGGTACCGGACACGAAGCGGTCGGGCCGGGTCGTGGTAGTGGTGTTGCTTCTCTTTGCAACTACGTCTTAGGCATTACCGACGTTGACCCTATCAAGCACGGTTTGATTTTCGCACGATTTCTCAGCGAAGCCCGTGGTGGAAAAACCCTCAAAACCAGATTCTCCTCAAGACCTTATGTTGAAGAGGCAATGTTACAAATGAGTGAAATCAAGTGAAAAAAATCATACACGTTAACCAACATCTTATCAAGAAAAACAGAAAAGCCGGATTGAAAGATCCGGTGATTACAGTCAAAACTTATAAATCAAATGATTATGCCAAAGAAGTCATTATTGATGGTCCTTGTAGAATTATTTATAGCCCAGACAAGCCGTTGAAATGTGGTGCGCACGTTTGGATTGAAACCAACTCTAATGTTAAGTTAAAATGATAAAGAAAAAATTTCGCTGGAAGTTTGAAGGCCGTAATCAGCATGGAAGTATTAGTCTTCCTGAAATGTATGTCAAGATCAGTCATAGGCCGGTTTTTCCATACATGTTAGTTGCTACGGATTATGGCCCAATTGAAGTGCCTATTTCCGATAAGATTACCTTAAGTTTTTCTAACACTCTAAATGAAATTGATGTTTCATCGGGCGTTTTGCGTAATGTTGATCATTATGACAATACGATTGAGGCATGGGAATTTTTCAATACTTCCATGAAGAAGCTTGATGAAGAAAACTGGTTGTTGTCGTACAAAGAATCAAAGACTAAATCGGTAGCAAAGGGATTGTTGAGCGGCAACCCATTTTATATTCCACCACTTTGAGATTAATATGTCAGACTATTCAGGTTATAAATGGATTAAGGTTGTTCCGTACAAGATGAACCCAGATAAATCGTGGGAAGAGCGATACCACGAATTAGAGAAGCATCATATTCAAGAAACAATGTTTTTAATTGAAGAGATTAGGAAAGTTGTCGATGAGGCCAAACGAATAAAAGAATACAATCTTGAAAAGCTTTGTCATCAAAAAACATTAGAATGAAAAATTTTCGCAATCAAGTGGCCGCATATCTGTCTTCTGCACCCGTGATTGATTTCAACGGAACTACTAAGTACGTTTTGTTGGATTCAGTTAGAACAGCACGAAGCCTGTTTTCGGAAACGTATCAGATAAGTTATTATCTGACAGACGATCCACTACCTGTTAACTTTTTTACGATTGAAGCCAAGCAACACTCTCTTCGAAGTTCTTCTGATGAAAGACCTGCTGGACCATTATTCACTGGTGGATTTAACAGTCGATTAGGTTTTCAAGAAGCACAAAAGATTTTTGAACAAACTGCCCGTGAAGTTTTCTATCTTGATGTCAAGTAAGTTATATGTTATTTTAGTAAATCATATATAACTAGAGGCTTGAGATGTTCCGTTCCCTGCACCGTAATATCAAATTACGGTTGTTCGAGTCGTTTGTTAACTGTTTGCTCGGTTGTATGGTTTTTCCGTTCATGATCATTTACTACGCCCAACATTTCGGCGAAGTGTGGTCGGGGATATTGACTACAGTTAACGTCGCTATGGGTTCAATCGCTGGTTTCTACGGCGGACATCTCTCTGATAAACTCGGTCGTCGCAAACTGTTAATGTTTACAACGACCATTCAAATCTTTTCTTTCAGCTGTATGGCTTATGCGAACTACTTGGTCGAGTGGCCGGTTGTTACGCTACTTTGCAGTTCTCTCAATGCGATCCTATTCGGCTTCTCGGCACCTGCTTCACAAGCAATGACGTTGGATGCTACGGATGAAAAGGATCGCAAGTTCGTTTACGGACTACAGTACTGGCTTCACAATTTGGCGTTCCTATGCGGCAGTCTCGTAGGCGGATTGCTGTTTCTGGAATACAAATTTCTTTTGATGATGATGATGGCTATAGGGGCTGTCTTGTCGTGGTGCCTGTTGAAGTTCTTCATCAAAGAACTCTATGCTGGTACGGAACCCAAGCACAATATGGTTAAGAACTATTTGGCTATCTTGAAAGACCGCCGGTTCGTCTTTTTCAGTTTGGGGGCCGCTTTCCTCGGCTCTGTTGAATTTCAAGTCAGAAACTACTTGGCAGTTAAGTGTGCCGCCGAAGGTAGTTTATTCAATTACACTTTATTGATTTCAGAAAATACTTTGTTGGTCGTTTTGTTAGGGATCGTTTCTTCCTACTTGATCAAAAATACCAATCACCGCAAGGTTCTCTATATTGGCGGAAGTGTACTGATTGTAGCAATGTCTTTGATGGCAGGATTCAGCCATTGCTTGTGGATATTGATTTTGTTAATGGCGATTGCTACAATGGGCGAATTGGTAATGGTACCGTCAGAACAAGCGTTGATGGCTGACATGATTCCCTCTGATGCCAGAAGTTCCTACATGGCAATCGGCAATGTTTTCTGTAGATTGGGAATTATGTTTGGTTCATTGTCTGTAACAATAGGACACTTTTTGACTCACTGGCAAATGGTTGGTTTGTTTATGTCAGTGGGTTTCGGCGGATTACTCTTGATAACTTTAAGCTATAAACAAAAGGTAATGGAATGAGTTTACTAGGTTGCGCCGAAGAAATATTGATTTCTCTTGCAAAAGAGCCTGTTTATGGGCACCCATCAAATGCTTTAGAGCAAGGAAAATATGAATATCAAGTAATTGAACAAGCGAAATCACTCCTTGAACAATATAACTTAATTCATTATAATGGCCCGCCGCCAACACCAGCAATATTAACATTTGAAGAATTGTATCGTAAGAACCAATTGGCATCTTTTGTCAATTGGTCTTTGAGTGGAAAAGGTTCATTGGTTATAGAGCAATACGGTATGAAGTCGGGGTTTTTAAAAAAGTATTTAGACCATACAAATAATCCAAATCCAAAACCTCATTGGATTAAACGTTTCATAAAATGTTTCATATTTGGTTTTTTGGGCTGTATTATCTTGGGCGGTATTTTTTATACTTGGATTGCTAATTATACGCAAACAGATTTTAATAATTTTCTAAATTCTCAATTAAAGTGACTTCAATGACACATGCATTTCACCCTGAAAGTTTGATGATGAGCCACGGCTATAACCCTGCGTGGTCAGAGGGTGCCGTCAAGCCTCCAGTCTTCTTAACTTCCACTTTCGTGTTTGACTCAGCCGAAAAAGGCAAAGAGTTCTTTGACATTCAGTGCGGTCGCAAAGCCCCCACATCATCCACCGGGTTGATTTACAGTCGGATGAACAATCCCGACTTGGAAATCCTTGAAGGAAGATTGGCCATTTGGGACGGTGCCGAAGCCTGCGCATCCTTTGAAAGCGGTATGGCAGCAATTTCCACAGTTATGCTCGCCAACCTCAAACCGGGCGATCTTGTTCTTTACAGCAATCCCCTGTACGGCGCAACTCACTTCTTCATTAAACATTACTTGAAGAATTTGGGCATTCAGTCTATCGGCTATTGGCCCGATCAGACGGAAAAAGAAATTATTAGTATGCTGGAAAACTACAAGGGAGCTGTTTATCCAAAGATGGTTTTCGTAGAGACGCCAGCGAACCCCACAAACACTCTGTACGACATTCGGATGGCCAAGCGGATCGCAGACAAATACGGGGCACTTGTCGCCGTAGACAATACGTACATGGGGCCATTGTGGTCACAGCCGCTCAAGCATGGCGCTGATTACTCGCTTTATTCTGCTACCAAGTACATCGGCGGGCACTCAGACCTAGTTGCCGGTTCCGTATGCAGCAGCAAGGCGATGATGGCACCTGTACGCAAGTTGCGATCCCACTTGGGAAGTATGGCAAATCCTTGGACGGCTTGGATGATGATGCGAAGCTTGGAAACGTTAAAGATCAGAATGGAAGCACAAGCCAAGAATGCTGAACACGTTGCCGGTTTCCTGTTAGGACACGCTAAAGTTGAAAAAGTGTATTTTCTCGGATATTCAACGGGACAACAATTTGAAATTTGGAAGAACCAGTACACTTCCGGTGGGGCAATGATTTCCTTTGACATCAAAGGTGGCGAGGCGGAATGTTTCAGGTTCCTTAACAGTTTGAAGTTGGCGAAGTTGGCCGTAAGCCTTGGCAGTACGGAATCGCTTGCCGAACACCCATACTCCATGACTCACTCGGCTATTCCGCAAGAAGAGCAAGTTAAGATGGGGATTACGGATAAGATGATCCGATTCTCAGTCGGATTGGAAAATCACGATGACATTATTTGGGACATTGAACAAGCATTAGAAAAGGTGTAACATGAGTCTTCCTATAATCAAATTTGATGATGCTGGCAAGATCAGCAATCTCGATGAAATTTTTGTCGATATTCCTTACGGCGTGGTTGATAAAGTAGGGGACAGCGGCAGAAGTGTAATCGCTTGGCTCAATCAAGAAGATAAAGTGATCAATGGAATAGACAACCATTGTTTCATTTGGGGTCGTGTTTTGGTCGGTGAGGGCAAAAGTCGGCAAAAAAATCTTAGTGGAACATTCCGAACTTATCGGATACATTCTACAAGTGACGCAATAAAAGAAGCAATAGTTAAAAATTGTGCGTTCGGAGCTGTCTAATGAAAATGATGCCCGTTGGCTCTGTTCTTCCAATGATCCCTAAGACTAAGTCTAAGTACAGCAATGCACCAATGGAAGGGTTCATTTTTACGCATTTTAAATATGATGAACGTCACAAGATTTTTTCTTTGCCAGACAGTGTATTTCGTTCTTTTTGTTTTGAAATCAATCCGTCATTTGGCCCATTGTCGCATTACACCAAATTTTTCAGTCGAGATTGTACGCCGCATCAACAGATAGCGTTAGATGCTTTGATCGACAGTTTGGATAAAATGGGACAAGTAATTAACTGGAAAGATTACAAGGGTGATTGGGGATGTCGCATCAACAAAGATTGTGTCATTTTGGAAACATGGGAATTGGATGATGGTGGATGTTAACATGAAGCGACAACTTACGTCTAATGATGTACTATTTAACCCCGATGTAGAAAGCCCAGAATTTATTTTGGGGGTTTTTAGAAGTCAAAGGGGTAATCCAATTACGCCGGGTGAAATAGAAGACATCCTCCGATATGAAATGCAACATCAATGTCGAAAAGATTTCATTGAAGCAATGCGACCATTTTATGAACCGGCAATCTTTTCTTATCGTGGCGTTCCCATTAAGGATCTTCATTGTTCTTATACAATCCCGAAAGATGCAAAAATTTACGATTATTGTAACATGAAGTGGTTAGAACACAAATATCCAACTTATGATGAAATCATAGAAAGTGAAAGTTAATTATGAAAGTTTATGTATTGGTTGATGGAAAACAAGATCCATCTGATCTGCTCAATTACAAACTTCATTGTCTATCAACGGACTTGGGCGTTGTAGCAAAGCAGTTGACAGATAAAACCAAGATTTATTATCTCGAACTTCTGAATGAAGAAGAGATTGTTAGTTGTATGTTGTCGTGTTTTCACGGCAATACCTGTACAATTAAGAACTATAAGATTCTTCAAGTGATAGGATTTGAAGCAGCATCTTCCGATGAAGTTGCTAGTTTGTTGGGCGAATACGCAGATATAGTTAATGATTTTGGCATTGATGCCGCTAAAACTAAGTTATTCCTTGAAAGACACCAAAACAATAAAGGGTTCGTCAGTCTTGTACCTACTGTGAATGCAATGCGGAAAAAGATCGACTCAGCTAAATAATCTATGTTTTCATTTTTAAATACGTTTTTGTTTATATTCCTTTTGCAACCAACACCACAAGATTACGCTTTGGCGGAATCTTTTTTACAACAAGATTGTCCATACAACACAATTTACGAATTGCCTGCTCCGTGGACTACAACCTATGAAAATATGGTTGCTGGTGGACAACCACAGAAGTATCTCAACGAACAATCTTTCGAAGTTAAGAGATTGAAGATAGCTCTTAAGGAAGTATTCAAAAAACATGAATTGACAGATGATGATGATTACTCTTATACGGTTTACGACTTTGCCGATATGAGGCGACGTAATGCCATTTATTGGAAATATCCTAATCCAAATCACTTTAACTTTTATGTCAATGCTTTTACGGCGATAGATAGAGAGCAATTCGCATATCATTTCAACATTTATATCCAATCCAGAATTGATTCGGGATTAGAAAATGATAGAATAGAGACATTCAAAACAATTAAAGGTGAGTCAGAAGAGCTTTGGAATTTTTGGCGAAATATGCGGATAGCTATAGGCGATTCCAATCCGGGTATGCCTTATAGCAGAAAGTATACTTTCATCGCACGTAAAGAAGCGTTAATTGCCATCTTTGATTACTTGGGTGAAGAAGATTTTTATAACGGCAACTATCCGCCGAATGTTCCAATTTGGCGGTATAATTGGGAGAAGTGATGAGAATTTTGAAACGCTTCTATTTGATTTTTCAAACACCAATTTTGATTTCGGTGGCAATATTATTGTTTGCTTTATTTGGGTTATGTTGTACGAACTGCACAATGAACTATCCACCCTTTCAGCCTGAAAAGGTGGAAAATATTGGGCGTCTTATGTCGAGTGGAAGCGGTTATACAATTTTCATAGAAGACGAAGCAAGCAAACAGTTAATCCAGCGAACTATTCCTAAAGATTATGGTGATACTGTTATCGTTCTTATGGATTGTGCCCCCGATAAAAAGATGTGGTTTTCTGCTGAACCAGATCCGAAACGTCTCGCACACGGTATTTATACGCTTCACATCCACGATGCCTCGGAAATCGGAGCAGGTCGTACCGGCGGGAAATTTCCTCAACAAAAACACATCATTGAATAAATAATTCATGCAAATCAAATTCACGAAAACGATCAGTTTACTCGTACGTCTGGAATGTTACGGCATTCTGTATAATGATGAGCAAGAGTGGGAATTTGATGAAGGCGAAATCTTTGATGTTAAAGAAGTCCGGTTCAGCGACGAAAGAAACGTCAAAAGTGGGAAAAAAGCCAAGTCGATGAGATTTGTTAACATCCTACTCAATCAAGGGGATGAAGATTACCCGGATTACATCTTTTTTGTACCGGAAAATTGCTTTGAGATTCTATGATTCAGCCGAACAGTATCTATAATGAAAATTGCTTAGCTACCCTCAAGAATACGCCAGACGATTTTATTGACTTAGTGATTACGAGTCCACCTTACGATAATCTAAGAGATTATAAGGGGTATTCGTTTGACTTTGAGAATATCGCCAAGGAACTTTATCGCACCGTCAAAAGTGGTGGTGTAATCGTATGGATTGTCAATGACGCTACTGTTGACGGCAGTGAAACGTTAACGAGTTTCAAGCAAGCCCTTTACTTCAAAGAGATTGGGTTCAACATCCATGATACGATGATTTACATGAAGGACAACCCGCCTCCCGTGGGTGGAACTAATCGCTATTACCAAGCCTTTGAGTACAACTTCATAATATCCAAAGGATCGCCGAAAACCTTCAATCCAATCGTTGAGCCACGCCGTAATAAATGGAATGATAAGAGAACTGTTAGAACTCGGCCAATTACCAGAAACAAGGCCGGGGTGTTCACGGAAAAAGAAGTCAAGGTTAACGATCAAGTCAAATTACAGAATGTTTGGAGTTACGTGGTGTCGGGTGGTAGCGTGGCAGAGGAAATGATTGCCCACGAACATCCAGCGATTTTCCCAGAGTCCCTTTGTCGTGACCATATGATTAGTTGGAGTAATGAAGAGGATTGGGTGTACGATCCATTCATGGGAAGCGGAACAACTGCCAAGGTCGCACTATCATTGAATAGGGTTTATTTTGGATCGGAAATCAGTAATGAGTATTGTAAATTAATAGAAAGGCGATTGAGTGAGTCTGTCAGAAAAACTTAATAATATGGTTATTAACTTACAATCAATGCTTCTTTGTTAATAATCTGAATTGAGTGCGGATTGAATACGATCACGTGGATGAGATTCTTCATGCCGAAGCTAGAAGGGAACATTCCAACTTTTTGAGGCTTGGGTATAATCACACCATCGTATCCTAACATGCTATACATGTTGGTTACGTAGTTCTGTGGTGTATTCTTGTAAAAATCATACCAGACGCTTTGAAACACCTGATGGGGTGTTTCGTTGTTTAACATGCCGTCTAATGCGGTCAAAAATGCCCGATGTGGATTTTCGTCCCAATTTTCAAGTGTGTCATTTAGGTTGGGAGCCGCTTTCATCAACTTGATGACTTGTGCTCTGTTGACTTTACCCTTCAGTGGAACAACCTTATTCAAAGTAACTTTAAGTGTAAAAAGAAAGCCCTTGCCACGCATGTAGTAAAGGGCATCTTGTCTGTTGTTTGTTAAGTATATGCCCGGCCCCTCTTGATCGTGACCATTACCGACCTTATCGACGGTGAAGGTATTGAAATCAGTAGGGGTGCCGTGGAATAACTCTAAAACTTTTGCCATATCGTAGTTATAATTTTTATTAGTAAATTCAAATGAGCATTGAAAATTGTTTTTAAGGAACTATACTACACACAAGAAACCGTTTTTAAGGACGCAATGATGCTTAAACAAGATGAGATTGCTTATAATATTTTTGAAAAACGAGAAACCATTCAAAATTTGTTGAAAATTAATTTAGGTGGTGATGATCGTACTGATTGGTTTTTAGGAGAAAAGTTTTTGACCGAGTCTATGAAAAAAGAGACTTACGCTAAAAGAAGATTTAGCGAGATGTGTTTGGCAACACCAGATTCCCGAATGTTTAAGGATGATTTACAAAAAGCAGAAAAATTAATGTTGAGAACGGGACGTTTTGCTAATATGCCAGCTTATAAAACACAAGTAGAAGCAGCATGTAGAGTGGTGAAGGCGTTTAATGAAGGTAAAAAGTTCATATCAATTACAGCACCATTCCAAGTTGGTAAAACTGGCGTTTTTTTGGTTGTTGCCGAAATCATGTTAAAGAAATGGGAAAATGAAGGTAAGATAGGTGGTCGAATTATCATTATTTCCATGAATGGAAAAACTGATTTGGAAAAACAAATTAAGGATAGAATTGATCAATATGCTTACACGGCGTCTGTGAGAGATTATAGTCGTGACGTCATCGCTAGTAGATTAAATAAAGGAAAAGATTTTGCGGAAGAAATAGATGAGTATATTGAACAAGCTACTGAAAAATCACCGATTTTAATAATTTCAGATGAGTCTCATTGGGGTACGGAAGTTGGAGGGTTGTTTTCAAGAAAAATTTTGGAAAAAATGGAATTGAATGCCGCTGTTTCTATGTTAACTGTATCGGCAACGCCTTTTGAACAACTTTTTTCTAGTAAGAAATATTTGTGGGAAGAAATATTGTTGAATTTGGCTCTGGGTTATGTCGGTCCATCAACAATTTGCGGCAGAAAGATGCCTTGTGATCAAAATTACATAGAGGAAGATGTAATTATTGAAGAATGCATTCCTTCAAATTTCAAATATCATTCAGGTCGTAGTGGCAGTGAAATTGACAAAAATAAAGTTAGATCTTTAGTAGAATTTTTCCATCAGGGAAAATATTTTGAACAACACAATGTAAGTCGATGGAGTTGTATTGAAGCCGCCGATGTGGCAGCGGATTACATGACTAGTTTGGGTTTAGAGGTTATTAGGCATTATGGACCCAAGCATTTGAACACCAGTTTAACAAAAAAACTCCCTTCGATTCCTACTAAATCGTATTGTTTGGTAGTTGTAGATGTTCTTCAATGCTCGTGGACGCTTCCTCCTGAAATTAGATTAGCATTAGATGCTTCTTCTTTTAGTTTAACGAAAGGCAAATCAAACATAGCAGCCATTACACAAGCACTTTACGGAAGAATGTGTGGATATGGTCGACATAAATCCAAGATTGTTTCTTGTGTTGGAATGAAGGAGTATATCGATAATTACAAATTTGATGGATCACTTCCCAAGCATGCACGAGTTCAAAAATTTCAAACTAAAGCCAAAAGGGCTGTAAGTTATATTACACCAAATGGTGGATATGAAGCAGAAGTGTGGGAATCTAAAATTACTTCAGCCAAAGTTATTAAGGTCGAAGTTGAACAAATAGACAAATTAACCAAATTGTATATGACATACAAGCATGGCGAAAAACGAAAACGAAAAGAAGGTGATCAAGAAACCAAGAAAATTCTTAGTGAGATTACCGGCAGATTACCAAAAAGTTTTTGGTATAGAAAACTAGATGCCTTTAATGCTGACAAGAAAGTTCAACATTGGGGATCAAATAATACCGATATGGGCATTTTTTATGATGAACAAAAGCAACAAGTTTGGGGTGTTTATTGTTATGAAGATGCCGAAGAAGGTCAGCACAAAACCACGAATAATAGCGTCTATGAAAATTCGCCATTTTTGCCTACAAAAACCAATATTGCTTTTGAAGACGTTTCAAATGGCGATACTATTAGTTATGACAATTGAGATTAAGGATTTTTATGGGTAAAAAATGGACAAATGAGGAAACCGATTTGTTGAAACAAGTTGGTAAGGATTTTTTAACAAAAGAGATTCAAAAACTTTTACCACATAGAAGTCTAGGTTCTATCTTGACGCAATGTTGTAAGTTAAAGATTAAAAAAACTCTTGCATGTAAAGTAAGACAAGGTCAGTTGGCTGAAACTTTTGTTGATAGAACAAAATATCACAAATTAGATCATAGTTTAAAGTTTGATGATTTGTCCAATGAAGTTAAGCAGGTATTAATTGGGAGTATATTAGGTGATGGGTGTATTAAGAGAGGTGGAAACGCCATACATTTTATCTTTAGTGAATCTCATGGTTTCAAACAACGTGATTATGTTCTTTGGAAGAAAGATAGATTCGAAATATTTAAACCTAATTATTTTGAATCAAATGCTTTGGTTGAAAGAAAAGGTGAAAAAATTTGGGTAAAAAAGCCAACAATTATCACACCTTCTCATCCAATTTTTACCGAATTAAGAACCAAATTTTATAGTGGTAAGTCAAAGGATAAAGATACTATACCGTATGAACTAATAGAGCAATTAGATTCGTTGGGTCTGTTAATTTGGTATTTGGATGATGGTACCAGAAACGATTGTTCGCCCATCATCAGCAATAAAGGCTTTGGTTATGAACAATTATGTCAAATTGTTTGTATTCTTAATAAAAATCTGAAATGTTCTTTGTATGCTATGAACAACAAGGGATCAAATAGAATATGCTTTAACCCTGAGAATAGAGATAGATTTCTTGATGAATGGCAGAATATTAACATACCCGAAAGTATGAAATATAAGCTAATTATTAAAGAAAAAATAACAAGAGAGTATGTTAGAAAGATTAAAGATGAAGACATACCAATAATTATTGGTATGTCTCAAAACGGATTACCTACACGTATAATAGCCACTCATTTTGGAGTATCGGAAGAGCTCTCCGGCGTGTTCTTATTAGAAATAACATATCAAGAAGACGTTAATTTATATTATTTTTTGTCGCAGTTTCCGTTAATGCAAAATGAAGCCATATGGGTGTGCATGTGAGGGAAACCACCCATGCTTTCAATCATGTTACCGTGAGCCGTTTCACCTTTAAGCTTGGCTGTTGGTTGAGGGGGCTGCATACCACCGGCATCAAATCCGGTAGGAGGCAATGAAGGTGGCCCGCCGCCGATTCCGCCCATTCCTGCCGGGCCTGCTGCTGGCCCTGTAGCTTGTCCGCCCATCATTGCACCGCCGCCGCCCATTGCGCCGCCCGGTGGGGGAGCTGATGGGCCAGCCGGTCCTCCGCCGCCCATTGCCCCGCCCGGAGGTTGAAGGTTGGGTTGTGCGGGTCCACCACCACCAAATGCCCCGCCTTGCGGTTGTTTCATTTGTGGGGAAGACATACCCGAAGGATTTTCGGGAGGATTTCCGACTGGCCCACCGTCTTCGACAGATAGGTCTTTTTTCGGCTGTACTTCTTCGTTTAACCTGTTTTCCATAACATAGTTATCAAGTGCCGTCATGTAGGTATCATTCATACCACGGGCAATACGATGACAGAACTTTTTGCCGGTTTCAGGCTTTGACATACTCTCAACCATATTCGTAACGAATTCTGGATGATCTGCGCTTTCACTGAATAATTTGTTGAAGCCACCTTCGTGTCTCTTGATTTCTCGTACAAAACGAGTCATCAATCTTGGGTTTTTAGCTGCCAAGTGAGCAAGATATTCAATTGTTTGATTTGGATCTGGCGTAAATTGATTACCATTCAAGTCGGTAATCGTAGGTAAAGGTTCTTCTTCAGTATTCTCGGCGTAATAATTAACAAAATCAGTAGGCGACAATTTTTGAGTGTCTTTGAGGAATTCTTCGGACGTTAATTTGGCAATGTTTTTCTTCGTGAAATTGAACTTAGGTTCTTCACCACCGGAATTGGTTGCCGTCATTCCGGGCATCGCATCAAATGCTAAACCTTTTTTTGGGTCTTCGGAAGATGAGGAAAGATAAACTCCGGTATCGTCGGCTTTGTCAGCGTACGGTTGGGTGGTATCTTCGGCCTTGTTCCCATACTTGGTAGCCAAAAAACCCTTGTAATCCTTGCCAATGAAGCCAGAATCAATCTTAATGAGTTCTACAGTCTTGCCTTCTTTGGGAATGGCTTGATCTTTGGTGATAACACCTTTTTCATCGCCCAAACCCTTGCCGACATTGGCACCCTTGCCACCGTCTTTTTCTTTATTTGGTTCAAGACCATTTTGATCTCCGAAGCCTTTGCCTACGGCTGGACCCTTGCCGCCATCCGGGGCATTGTTCGGCTTACCAGCGGGTTCTGTTGCCAAACCCTTTTCTTTGGCTTCTTTAGCTTCTTGAAATTCTCGGAATTTTAAATGTCTCATAGAATTTATATACCTTCCTCGCCTTCAAACTGTCGTCTAATAAAGATCGTAATATCTCTTTTCTTATATATGTCATTAATGTTTAATTGATCGCTTCGGAGCATAGATATTGTCATGGACGACAATCAAAGACAAATCGTCTTGGGTACGCTGCTTGGCAATGGATATATTTGCCAAGGCTCTAAGAACAGCTACTTGTGTATGAGACACAGCAGCAAGCACTTATCTTGGCTTCAAACCAAGGCGAGCGAAATTGCGCATTACGGGGCCGCAACACCGTGGTATATCAGTGGAACGACTTGTACTTGGCGTTCTGTTTCACATCCAATTTTCACCGATCTGCGTAAATTCTGCTATCCCGACGGCAAAAAACAAGTTTGCATGGAATGGCTTGATCCGTTGAGAGATATGGGGCTTGCAGTTTGGTACGGTGATAGTGGCACACTGATTGGCCGCAAGATGAAGAACGCTTGTCTTCGGACGCAGTCTTTTGGCTTAAAAGGCAATGAAATCATTGAACAATATTTCAATGAGGTTGAAATTCCTTGTAATATTAATAAATCACGCAAGAGTTATGTGATTGTCTTTACGGTTCCGGGTACTGAGACGTTAATTCGTATGATTGCCCCGTGGTTGCCAAAAAGTCGCTATCCCAAATTACTTGCTGGACAATTCAAAGAATAATTGACATTCTTTAGTTTGTATGTTAGTATCTTATTCATATGAACAATTTACGGTTAGAAAACAATTATAGTTGGTTGGAATCCGGAGACGAGGGCTTGAAGCATATACTTTGGAGAGCATTGCGGGTCAGAGCCAAGAATTACTTTCACAACTTTCGATATAAACAAAAACTCTGGGACGGTTACGATGATTTCTTCAAGAAAGATTCCGGTAGGTTTTTAACTGGTCTGCTTCCGGAAGTCAAGGGTGCTTTGAAGGAGTTGGGTGCTCCTTACACGGTCGCTGATTTTCGTAACAAAATCACTTGGCGTGTTCCTTCCATCAATCAGTACTTCTTGAATGAAGGCCCGAATCCAGTTAAGGAACTTCGGGATTATCAAGTTGATTACGTTAACCACACAATCAAATACAGTCGTGGTCTCATTACATCTCCGACTTCATCTGGTAAAACCAATACGATGAAGGCGATTGTCAAGGCATTGCCGCCTAAGACGCCAACGCTTATTCTAGCCAATAAAACCTCTCTGGTGGATCAGAACTACGAAGAAATCAAGTCTTTGGGATTGGAATGCGGTAGGCTGTACGGTTCCAAGAAAGATCCGAATTACATCACTTGTAGCACTTCTCAGAGCGCCCACTTACTTAAACCGGTACTCGGCAAAATCCAAGTGTTGATCGTGGACGAAATCCATGAAATGATGAGCAAGGTGCCGAAGAAGATTTACGCTGCGATGAAGAATTGCTCTGTACGGATTGGAATGAGCGCTACGCCGTTCAAGTTTGGAGGCAAGGATGAAAGCCAGATGTATGATGTCAAGGGATGGTTTGGCCCTCCCTTCTTGACCGACAGCACCGAGAGTGGAAAGTTAACAACCAAAGAACTTCAAGATCGGAACATTTTATCCAGTGCGGAATGCTATTTTGCCAAAGTCACAGAACCTAAGATTCCATATGCGATTTATTTGGATGCAGTTACATTTGGTATTGCTGAAAATGAACATTTTCATAAGCAGGTTTCTGATCTAGTGAAAGGCTTGAAAGGTCGTTCCTTGGTAATTGTTGAGAGAATTGCCCACGGCGACAGGTTGCAGGAATTGATCCCCGGTTCGTTGTGGGTACGAGGCGAGGATACTCTAGAGACTCGCAAATATATCATTGACCGATTGAAGCACGATGAAGACGATTTGGTTGCGATTGCGACTTCCGGTATTTTCAATACCGGTATTAACGTCTTTTGTCATAATCTCGTAAATGCGTGCGGGGGCCAGGCCGACCACCAGATTATTCAAAGATTTGGTCGTGGATTGCGTATGGCGAATGACAAGGATCACTTAAAGTATTATGACTTTATCTTTGAAATCAATGATTATCTGGAAAAGCACTCTTGGAAGCGAGTGAAGATCATTGAGGCCGAAGGGCATAAAGTGACTGTACAAGAATGAAAAAAGCCCGGCTAAGCCGGGCTTTTTCGTTTAGAGCATATCCTTAAGTTTGCCACCTTTGAGGCAAGGTTCCATTTGCCTTTCGTAGCTAACCGAGCCATCCAATTTGCTTACCAGTCGCCATTCGACTAGGTTCACATTTCCAAAGATCCATTTATTTTGGAAGGTAACGGGATCAACCCATTTTTGTGCGTATTCTTCGGCGATGAAAAGTTCGCCTTTGCGTGCAAAGGCGAGAGTGCCTTTGTCTGTTTTTACTTTGTCCGGTTTGAATTCACCTAATACGGCTTCACAAAACGGATCTGGGGGTTTAACGTTTATCATACCGTTAAATAATGATCGGCGGATAAAAATCCGCCGATTTTGTGAAAAATATTTTTTTATTTAACCGATGGTCGGTTCCGCAGCGGTTTCAACCGGCTTTTTGCGTACGCCGATGCCGATGACGACGGGTTGTGGCACCGGAAGAACCTTGAGGGTATTCCAGCGGCCAACATCGGATTGCCCTTGCCATTGCTGGACATGAACCTCCTTAATGCTCGCTGTTTGGTTCCCTTCGCTGTCCACGCCGTACAGTTTGTGAAACGCTTCGTCGTAGTTTTCCTGTACAAAGGCGTAGTTGCTACCGAGCGTTATCAACCCTTCTTTGCCACTGGCAAAGACGGCAATTGCTCTGTATCGCTGAGATTTGGGTTCTTGAAGTGGTCTTTTCATCGTCTTCTCCCCTGAGAATCTACGTTGTTACTGGTTCCGGCTCAACCAGCGTTGATAATATAATCTCATAATTTTTCTCATAAGTCAAGAAAATAGTACTAAATAATCTCATATGAAGCAAAGTTTTTATGAAGCCTGTACCCGCTTAACCGAAGCTCCTCTTGGTCCACCGCCCCCGGCTGGTGGTATGCCGCCTGCTCCAGGTGGTGAAATGGGTGGTGCCCCTGATGCGATGGGAGGTGCTCCCGGTGCTGATCCTATGATGGGCGGAATGGGTGGCGGGCCTCCTATGGGCGGTGATATGGGCGGAATGGGCGCACCACCACCACCGGCAACTCCTGTACCTATCCAAAACATTTCCATTGCCGACGTTTGGAAAGTGTTAAGACGTGTCGCTGACGATCAAAAGTATAACGAATTTTTCAATGAGATTAGTGTTTCAAAACGCAATCCAAAGTTAAATAAAGTTGCCAAAGTTGAGCAAAAGCCCAAGAGTTTGTTGAAGTGAAAAAAGTAAGATAGAAAATGAAAAGATTATCGTTAGAATATACCGACATAACCCCTCGGTACTTCTATGCCCGAAATTTTATTTTTCTCAGACGTTCACATCGCAGCACATAAAGGTAGTCAAGATCGCTTGGAGGATTGTCTAAAAGTCCTCCAGTGGGTTTTTGATACGGCCCGCAAGCGGAAGATCAAAAATATCGTTTTTGGCGGCGACCTCTTTCAAGACCGTCAAAAAATTCAAGTTTTGGCTTACAACAAAACATTCAATGTTCTGAATGCCAATCCCGACATTAATCTTTATCTTCTACTCGGCAACCACGATCTGTGGTTTTACGAAAGTAAAGAAATCTCTAGTGTACATCCGTTCGCTGCCCTTAAAAACGTTACTGTCGTATCGGAACCATCAACCGTGATGGTCGGCGATTTCCCAATTGACTTCTTGCCCTTCACTCATAATCCAATTAATACTCTAAAGAATTGGAAAGCGAAGAAGTCTAACGTATTGATTGGTCATATTGCCGTAGATGGTGCCGTACTTAACTTTAATCATAGAACAAAAGCAGAAGTATCGGTTGAGAATGAAAACGATATGGTACCTGTTAGCCGTGATCTTTTTGACGGATGGAACAGAGTTTTCTTGGGACACTATCACGGTGCCCAAAAATTGACCGACAAGGTAGAGTACATCGGTTCGCCATTACAGTTAACATTTAACGAAGCCTTTCAGGAAAAACACATCTTGGCGATGGATACTGAAACATTGGAAACGATTGCGATAGTTAATGATTTTTCACCGAAGCATTTGATTTTGGATGCTGTGGATTTGCCCGAAGATTTGGGCCGCAATTTCGTGAGGGTTTACGTCGATGACCTCAATTCTGCCGACGTAGTAGATTTACAGAGCAAGGTACGTTCTACATCACCGGATTCACAAGTAACATTTCTACCGAAGGAAATCATTGCGAAAGAAGAATCCAAAGAAGATCGAATGCTCAAATTCAATTTGCAAGATGGCGACCTTTTCCAAAGGTTCATTTCTGCCAGCAATACACAAAATTTAGACACGAATGACTTGCTCAAAATAGCACAGGAGATTTGCGCCGAATGAAAATCAATTACATCAAAGCATCAAACTTTTTATCGTTCGGAAACGAGAATCCTCTTTTCATCGATTTCACAAAGTACGGCAACATCGTTTGTATCAAAGGTGAAAATCTTGATATTGGCAAAGATGCGAGTAATGGTGCTGGTAAGAGTACCATCATAGAAGCCATTGTTTACGCCTTTTATGGCAAGCTGATCAAGAGCCTCAACCAATACGAAGTCATCAACATTAAGATGAAGTCCAAGTTGGAAGTTGAAATTGGCTTTGAATTGGACGGTCACGCTTATGTGATCAATCGCAGAAGAGAAAAGAACGATTTGACTCTGTACAAGGATGGCGATTTACAGAAGCTCGGTGGTATTCCTGCAACCCAAGATGAAATCAACAAGATCATCAAACTGAACTACAATGCCTTCATTAACATTGTTTGTTTCGGCCAGCATAACGCTAAGCCTTTCTTGATGTGCAACCCTTCTGAAAAAAGGCAGATCGCAGAGAGTTTGTTGTCTCTAGACAAGTACAATAAGTTTTGTGAGTCGGCGAAGAAGCGGAAAACTGTAATTCTTCAAAAGCTGGAAGTCATCAAAGCAGTTTATGAAAAAAGTTCTGTTAATGTTCAAACTGCTGAACGGCAAATTATCAACATCTCAAAGCAGCGTGAAGATTGGCGAATGGGCCAGATGAACAGCATTGAGCGATTGAAGCTACAGATTGTTAGGGCAAAAGAGGAGATGGCCCAAATTCAGCCAGATTCGGTGAGTAGCTACGAGAACATTTCTTTGGTTGAAGAGTCGATTCAAGAAAAAACGAAATCTCGTCAAGCGATACAGGAAGCGATTCGAGAAGCGGAAAAGAAACACAGTCAAGTACGTGAAGATCGTCAAACGTTGATGCTAGGAACTAAAGAACTCGCTTACGCAATCAAGAAGAGTGAAAAAGACATTGAGGAATTGAAGCAACAAACCCATTCTTTGACGACGAGTAACGGTACTAAATGTAAGGTTTGTTTCGGTGTTGTGAACAAGGAAAATTTCCAGCACGTGATTTCCCATAACGAGGATCAGATTGCTGAAATCAGGGAAGAGATCAAGAAGAATCAGACCGATTGGGATGCGGCGGCTGTCAAGATGGGCAAGTACGATAGGGCGATTGCGGCTATTGTTGAAGCGATTGAAAATGCCAAAATTCGTGAATTGGGTGTCGTGAGGAATATTCGTGAGTTGGAATCCAAGCGTTCACAGTTGACAGCGGCTTTTCAGAAGAATGCTAATGCAGCGGCATTGATTATCGAACAAAAGATTGATACACTGTCAGAACAATTAGAGCAGAAAGTAACTGAGTACGAGGCAGGCGATCCTTATGGGCCGATCTTGGCCAATTTGGAAGCAGAATTAGATTTCAATCGTCAAAAGATGATGTCGCAGCGTAAGGAAGTTGATGAGCATACTTCTCAAATCCCATATTACGATTTTTGGATTATGGGTTTCGGCGACAAGGGCATTCGGTCGTTTATCATTGATGAAATCGTTCCATTGCTCAATGCCAAGATTAACTTCTGGCTCCAATTCTTGATTGATAATAAGATCACTCTTAAGTTCAATACGGAATTGGTTGAGAAGATTGAGAGGAATCCTCCAGACGGTGATCCTTTCGTACACAGCGCAATGTCTGGCGGTGAACATCAACGCATCAGCTTGGGTATTTCGCAGGGATTCGCAAACGTAACCGCTTTAACGGCTGGTTCCTGTCCGAGTCTTGTCAGTCTGGATGAGGTTGGTACAAATCTGGACAGACCGGGCATTCAATCCGTTTTTGCCATGATTTGCGAATTGGCAAGAGATCGTCAAGTCTTGGTGACTACACACGATCCTGAATTGTTGGAAATGTTAAGTAACTACGATACTATCACAGTCATTAAAGAAAACGGAATAAGTAGGATCAAATGAAAATAGAAGCAGTAAAAACAGGCAATACGCCAATCAACTTGTCTTCGTATTATGATTATTATACGAGCGAAACAGCAGCCCGTGAAAGTTACCGTACCCGTGTCAATCCATTGTATTACCACGGTATCGCCACCACACCTACCTTGACAAGATACGGCAAACAAATTGTTAAGCCTAAAATCAAGTCTAAAATCACCTGTGAAATATTGGGGGAAGAGTAATGCCACAAGTTGTTATTGAAGATATGAACATCACGGTTGATGTGCCAGCGGCATCAACATCATTATATTCGTATTCGTACGCCAACTCTTACTCTGACGATTACGTTTGGCACGATCCGTTTGATCATAGCTGGAGCTCGGAGAAATCGAAAAAGAAATCCAAGATCATATGCGAAATATTAAAGGAGCTGCCAGATGAAAACTGAAGAAGAAACTTTGGAGGCTTTGAAGCGAGAGGTGATGGCTGCTTTATACAGACATTGTGGAATCACACAATCACAAATTTTCAACAAAAATTATAGGCATCATTACGCACTGCCAGCAGATTACCACCAACAAGTTTTTGGATCATATTTTCCAAAACCAAAAATTACTTGCGAAATATTAGGGGAAGAATAATGCCAGTTTATGCAACGTGGCCAACATCAATTTCATCATCATTGTCATCACAATGGGATGAAGTTGAATATGGTATGTCATCGGGTATACCGCTAGTTAATATTCCGTCTCAGTTTGCAGATCGTAATGTTTGGAGTCATTCTGTTAATTATGTTGGCGCAAATCCATGTGGGGAGATTATTCTTCAAAATTCGTGGGGCGAGCCATTAACTGTCTCACATTCAGCAGATCCTATCATGCAAACTAACTATGGTTACATTCGTATCAAAAAATCAAAAATAAAATGCGAAATATTAAAGGAGATTGAATAATGCCAACTGAAAGTGAAATTAGAATTGTAGAGAATTTTTTGAAAGAATTCAAAGAGCTCACAAAGACAGAACAAGAAAAAATAATAGCAGAATTGAAAATTAAGCAATTGCAGAAATTGAAACTTGAAGTCATGGCTCAAAATCCATCTATTTTGGCCGTTCCCATGCCTCGTGTTGGTATCAGTTCCCGTGGTGTTGGTTCTGGTACAACTTTTAACGGCAATGAACGATGGCAGGATGAATACAGTTATGCCTATGAGTGTACTAAGCCTTACGTGTTGAAAAAGTCTAAAATCCAATGTGAAATATTGGGGGAAGAATAATGCCAGAACGTATTGAAAAATTAAAAGGATTTAAGGAAATTCCACTCAAAGAGATTCCGGAAAATCGTAGAACGTATCCGACTTTAACGTATCCGACTTTGCATATGCCTCTGATACGAAGAGCCTATCCGTCAATGGATTCGATATTGTTAACAACACCGCTTATTAGAATAAAAAAACCAAAAATCAAATGTGAAATATTGAAAGAAGAGTCAGAATGAATTTAACTAAAGAAGATGCAAATCGTATTTTGTATTGGTTCCAAGCTGCCGATCATGAAAGTCTTACTACTCCGTCTGATGCCGAAATTCTAAAACAAGCAGAAGAATCATTTCCGGGCATTTTAAAGGAACATTTCATTGATTTGAACTCTTTTGCTCAACAATTTAAAGAATAATTGACGGTATCACTTTAAATACCTTCCCTCAAAGTTTAAGAATTAAGGATCAGAATGTCAGTAGAAGCGTTACAAGATTACACATACACAAGCAAATACGCAAGATACCTAGAAGATAAAAAACGTCGTGAAACATGGCCAGAAGCGGTAGATCGTGTCAGACAAATGCACATCAGAAAGCATTCACACGCCGAAGAAAAAATCAATTGGGCCTTTGATCGTGTACTGGAAAAAAGAGTACTCGGTTCTCAGCGAGCATTGCAATTCGGTGGCAAGCCAATTGAAAAGGTTAATGCTCGGATTTACAACTGCTGTTTCTCTTATTGCGACCGACCACGCTTTTTCCAAGAAGCCTTCTACCTCCTCCTCTGCGGAAGTGGCGTAGGTTTCTCTGTACAGAAGCACCACGTTGCTAAGTTGCCAGTATTGCATAAACCTGCCAATGGTGGAATGACATACCTCATTCCCGATTCTATCGCAGGTTGGGGCGACTCTCTAGGCGTCCTCATCGATTCCTACACGAATCCAGACTCCGATTACTTCGGCTACACGGTTGAATTCGATTACGCCAACATCAGCCCTAAAGGTACCCCACTGTCATCAGGCTCAGGTAAATGCCCCGGCCCTGAACCGCTGGAAAAATCATTAGAGTTAATTCGCAAGCTGCTTGATAATCGTCTTAAGTTTGACATAAAGTGCGATAGCGAATTGAATACACCGGAAGTAGTTGTCAAGAATGAACTACACGCTAGAATTACAATTAACCCGGAAACGGTTGCTCTAAGACCTATTGATGCTTACGACATTGTGATGTACGCATCCGATGCCGTTCTCAGCGGTGGTGTTCGTCGTTCGGCTACGATCTGTTTATTCAGTCCAGACGATATGGAAATGGCCAAGGCCAAGACCGGTAACTGGTTCTATGAAAACCCACAACGAGCAAGAAGCAACAATAGTGCCTTGTTAATTCGTAATAAGACCACCAAAGAGCAATTCAAAAACCTGATGACTTGGGTTAAGGAATACGGCGAACCCGGATTCATCTGGTCGGACAGCGAAGAATGTGGTTTCAACCCTTGCGTTGAAATCGCCCTGTACGCTTATGATGAATTTGGAAACAGTGGTTGGCAGTTCTGTAACTTGACCGAAATCAACGGCAAGATGATTGAGAATGAAGAAGATTTTGAGGTAGCTGCTCGTGCAGGTGCTATCATCGGTACGCTCCAAGCCAGCTATACGTCTTTCCCTTATCTGGGTGAAGTCAGTGAGCGGATTACGGCTAGAGAAGCGTTGTTGGGCGTCAGTATTACGGGAATGATGGAAAATTCCAGAGTGATGTTCAGTCCTGATATTCAGCGTAAGATGGCTGAAATTATCAAGGAAGTTAACGGTGAATTTGCGGTAGAGTTGGGGATCAATCCTGCTGCCAGATGCACTTGTATCAAGCCTGCTGGTACGACAAGTTGTATGTTGGGAACGTCATCGGGCGTCCACCCTCACCACAGCAAGAGATATTTCCGACGAGTACAGGGTAACAACCTTGAAGCACCATTGAAATTCTTTGCTGATGTCAATCCGTTGGCTTGTGAAAAGAGTGTTTGGTCAAAGAATGGTCATGATTCCATCTTGACGTTCTGTATTGAAGTTGATGATAAGGCTTTGACGAAAGAGCATATCAGCGCTATTAACCTTTTGAAGTTTGTCAAATTGACACAACAGAATTGGGTGAGTGCCGGTACTAGACTTGAACGATGTGCGCAGCCTTGGCTTCGTCACAATGTTTCTAATACCGTTTCAGTTAAACCTGAAGAATGGGATGAAGTAGAAAATTACATCTATGACAATCGTGAATTCTTCGCAGGTATCAGTTTGTTGCCTTCAACTGGTGATTTGGATTATCCGCAAGCTCCGTTCTGTGCTGTGAGTACGCCGGAAGAATTGGTTGCCAAGTATGGAGATGCCTCTATCTTCGCATCAGGGTTAATTGTGGATGGCCTTCACGCTTTTGATAGCTTGTGGGTTGCTTGTGATACTTTGCGTGGTATTAATAAAGTTGCAAAGCCGGACAATCCTAATTGGTTAAACAAATACGATCTGAAAATAGATTGGGTACGTCGGGCAGAACAATTTGCCGACCGCTACTTTAGTGGCGACAAAGGTAGAATGATTTATTGCTTGAAAGAAGTCAGCAATTGGAAAATGTGGTGTGACTTAAAGCGTGAATGGAAGCACGTTGATTACGCCTCACTCACCGAAGATAGTGATGAAACTAACTTGATTGGAGAGGCAGCTTGTGCAGGAGGCGCTTGTGCCGTTTCGTTCTAGTTAAGCTTGATTTGGTGCGGAGGAAACGGTCATCCTCCGTGCCATATCTTGCATCGTACCAATGGCATCTTGAAGATCGCTCATAAAGGCAGTTTCCTTTTCGTTGGAACGCCATACTTTGCCAACGAGTCTCAAAACACGTACTTCAAACTCACCAAATTGATTCTTGCGAATTTTGAGTTTGAGTGCAGGATTAACGAGAATTTCGTTTACGGCAGACTCTTGGATTTGGTGATATTCGTTAAATTTTAGCATGGTGATATTTAGATAGCTAAATAGAAAATTAGATTTCATAAGTTTTACTAACCTACTGTAGAGATTTTTGGCTTCGGGATAAATAAGTTAAAGGAAAAATTCATGGCACATAAGATTACATTCGACCGCTCATTTGGCCCGACAGCCGTTAGTGCAGGTTCTGATACTACGACAACTACGATTGCCGTAACAGCAGAAACGGCTCCAACCGAAGTCACGGCTGTTAATTACACGAACTTTGTAATGCACGTTGCTGGCCCCGGTGATACTGGTCACACAACCGCCGCAACTTGTACTGACACCCAAGGAAGTTCCTATAACCTCATCAAAGAGGTTTTGTTCGGAACTTTTGCCTTGTCGGTATTCAGCAAATTGGCAGCGGTGGTCAATGTTGATACTACGGTAACTGTGGCTCACCAACTTTCCAAACACCGCTTGATTGCTAATGATGAGTGGTACAATATTGGAACCTTTGAAAAGATGAGCAGTGCTTATTCCTCAACAGTTAATGCTGCTGTGGATGCTGGTACTTTCAAGGTAGGGCACAAGAATTGGTTGGTTTACGGAGTTCTCGCTATTGGCGGCTCTGCTTATTCTGACTCTGTAACGATTCCAAGTGACTGGAATCTCATTCATGACAGCGGAACGAACTATGGTGACGGCAATGATGTCCGTATCGTAGTATGCTATCAAGTCGCTAAGAAGCGTAAGAAGGTAGAGTTCAAGCCTGTTATTTCCAATCCTCGTCTCTGGGGTGCGGTCATGTTTTCATTCAAAGAGAAACTGTAAGTCATTCAATCTCTTCGATTGTGTGACGACTCGTAAAGTTATCGTCGGATTTGGTTCTTAGAGCCAGACTACGGTACCTCTTGCGCAGTATTTCGATATCAGACTCGGATAGGTCTTCGATATTGAGTAAACGGTTGCTGGAACCATCCACGGAAGCGATGAGTTCATTGAGTTTGAGTTGTATTGCGGTTGAGTCTTTGTTTTGGGTACGCTGGATGAGGAATACCATCAGGAAAGTGATGATGGTGGTACCGGTATTAATTATCATTTGGTAAGAATCGGAAAAGCCCTCAAAGAGTCCCCCGATTGTCCAACTGATAATAAGAGCAAAAGCAAGTATAGTGGCATTGGTGGAACCAGCCCACGTAGTTACTTTTTTTGCTAATTTTTCACAAATGACGTTGAATGGCAATGGGACACCTCGTTGAAGGGTGATGGGGTTGATTATATAGGCAAAAATGGTAATATCATTCTTGGTGTAATACACTAACTGTAGATATAGGTTAAACATATGGCTTTGGGAGTGCCCAACCATTACAGAAGGAAGAGGCAACAGAATAATGTGCAAATATATTTTTGTGACAGGCGGCGTAATCAGTGGTTGTGGTAAGGGTGTGTCGGCGGCTTCTATCGGTTTGCTTTTGAAGATGCGGGGGGAAAAAATTAATATCATCAAATTCGACCCCTATCTCAACAGATCGGCATCCACACTTTCACCGTACCAGCATGGTGAATGCCTTGTGTGCGACGATGGTTCCGAAACCGACTTGGATTTAGGAACTTACGAACGCATCACTGGTATCGAGGTCTCACAAAAGAACATCTGTACTAACGGCCACCTTCTCTCACAGGTTTTTGATGAAGAGAAAGAAGGCAAGTATCTCGGTCAAACAATTCAAATCCATCCCCACGTCACCAATAAAATTCACGCAATCCTAGAAGACTTCGGTAAAGACCATGACATCGTGATCGTTGAAATCGGTGGTACTGTAGGCGATTTGGAAAGCGGCCACTTCATGATGGCCATTCAGCAATTCCGACATAAGCACGGCCCAAATAACGTCATGCTTTGCCATGTTGCCCCGATTTTGTGGGTTAACACGATTGGGGAATTCAAAACTAAGCCGTTACAGAAGAGCATTACGGAATTACAGCAATTTGGTTTGTTTCCTGATGTTTTGATTTGTCGTACTGATCGGCCATGCCCCGAAAAGTTGCTTGCCAAGATTTCTGAGTTAACAGGGATTTCCAAGGAAGCGGTATTCGATGCTCCAGACACTAGCAGCGTGTACGAAGTTCCGATTACGTTCTATACGAGACATGTGGATGATCTGATCGCAGATAGGTTCCATTTGCGTCGTACGGGGGTTAGAATCCATAAATATCGGGAATTGGTAGAGAAGTACGTTAACGCCAAAGACATGCCACATTTGAATATAGGCATCATTGGCAAGTACACCAGTATGACGGATGCGTACCTCAGTTTGAAGGAAGCCATTTATCATGCAGCGGTGAGTAACAATGCCAAAGCGAATATTCGTTGGATTGAGGCTGAGCGATTGGAAGAATGTCATACTCTCAGAGGTATGCAGAAGTTCTTTGAGGGAATTGACTGTGTGATTGTACCGGGCGGCTTTGACAATCGTGGAGTAGAGGGCAAGATTAGGGCGATTGAGTATGTACGGGAACGTAAGATACCTTTCCTTGGCATCTGCTTGGGGTTGCAATGTGCGGTGATTGAATTTGCTCGTCATATTGGCATTGAGGATGCTACGAGTCAAGAATTCAGCGCAACGAAGGGTTCGCACGTTGTACATTACATTGAAGGGCAACAAAGTGTTAAGACCAAGTCCGGAACGTTGAGATTGGGTGCTTATGATTGTGAGTTGGTTAAGGACTCGTTGGCATATAAGGCGTACGGAAAGAAGTTAATTTCCGAAAGACACCGGCACCGTTATGAAGTTAATGCTGCGTACACAGGGCAATTTACTGAACATGGGTTTAAGGTGTCTGGTACCAATCCTCAAACGGGATTGATTGAAGTGATGGAATTAGATACAAAGGTGCATCCATTCTTTGTGGGAGTTCAGGCGCATCCAGAGTTCAAGAGTCGTCTGGGTAATTCTTCGCCTTTGTTTCACAAGTTAATTGAAATCGCAATGGAACGCAAGGGGATCAAGAATGAGCCAGTGGTCGAAGAAGAAGTACCTCGTTGAAACAACGGGTGTCATCGGCAAGGAAATTTACAGTGCCACCGATCCTGATGATGCTGCGAGAACAGCTCGGCGGGCGGAAATCTTTTACAATCTCGTTTATCAACATCCCAGAATGTCGGGGGAAGAGGCAATTGCTCTGGCAACTGAGTACATTGATAACGAATCCGTTTTGCCAAAGTTCCAAATCAAAAAAGTTGTGGAGCTCAAGAGATGAGCATTCAAACCAAAGTCATGTTGAAGGTGGATACGATTGAAATGCTTGGCAAAGATGCCAAGGCTCATTTCAGGAAACTGTGTCAAGAACGGAAAATCGAATGCAATCCTTTTTCTTTTGAGTACACTGAAGAGCATCTCAAGTGTGCGGAAGAAACTTTGAAATTGTGGCGAAAGACTGAGAAGTTTAAAGTTGGCGACAAGGTCTATGTTGTTTCGACTTCACCAACCTTGATGAAAGATTGCATTCGTGCCGTCGTAACAGAGATTGGCGATGATGGGTGGGGTTATCGTCTTCGGGCATTTGAGCAGGATTTGCCCGGCATCTACATGTTTAACATGTGGGACAAAGATTTGCAAATTAGAGTTGGTAAAAAGAAAAAACCAACGCCAAAAAAGTTGTTGATTTCCGAGGATTGAGTCGTGAATACTAAAAATGATTTGTTGGAAGTGTTGCGTTGGGCACAAAACGAATTGGATCATGATTTGGATGAAACGGCTTGTTGTCAACGTTGGTGTCCTGCTTGCAAGGCTAGGGTAACTGTTCCGCAATGGAACAAATGGAATAAGGCATGTTATAATCCGCTCGAAGCTGTTCTGGCTGGCGAGGATTTGAAGTATTAATTTCCAAGGATATTATAATGAGTGATTGGATAGTCATTGGTGCAGGCCCGGCAGGAATTGCAGCGGTTGGACAACTTTTGGATAATAAACAAGATGTTGTTTGGATTGATGAGAGTTTTGAAGTCGGCAATTTTTCCAAGTGGCGAAATGTACCAAGCAATACTCGTGTGGAGTTGTTTGTTAGGTTTTTGACTGCTTGTAAGTCTTTCGGAAACCATCCTCAGCATGAACTGTTTGAATTGCCGCCTGATTCAAATTGTCAATTAAAGTACATTATCGAACCTTTGATGGATGTTACGGACAACTTAAAATCACAAATTCCAACGATTAAGGGTAAAGTTGTTGATCTTGAAGAAGGCGAAGGTGGCTGGCAGGTAACGATGCAAAACAAGGCCGTTTACTTTGCCAAAAATATTATTATGGCTTCGGGTGGTACTTATAAGATTGAAAATAATGAGTTTATCAAACGACCAAAAATGATTCCGTTGGAAGTTGCCCTTGATTCAGAAAAGTGTCGGGAAGCTTTTGTTGAAGAAGATAAGGTGGCGGTTGTTGGATCGTCACATTCAGCGATGTTAGTCGTTAAAAATCTCATTGAGTTACCGGTCAAAAAAGTCACCAATGTTTACCGCAGTCCGTTTTGTTTTGCTGTTAAGTTTGAAGATCATACCTTGTACGATGATAAGGGGTTGAAGGGCGAAGTTGCAGAGTGGACGAAAACGATGGTAATTGGAAAGAAAATTCCCAATTTGGTGAGATCAACGTTCACAGAAAATGTTAAGTTTTGTGATAAAATCGTTGTAGCTACGGGATTTATTCCAAAGAGAATTAGGGTCAAAGAATTCATGTACAGTGAAAATGCGAAATTGACTTACGATACAAGAACTGGCATTATTGCACCGGGATTGTTTGGTTGTGGTATGGCATTTCCTGAAACTTATACGGATCGTTACGGCCACAATGACAGTCGGATAGGATTGTGGAAGTTCATGGACTACTTGCAGCGTGTGATGCCGATTTGGCTGCGATATGCTTTGTAAGGCTACTATATAAGAATATGGCAGCTATTCATTTCAAAAACTTTCTCATTAATGAGAACAAATATTATTTAGGTCAAAAAGTCGGAGACATCTTGTCTGCGTTACAGAGTTTGTCTGAAGATGCGCCGAATTTAGGTAATCGTGCCTTGATTCGTGCGAGCCAAGGTATTATCAATCAAATTCGTCGTGTTGTACATGGTAGGTGGGATGATGAGGATCTTAATTCTCTAAAATCGCTTCAAAAAGTCGGTGTAGCCATCTGTAAAGCTATAGATGAAAAATCAGATATGTCTGGTATACTGGCTGGAGCGGTTGCAGTCATTGAGAAAATCACCCAAGATTCCGAAGTGCCCGTTAACGATTTGGCATCTGATCAAGATGCTGATGAAGAAGAATCGCCGGAAAATGGACTGGCGCCAGAAAACATTGGGGCTTGATAGTATTTTCTAAAATGTTAAACTGTTCTAAACAGTTGCGAATCACCCGCAGAGTTTTGAACGAACAAAAAGGAGCGATACTTTGTGCGGAATCTTCGGCTTTATTGGGGTGAGCAAAGACCCCAAAGTAACCTACGACTTGCTCAACAAGTTGTTCGTTAAAACTGAACCTCGTGGCACTGACGCATCCGGTTTTTACGGTTGTTCGGTTGCGGATGGTTCGATCATGTACGACAAGGAACCCAAAAAGAGTTCCGAGTACATTAAACAAGACATTTGGCAAAAAGACGTTCCCGCTTTCATTCAAGGCGGCGTCGATTTGTTCATCGGTCACTGTCGGGCGACTTCGGTCGGTGGCGGGCCGGAAAGAATTAACAAGAACAATCACCCGCACGTATCAGACGACCGTCGTGTCGCAATGGTACACAACGGGAAGATTCCGGAATTCTCGGCCTTGAAGGGTCGGTATTCCATTGAAAGCGATTGTGACAGCGAAATCTTGCTCCGCATGTTCGAATCGTCAAGAGTCATCGCCAAGGAACGGGAAACTCAACTCAAAGAAGAGTTCCCTACCATGTCGACGTTTTTGGCCGAACGGTTGCTCGGTATGAAGGAAATCTTCAGCCGTGTTAACTATGGCGCAATGGCCGTGGCAATCGCAGAGCGTGGGGACGACAATTCCCGCTACCTCTGGTTGTTCCGTGATGAAGAACGCCCTCTGTGGGTGATCGACATGCGGAAAACGCTCGGCCAAATCTTCTTCTGTTCCACTGCCGAAATCTGGCGGTCGGTTATCGAAGATACGCCTTCGGCTAAGGATTACGTCACAGCCGATCACGTTATCATCGAGTTCCCTCCCTACCAAGTCTGGCTCCTGTCTACGGACGAAAACGAAGAAGGCCCAAACAAGCCTTGGCAGATTCGTAAGTTCAAGATCACGAAGACGAAGCACATCGATCACTGGCAAGCCGAAGACGAGGATGACAAACTTAACTTCAAGAAGCCGGTTGAAGTGTCTCTGCCCCCGATGAAGGTCTTGTGTCGTCTCAAATCGGACGAATCCGTACCGCCTGATTTGAAGGAAGAGCCGACTACTCCTACTGTGCCAGCGGGCGAAAAAAAAAAGGTGGGGAACCCCGCTAGAAATAGCGTCAACAACGGGCATACCCTCCCTCCAAGAAGCGATGCGGTGAGTCGGGAACCCGGCGAAGAAGAGTTGAAAAACGGCGTCGTTGTTACAGCACAAGACCTGCCCTTTGAGGGCGACATCGACTTTGAGTTGTTCCGCAAAAATGTGGATGGAATCTTGGGGGACTTAACTGTTCTCAAGAAGAGCGTTCATGATGAAGCCGCTCGCAATCATCTGAGCAACAGAGAGTTGAGTCAGATCATCGACCAATTTGAAGTCATCCGTTCCTTGGGGGTACAAAGTGGAACAGCTTAAACAGTTTGACGCCATTTACGACAAAATGGTGAAGTCGCTTGAAAGTTTTCGCACCGGGGTTTACAACTCCATCCAAGCGAAAAACATGACCGCCGAAGAGTTCCGGCGAATCATGGATAAGGTCTCACTGATTCGCAGTGAGGCCCATTCAGCGACAGTAACTCTGACGATTAGCGAACAGTGAAAAAACCAACGCCCGCCATTCGGCGGGCGTTTTTTGGAGTACCAAATGTTGAAAAAAGTATTGTTATTGTTGACGTTAATGTTTATCTGTGGTTGTCAAAGTGAAGCACAGAGAGCCGAACAAATCAAGCAAGCCCACGACACGGGACTTATGGCCGGACAGAAGCGATTGTCGTCCCTAGACAATCCGTACACTCTCAATCATACCAAATACACCCAATATGATGCCGAACTAGATCAGGCATGGAACAAGGGTTTCGTTGAAGGTACACCAGCACCAAAATATTAGGACTTGAACCAGAATTCATCCGGTTGGGTTAGCAGAGAGCTAAGAGAGAGAACCCCGTAATCCTTATACCTCATATGGTGTAGAGGTTGCGGGGTGATTGCTTGTAACATTTCCCATTTGATGAAGGCCAGCCAAGGTTGACGGGGCTTGCGCCAACAGAGTAAAGGTTGTTTGTTGAGGCTACCGGCATCCCTTGCGGCTTGTTTGATCCATTCGTTGACCTGACGATGTCCGTCCGGAAAGAACGACAACATTTCTACACCGTCATATCCGTATTTGCATTCAATGGTAAATTTGAAATTAGGTGGGCAGACAATATCACCAGTGAACATTTCCTTGTGTTCGCCCAAGCTAACTTGCGAGCCACGGTTTCCACTGCCTACGACACGGAAAAATGTCTTGCCGGGAAAACGAGCGGTCAAAGAAAGGATCAGGTCTAGCTCGCCATTGTTGCCTTTGCGTTTGCTATTGATCTTCTTTTTCTTGGAGTCTTTTTTGTTAAGATTTCCAAGTATGTCTTCTACATCAAAATCGTCGTCGTCATTACTCATGGTGTTGTATTTAGCAGGCGACTTAATATATCTGAAACTGTTGGATGGGACTCACTTCCCGGTTTCCGGCAAAGTCCAACGTAAACGTAACGTCGTAGATGCCACAGTCCATTTCGGTCGTATCCAGTTTGTAGTAGGCGAACACCTTGTCCCTTGTCGTTACTGGTTCGCAATCCACGATCATTCGTAAGTCCCGTTCCGCTGGTGTACATGGCCCGCAATTCTGTTCAATGCTGATCTTTAAGTCTGCTGAAATGGCGACATTCTCGTAATACCTCTGTAAGTCGGTTGCCCTCGGTACATTAGGTGTAATTTGAATGATAAGCCACTTGATTGAACCCTGTCTGATTCTATTCGGTGTGAATGAGAAGTCAAAACTGTACACTACCGGAGTGGGGCTTGTAATCCACAGGTCGGGATAGATGCTAAAGTTTTGTTTAACCTTGGCTACATCGTCTCCTGCTTTGAAGATAACGTTCCAAACATCGTGATACTTTCCGATGGTGTATTGTGGTGCCGAAGTTCCTAGAATAACTTGATAGGTTCCGGTATCCGTACGGGCTACACAATCCGTCAGCGACTCAATAAGAATGTTGCCTTCGGGATTATCACAGGTTTTTTCAGTACATTCTCTCTTGTAGATGTCAACGGATGAAATACTGTAAACGTCCGCTAGATTGTTCGAATTTCTTGCGAACATCTTTAACAGAATTTCATCACCGACTACTGGATTTTGTGCTCTATCCTTCATTTTTGCTCTCCTTCACAGGTGACAAACACCGTTCAATTGAATATCCTTTTTTAACACGACGACTTATTGTACCACGTGTCAATTGGAGTTCTCTTTCCCACTCAACGTATGTTTGAGTTTTGTTATTCAATGTTATAAATTTATTTTTGGTGGTATTTAAACAATTTTGACTATGTGTTATCCATCGACAATTGTTTTTTTCATAATTGCCGTTAACATCAATTCTATCTAACTCGTGTTTGGGTGATGGTGCTTTACCCATATCGGCAAAAAAATGTTCAAAATCATTCAACCATGTTTCACACATTTTAATTCCTCTGCCGCCATAATTCTCATATCCTCTACGGTTGTCATTATAACATCTAGTTTTAATATCAACCCAACAACGATATTCTTTTGTCCAAGATTTTCTTAACGATTGACCATGAGTATATTGTGGATTGTTTTTACCAGAAAAATTTTGGATTAATATTTCTTTTTTAAAACATCCACAACTTTTACTTTTGCCTTTTTTGAGTCCACATTTTTCTACGAATTTGATAGTTCCACAATTGCATTTACAAAGAATGAAATATTTTTTACCTCGCCGTTCTTGGCTATTTAACACATTCCAATAATGGTATTTTTCTCCAGTTGGTTCGAATTGTGAATAATCTTGGTTGCTTTGTTTTTGTGCGGGGTTTTGTTTGATTTTTATGTCTTTGTGACATTGTTCGCATAGAGTTTTGCCATTAGTTAAATCATATCTAAATTCTGGATATTGAACCCATGATTTAATATGATGAGCGACAAGGCGACAAGATGTGCCACATGTTTGGCACATCTTGTCTCTTTTTTTAATTTTACGACTCCATGTTACATGGTTCATATTAGTGGGTATTGACAAATACTTCAATCAAATCTTCTTTATCAACGAATTTACCAATGTTCTTATTTTTTTGGATTGAATTCCATCTCAAAAGCATTTTTCTGTATCTGGCCATCTCAAGACCATTGGGAACCATTTTGGTGAAATCCTTACATTCGGAAACCAAGCCTTGAAATAACTCTTGGCCATCTTCATTTTTTCGGTATCGTGCATATCCAGCACGATTGTCATCCGAAAAACCTAAATTGGTCATATGGTATTCGGTAATACCAGACTTATCATCCAATTTTTGATATTCTCGTTGTCCAATCCAATACATTTGCATAATAGCAGATACTTCATGGCAATCATCTGATGATAAAACGTCATCATCCATATCAAGAAAATATTCTGCTTCATAACCATAAAGAACTGCTTCGGCTTTACGTTCCCACTCAGCTTTTTCTTTCGAATTTCCCAACGCCAGTATCCAATAATTGGTTGCCAACATTGTTCGTTCGAATTTGGTCAAATTACCATTTTTTTTGTTCGCCAATTTAAAAACCTCTAATGAGTTATAGCGACGATGTCCACCCGTCGTTTTATTCGCTATCAAAATACCACGTCTGTCCAAATCTCTTAACGTATCAACATGAAGGTTAAGAATGGCAGCGGCTTTGTTGATGCTAATGTTGGTCATTCGCTATCCTAATGTATGTAGAAAGGTAATCCGTGAATTTAGATCAATCCGTGATTTTATTTTTTTCCGTGATTCAACTTCCATAATGTTGTCCCAAGTAAATCAATGACCACAAGCCAGCGTAAAAAAGAACTATCAATAATACGATCATCATAATAAAAATTAAGGTATTTTTCATTTTAATGCTTCTTTTTAACTTCACGTTCGTAGGCTTCTTGTTCTTTGGCTTTTTGTGCCACAAATCTATCTATAAACCATTTGCGATCAAAGATCGGTATTTTCTTTGTTTCCTGTGGAGACATGTGGAAATTATAAAGGAAAAACCACTGCTCCTCCATTAGCTGCTTTTTGATCCTTAAGCTCGGGTTGGGCTTGCCTTCTTCCGGCGGGGGAAGAAAAAACTTGCTCCCAGCGGCAACTCCGTCTTGAATTCTTTGTCACAAGCTAAGCAATATTGATCAACTTTGGTTTCAGTTCCAAACAAAGAGTCGCTGACGATTTCTCTCAAGTAAGCAAAATCAACAATCGGCAACGCTTTGATTAACTCCATCAAGGCGAAAAATTCATCCAAGCCTTCAATTTCCTCGATCAGTGTTGCCAAGCGGAACGTGGCGCTGTCGTCTTGGCGATTTTCCTTGATCACCTTGTCGTAGTATTCGCCAATTTTCATTTCATCAACAATGGTTGGCAATCTGTACTCAAACTTGAACTTACTGATCGGCAATTCACCTTTCAATGAATCTTGATTGAAATCCTTCGGGCAATAGCGAACTCGCAAAGTATCCAAATCGATAACGGATTCAAATCTCGCCGAACACATTGGACAAGTTAATTCAACGTCGTATTGCGTACCCAATGAGATGCCACGAAGATACATCAAGAGATAAGTTCTATCAACAGTTAACCAATGTTGAGGACTGATTTTTTCCTTAACGCAATTTTCAAAGATCATGTCAACTGCTTGGCCTTTTTTCAAGAACCGAGGCGTACCTAAAATTTCTTCTTCATCACCGGTCATTCGTCGTACGTGAATGATGCCACCTTCGGGTGCTTCACCGTTGTTGTAAAATTTGGAGTACGATGGGAGAATGGCTTCTTCGTACTGAGCGGTAGAAGGTTTGAGAGCTTGAAGGAGTTCATCAAGTTTGGTATTATTAACTTTGGGACGAGATATTGGTCGTGCGGGAGCTGGTTCGGGTTGCTTGTTGATTTGCGAAAGTCCGTCTTTCTTAAACATGTTAGCAACTTCGGGAGGCACGTTTCCTTCTAGTCCGAAAGGCATATTGCCACCTAGCTTCTCTGCCAAGGGGTCGGATGCCTGATAGTTCTTTTCTAAATTTTTGATCTTATCCATGACACCAGCAGCATCATCCAAATTAAAGCCTTCCAACGGGTTAGTTGGCTTACGTTGTTGCTTGAAAGATTTATCTTCACTCATTTTTTTAACTCTCTAGGTTGTGCCACTGTAATATAATGATGGCTAAAACAATTACCCTTTATAATGTTGAAAAACTCGTTTTTGAAGATAGCGAGTTGCGCAAAAAATTCCCTAAACGAAAACACCTCTTCCACACATGGGCTTTATCCAAACAGTCGCCCGATCTGAAAGCGATGGGACAAAAAGTCATATTGGATTTTTTGAACACCGTCGATGGGGATGAAGTTAAATTACTTTCCGACTATTTCGGCGAAGTTGTTGTTGTGGAGAAAATATCAACTAATGTAGTTGAACACTACAATTGTTTGATAGGCGAAGCAGAGAAAACACTGAACGCAGAGACCATTATAAAGGAAGCGTTTTTCGTCTATCGAGAAGGGGATCAACTTTATCTATCCACATGGCGGTAAAATATGCTGAATTTTGTACTTATGATTTTAGGTGGTATCGGTTTGAGCCACCTTCTTGCCGACAGCTCAATTGCGAGTTCGTTCAAGTATTGGTTAATTTTTAAAGAAAACGAAAACGGAGCACCACAAAAGCGATGGGGAAACTATTCGTGCTTGGAATGGTTCTTTGATAAAGTCGTAGAAATGATGAACTGTCACCAGTGCAACGGATTCTGGAGCGGCTTGGCCGTTTTCGCTATTGCTCGGTTCGCTGGCTTCGGGCCTGAGTTCGGTCGGTTTGAACTTTGGGCATTAGTATGGGGCTTTATGATTAGCCTATTGTCCCCGGTATTCGCTGCTATCTACGTGTACATTGTCTCATTGACGACTTTTGAGGATTCGGATGAAGAATAAAGTAACGATAATGGATCTGAAACAGGCACTTTGGGACAAGCGTTTCCAAGACCTGTTTCCAGAGTCCGCAGAGCAAATCAAATCATTTTTGAAAGATCCCGGTTGTGGATGTAATATGACCTTTCTGCGATCCTTGTTAAAGTACAAGGATCGTTTGCAGTCTTATTTCCCAACCAAAGAAGTCATTACGCCCGAAGAGGAAGAAGCGGAACGCAAGGCAGTCAGAAACGATTGGAAGGTTATTAATTGTAACGTTTTCAATTTGAATGATCGTTTGAAAGAAGTTCCAAAGGGCAAGAGAATGATGGCAGCATCCCGATTCAGGGATAAGATCACTGTTGTCGTTAATGACATTGATGCGATTTTTGCCGTCTCGCCAACTGGTTCAGCCGAAGATGTCATGCAGCAAAGTCGTGATAATCAAATGAATTGGAAGATCATCAATACGACAATCCATGAGTTAGAAAAAGAGTTAAACAAGCTGCCAAGTGGTCGTAAGATTGTACAGATTGCCCGTTTCCAAGATCAGGTTACAGCAATTGTCAACGATCTTAACTCTTTATTTTAATTTACTAATGTGTTATCATGGATAAACACATGAGGGTTTGTCATGAGTAACGCTTACGTTGTTATGGAATCTTCTTACGTTCGATCCGATGGTGCGGGGCCGGGTATGATGATGAAGTACTTCCGTATCATGAACACCAAAAAGAAGAGCGTATTGATGATGAAGCACAACGCAGAGTTAACGTTCGCTTGGCAAGAAGATGCGGATGCTTTCTGTGCGGCAATGAATCTCGGCGCACGCTATGAGCAGTCCATTAAAGACAAGCTCGATAATGAACAAATTGATAAAAGATAGACATGCCAACGCTCCTCATAGAAGAACATGTTTACGATCACCGGGAAGTCAACCGGATGGGGTACGCTGCGCAAGAATTAGGCATGGACGTTCAGATCATTAACGCCAAAACAAAAGACCTTCCCAAACCGGCTACTTTCTTCGGTTCTCTCAATTTCATCAAACAGTTACAGACTCGTCCTGATTGCCCGACGCTGTGGTGTGACTGGCACAAACTTTCCTGCCAAGGTTATTACCCTTATTGGGGCAAAGACCTTGTACAACAGCGGTATGCCTTCTATCCATTCGCCGAAGTGGTGAGGTTGAAGGATGAATTGTATGAGATGTTCGGTGTTAATAATAGGATGTTCATTCGTCCCGATTCAAACGATAAGACGTTTACGGGTGCGGTGATTGAAAAGGATTATTACAAGGTATGGGAAAAGAACGCCAGAACGTATAACACCAAAGACGATACTTTGTGTGTTGTTTCTCGTCCTGAAGTCATCAAAAAAGAATTCCGTATGATTGTGGCCAATGGCAAAGTCATAACGGGAAGTCTATACAGCGAAGGTGGACTGTTAACTGAAAATGGTTTTCCGAAAGCTGCTGCCGATCTTATTGAAGCGTCCAAGTGGCATCCGCATCCATTATATGTAGCTGATGTTGCCTTAACGGATGATGGATTCAAACTTATGGAAATCGGCCCGATCAACGGAGCTGGTATCTATAAGTGCGATGTTGTTCCGATCTTGAAAGCCGTTTTGGAGATTTTGCCATGACAAAAATGACGCCGAAATACGAAACGAAATTGCTGACAGGCGAAATCGTTAAAGAATACGTAGAAACTTTTCCGCTTGGTCCGATCAAAACGCACTGTCCGGACAAGTGGGCTTTTGTTGATCTGCAAAGTGGTCATATTTATGCGTGGGACCCTGCACATGGATCTTGGATTTCACCGCCCAAAAAGGCGAAAAAAGCGAAAAAAGCCCTACAAGCAGCAGTTGAAGCAATGAGTAAACCCAAACCCAAGAGAAAGGGCTAATTATGCTTCTTTTCGTTTATGGTACGTTAAAGTCCGGGCACCGCAACAACCATTATTTGGAAAATGCGACACTGGTAGATAACGAAGCCGAAACAAAAGAGTGTTACCGGCTGTTTGAAAATGGCAAATTTCCGGCTCTTGTTCCGGATGGGGATGGCTATTCGGTAGAGGGCGAACTTTGGGATGTTCCCGACGAAGATGTTGAAGAAATTGATTTACACGAAGCCCTGTATGACAGAGAGTTTGTAGAAATGAAAGGCGACCATGACGGTGAAGAAATCACCGCCTACATCTTTCGATCAGACTTAAATGGTTTCTATGAATGCTTTGGAATATGGGGTTAATATGCCGACACTTATCTTATCTTCTCGTTACACCAGTGACAGTCAACGCCTTTGGCGTACGGCTCATGAATTGGGCTGGAATGTTGAGCGATTGCAGAATTGGCGATTGCCCGATAAGCCTCTTTTCGATCCTGTACTTTACGTTGAATCGCTGTTTACACCAATGATTGCGGATCAATTAGGTATAATAGCCAATGAGCCGCCTGACGACTGGTTGGTTAGGTTGCCAGAGGAATTCAGAAAACGTGAAATTTTATTAACGACATTTGAAGATGCCAAAAAACATCTTCCGTGTTTTGTTAAGCCGCCCAATGACAAATCGTTCGCTGCCAAGGTATATGATAAGTTGCCAGAGTATATTGAAGGCAACATATCAGTTTTGGTACAAGAATCAGTAGAATGGGAAAAGGAATTTCGGTGTTTCGCCTTGAACGGCAAGGTGTTAACTTTATCGGTTTATCTTCGGCATGGACTGCTTCAAAAAGATGAAGATTGGTATTCGTCATTTCCAGAAAAACAAGAAGCTGTGGCATTTGCCGAATCAGTTCTTCAATCAGTAGAAACACCCAAAGCTATTGTGATTGATGTTGGTGTCATTAAGGATCGAGGTTGGGCAGCGATTGAACTCAATGCTGCTTGGGGTTCGGGATTATATGGATGTAACGAAAAACAAGCTTTGGAAGTGATTAGATATTCTCAAAATCAAGTTTATGAAAACATCCCTTGAGGATATTCTTCATACATACTCAAGATGATTGGAAGGTCATCTTGAGTATCTCTTTTCTTGCCCATAATAATAGCATTCTTGTACATTCTCATCGCTTTCATTGCTTGACCCGTCTTGCGGAAGCAATCTCCTAATCCGCACCAAAACTCTGCCATTGTTGGTGCCATTTCCAATCCCGCCATTAAGTAGCTCGCTGCTTTGTTGGGTTGTCCGTCTCTCAACAACATCACGCCCAAATAGTATTTCATCATGATCATGGAAGATCGGTTCTTCTCGCCCGTACGGAACAAGAAGTACTCGCCCTGTTTGATGAAGCCCTTGGTGTCGTTCTTACTAAGCAATTCAAATGCTTTGTAGTAATCCGCTTCGCATGAACCGGGTTCTTCTTTGATCCACTTTTCAACTAAATCCAAATGACTTCCCGTTGCTATGGGTTTGATAAAAACGTTAACTAGTTCTTTTCTTTGCGGCGTATCAAAGCATTCGTAAATTGGATTGACGAATTTGCCGTCGCCCGGTTGAACGATACGAGTTTCCTTTGACACTGACATTTCATCCATGACGTATACTCTGTACGTTCCTTCTGCTATGTCCAAATCGCCGGACAGTTCTTCCCCCGGATTGATGATAAGGGTTTGGCCTTTGAGGTTCTGGTTGCGCCATTCGTTGAAATGAGAGTTGACAGGTTTGGTCTTGCACCAATTTGGGAGCTTTTCCACATGAGCATCTTTGTAGAGTCCGATCAAAGCGTGAGAAACTTGACCGTCAAGGCTTTCCAGCGTTTTCGTTAGGTTCTCTCCCGGCATCAGAATGATTTGCGCTGTGATACTCATCAAAAACCTCTTGGGCTAATTCCGAAAAAACGGTGGCCTCGTTAACATATCCTGCATCCGCATAACACTTCGCAATGTCACGATAGACCTTGGCGGCGAAAGGATTGTTTAACATTTCGGTAAACAATTTATTGATTTTAATAATTTTAGAACGACTCTTTCTATTTTAATGGAAAGTGGCATACATAATAATTAATAGCCAAGTCTCACAATTTTTTTAGAACCGGAATCCTATGAAAATCGAATATTTGAATAACCACATGTTCGAAGCGATTATCGGTCGCTTCAAATCCACCAAGGATAATTTAGGGGAAAACTCTAAAGAATTCGCAGAGGCACGGGTGGAATTAGCTGAAGCTTTTTATCTTCTTGCCAAGAATATCATTAGGGCGTTTCGTTTTCAGTTGGTTGATAAGGATGATGCTTTGCAGGAAGGTGTGCTGATTTGCTTTGAAAAACTGCATAGATTTGATCCAGAGAAGGGTCGTGCATTTAACTTTTGTACGACGATTATTTTAAATCACTTCCGTCAACTTTACAGGACTGCTAAAAATTATAATGAACTGAAGATTCGTTACCATGACCATCTATCGGAAAAAACTTCTGATCGTCAGACCAATTCGATGAAGGCCAGAAAGAAAAACAACTATAAAAAACCTGAAATCAAAATTGAAAGTCACGAACAATAATAAAAAAACTTAACTTGGGGTATTGCCCGTTACTATATTAAAGCATCAATAAATCACATCGGGGCAAATTATGACTAACATGGTTGACTTGTTGGAGCGGGGCGAGTTAATTCAAAAGCTCATGGAAAGTGGACATGGGGAATTGATTGAAGCTCTTTTGGGAAACGAAAACAAGGTTTACACTAAGAAAGGCAGACTTAACAAAAGTGGTGCCTGTCGTGTACTTGCTTGGAAGACAAAACAATTGGAAGAAGCACTGGCCGAATGCCGAAAGGTACTTGGAATTGAATTTTAAAGGGAACTTATGAAACAGTTTGTAGCTATTGAATCATCTTCAAGTCGGGTATTTGTTGTGAATGCCAAGAATGAAGAAGAGGCTTATCGGGTGGTTGGTCGTGACATTTATGGCATGGACTTTGACACCTTGGATACAGGCAACGTGGACGTTGATTTGTTTGCTATTGTAAAAACAAAAGTTAACGGTGCAATTGTATTAGAATAACTTATAAAAAACCCCTCTAAACGAGGGGTTTTTTGTTTAACGCAATGCATCTAGAATTTCTTTTTTGGTATATCTTTGCTTGAGTGTTTCGAGGTGATAATACAGTTGATGTTTTTTTAATTGTTTAATGTCAATTGGCATTAATTGGCTTGGATGTCCTGTTGTAGCCATCTCGCAAGTAAGAATTTCTGCTTCTTTCAACTCGCTGAGAGTAGTATCAGATAACACTCTTTTTATAGTGCCGTATAAGAATACCCGAATTTCACTTCTACTAATGCCCGGCTTGACGATAATGGCATCTATTAGATTCCCAAGGAATCCATTGTCAAATATTTCGCAGATTTTATTATCGAGATCGGGATTATGAGTGCGAACTGAGAGTAGGTATTGTGATCGGACGGTAGATAAAGTCCCTTTGCCCATTACGATAGTTTTTCGTCTGCCTGTCTTGTCGCATTTGTCAAAAAATGCCCTAATGTCTTTGCTTGTAGTTAATCCTTTGCTCATGGCATAATAAACAATTTTTGTTGCTGACAATTTTCCAAGATTCTTGGGTACGGCAACGTTAGACATATCGCATCTCCATGAATAAATTACAAGGAAACATGATAACTTAAACGAAGGAATATGTCAACAAAATTTATGACATGTATGCTCTGTCGTATCTGAGTGTGAGATCGACCACGACTATATCGGATGAGTCCATATCCAGATCACCCCAATCAATGCTACTTGGGTAAATGTTCTCAAAAGTCCATTGTTCTAATGTGTTGCCACAACCGTCGTAAAGTTCCAAAAGGGCTTTGTCCTTTTTGAACTCGCTACCTAGAAGTTGGCAAGGATTAAATGTTAAACTGTTGCTACTGTTATTGGAAAGTGTGTATATCCGTCTTAGCCAATCAAAAACAGGATTCTTGTTACATCTAATGTCATAAAGTACGAGGTTGACCGTTTTCCATTCAGCTTTGAGTGGATAATAAATCGTTTCGGAAAGATGTTGGAATTCTTGTTCTTTAAAAGACACGCCGGGACGTGCGCCTTTACGTGGCGGTAGAGTCTTGGTACTATTGGGTTGAGCAGACACATCAGGAATGCTGAACAACCAACGGTGCTTTTGCTTTGGAGAGAGTTCGTTAAGATTTAACCCATGAGACAGACCCATGATGTTACAATCGGTCTGACTCGCCGGATCAATTTCTAATAAGTTTCTAGCCATGTATTAAGATAGTAGACAATACTTTGTATTGTCTACTATTGGATTAGCAGGTTGAGCAAGGGCAAATATCAGGTTGTGGGCCACAGAAGCTGACGTAAGTTACGTTTGAATAACGCAAAGTCAGTTCTACTTCAGCTACATCACTTGAGTCGTAGCCTACTTCACCGAACTTGACTGAGGTTGGCCACAAGTTGCCGAGTGTCCATTTTTCAAGTGGGTTGCCGCAACCATCCAACATAACTAGGTGTGCCGTACCAGCGTAGTCAATTGGCTTGGAGGCCATTGTGCGACATTGGCTAGTAAAGTCATATACCGTAGCAAGCCACGAATACAGACCCGCATTTTGAGCACCTGCTACGTCGTAGTAGGTTACCGTGATGGTTTCCCATTTGGCTTTGCCGGGAATCCAAGTCGTTTCATTCAAAAAGTGCAACTCAGTGTCTTCAATCGTAATGTCAGGCCGTGAAGCCATCTTGACGAATGAAGGACTGACTTGCTTAGAGTGATTACAGAAATCGATACCAAAGAGGAACCGAAACTTCCGTTTCAACAGAGTGTTCTGATCACCCAAAGCCCCGATGCCCATGTTGCCACTGGCAGCGGGGGTGCTGCTAAATACGGTATTCGCAGACGTTGTATAATCAGTACAAGAATTTCTTGCCATATTTATTCCTATTAGAAAGTTGTGCTCTCGGTGAAAGCAGTTCCCGTTCGGAAGATCGAGAACTCAATGAAGATGAACTCAACTGCCTTAGTCGGGATGATGCCAATTCTTGCTCGCATTTCATTGCGATCTACTACATCGGCGGTATTCAATTGATCGTCACATTGAACTTTGTAGTCTGTGATGCCACGACCGTTCTTAACCGTGTCAAGAATACCAGTGGCGATTGAGACGAATCTCGACCACGTGACAGAGTCATTAGGTTCAAACAACAGATCACGTGAAGCATTCTTGATTTGTTTTTCAACATACAACATCATCCGGCGAACATTGATGCGATCCAAAGCCGATGGAAGGCGTTGAAGCGTCTTGTTACCCATAATGACGAATGCTTCAATGTCTGGGAAGTTAACAATCGGATTGACCGCATTGCGATTTCCATACATTGAGTCCCGCTCTGCAAGCGTAGGACGGGTGAATACGTCGAGGACTGTTGGGCAGAGACCACGGGTGGTGCCTGCTGGTGCGATCCAAGGAGCCGCAATGGTGTCTGATCTTGCGATAGCACCCAATACAACGCCTGCTGGCGGAACCCATACATCAACACGGTTGAAGGTATCACGAACTTTAACCCACGGCCAGTAAAGCGAACCAAAGTTGCTATCAAATCTTGTGTCGTTGAGCGGGTGAGTACCATTCTGCCAGTGAATAATTTCCGTTACACTCAAGCCGAATGGAGGTTCAATGACAGAGAAACAGTCTTCACGCACGTTTTCACAGAAGTCCAACAATCCGAGAATGTTGGCTGTACTTGGGTGCCCCGGAACTGCTACGAGGTCAATGTCAACTTGCTCTGGATCGGACAACGCTTGAAGTCCGGTCATTGAGGTGGCACTACCAATCAACAGAATGTCTTGGCTATCAGGATCGGCAGGAATACCATCGCTACCACCGGCCAATTGATAGATGCCATTCGCAGGCAACGCCAAAGTATTGTCATTGTTGGCAACACGAACGTAATTTGAAACCAGCGACAGATAAGATTCAACAAAGTAAGTGTTGGTTTCATCCTTGCTCAAGAGACCAAATTGTTCAACTTGGCTTCCATAAGAATAAACTTCGAGCGTGAAATTACCATCAACAATGTTGTTCGTAATCTTAACTTGCGTTTGATTTCCATCAATACCAGCGGAGTCAGCACTCAAGCTGAAACAAACCGTACCACCACTATTAACCGAACCGGTTACTCTACCGGCAGTGTAGTTTGAAGTACCTGAAACTCCTGCTGGACTTGTACCAGTGTGGGTGTCATTGTCCAAACCGAACAAAGCATCAGCGGTGCTAGAGGTTTTCACCAACAGTCTCGCACCTGCACCAGTATGTAAGGTTTGAAGTTTGAGGAAGTTGCTAGAAACAACAGCCACGAACCCACCGGGAATATCACCAACATCAATTTGGTTGTTGATAAAATCTACAACGTCTTGAGTGGTTTGGGCACTTTCATCAATATCAACCACTTGAACGATATTATCGATCAAGATATTATCAGTACCGTCAATTACGATTTGGAGGTTAAGTCCAGACAATCCAGTGAAATCGTAATTTCCAAGAGTTTGCGATGAGTTGTTAGGATAACGACCAATAGTACCTGTTTGGTTGGCGTCAGTCATACCTTGGCCGAGACCAGAGATAGGAGCTACCCAAGATAATCCACCGTTGTCCCATTGAGGGCCATACAATGAAGATTGAACGGATACGAATTCAATGGAAGAGTTAACACCATAGCTGAATACTGACTCGACCGCAATTTTACTTGTGGATTGAGCAGCACCCGTCACAGAGTCAGGGTTCGTCCAAAAGAACTCAATACCGTCAATAGCGGGAGTCAATTGGGCGTTAAGATTGTTAACAAGGTCGGTGACTGAGAATGTTCCCGCCAACACAACCAAAGTCTTAGAAGCCAGAATTCCATTTAACTTCCAACGGAAAAACGCATCGTCGGGGAAGGTATAAGGACCGGCAACATTCGACAAAATTTGAACCGGGCCACCAGCCGTAGGAATATCTACAGAGGCAACCAACGCCGCTTCGCTATCAACAGGGTCAATGCTACCAACACGAACAATGAATAACTCACTGCCGAATTGCAAGTACTGCTCTGCCGCATAAATCAGGTAGGGATCGCCTACGTCTGGATGCGGATGTCCGAAGATGGTATGAAGTTCATTCACAGAACTTACCAAAGTCGGGTTGTTAATTGGCCCTTTGCTCGCAAAACCAACTAATCCCGCCCGGTGCCCCGTCTGAACTGCCGGTAGGAAGCTCAAATCGACTTCAGAAATCCGTACGCTCGGACTGATTAGGTTGGAAGGCGGAAAACCTTTTAATGACATTGTTTAGATCTCCCTACTTTACTCTGTAATTCGCCTTGTGGAAATTAGGCCGTGTTTTTCCACTAACTGTATATAATCAGTGACCGACTCATCCTCGATGTAAACTTTATTTTTACTCGACCCACGGCCAGGGATGGTCATTGTTGTGAATGCCCTTAACTTTCGTTTTGAGCGAACCACAATTTGTATCGGACCCATTTGCGTATTTGTAATTTCAATCATGTCTGTTTTTTCATTCCGCCGAAGTTTCAAGTCTGGCAATGATGCCGGTAATTTCCTTGTCGTCGATATCGTCTACCACATTGATTCTCGTTTGAAGAACTGACTTCTTACGAACAATCGGTTGTGGAATAAACGTTTCGGCACGCAAGTTGAATTGCCACTTGATAACACGGAGATTATTTCCGCCGGGTTCCAAGTTTTCATTGTTGGCTATCGACTCAAGCTTAACGATTGTCTCCCAATATACGCCTTGCACTTTTATGTATGCTATCGGTGAAAATTTTAATACAATTTGCTCTAGGATCTGGTTCATATCCTCTTTGTAAAGAGTCCACGCAAACAGCGTATATCCAATGTCCACTGGCAAACCACGGGTTACACCAAAGATGGTATCACGTGGTCGTTCTTCTTGAGTTGTTAGGCCCGGTTTACCATCGGCACGGCGATTGCGAAGATAGTCAACGGCACCGTGATAAATGTATCTGTCGTTATTGATAGAAAAGTCGCTATCATAGATTGCCAGCATAGGTAAACGTATGCGATCCACTACCGTACTATCGTCTTTTCGAACGTTTGGCTGAATGATTGCTGCTACTGCCCGCTCTTGTGTTGCCCATATAATCGGAACTTTATGTGCACTACCTTGCTCGTCAATAACCACAATGTCTTCAAATAAATCTTTAACAGCTTCATCACAACCACGCTTAGCTTTGCTATAACGTGGAATATAAGAAGCCATCCAAGGTTCTTGGAGTCTTTTTGGGTCTTGCTTGAAGTCGTCAACAATATGACCAGATTGCATAGGATCGCAATTGGCCGCTCTGCCAAGGCCGGTTTTGTTATGTCGGTTATCTTGAAGAAGGGGAACGTCTTTTTGGCTTGGCTCCCGGTCGCAATCTGGACAATCGGGATTAACAGGATCAATATCCAGTCTTGGATCTATTGGATTAGGTTCGGCACAGTCATTGAGAAATTTATCCGACATATAACTCCTATTTAGGTATACATGATCAAGTTTAGCCAAGATTGGATACGCCCCTTTCAAATTAGTACGCCTAATTTGAAAGGCGGCGAACAACAACCGTATCTTCACGGCTGCTACAGGGATATGGCTTCATCGGCGTATGAGTTGTTGTTTCCGGGCGAAGAATGGAATCCGACCGAAATCTTTCCGGGTATTTATGAATTAAATATTAAGGCCGAATTGTTGACTCCGGATGATACGAATTTAGTTTTGGTAACACACCCCTTGGCAATTACGGGCCAAGCACCAGTGGTTATGCCAACCGGATTTCAGACCGATTGGTGGATAGGTGGGTTGAGATTATGGTTCGCAAAAACCGATTTAAAGGTTAAGAAACACGACCCTATTGCTATGTTGTTAGTGGTCAAAAGAACAGCGGTTGTCCGACCTATGAATAATGAAGATCAATCAAAGGTGAATGTATTTAACGAGTATATATCCAATAATGCAGAAGAGTTAAAAACCAGACCAGACAATATTTATGAGAGAATGAGTTGGTTGGTTGAGTCGGGCAAAATCGTTTTCAGGCCCAAGAAAAAATACAAAATTTTGTGAGGTGAACCTTGTTTCAAACGCCGAACCGCTATTTGGTAGCTATCAAAGAATATACAGTTAAGTTCATGGGTACCGAGAAAGCAGAAAATCATAATGATATTTTAGAGCGAACTGCGCATCAAATTATTACAGAAACCGATTTTCGCAATTTCGTTCAAATGATGATTGATGTTTATGAAGCAGGTTATCTAAAAGCGTATGATGATTGCCGTGAAGAATTTGAAAAGCACGGTATTAGCCTACAACTGACCAATGAAGTTAGGTAAACGATGGTTGAATGTCGGATAACAAACAATTCAATATAAGAACATCTTTATTCTTTTCTGCCGAAGCAACTTTCCACCAACGTCTTTCTTTTGGAAAGAATATGATGCTTTGTTTTTCCACCATCATAAGGTTCGTTTTTAGGCGACAGGTTATGTCGTTGGTATCTTCGACCTCGCAATCAAAAGCAAATTGTCGTCCGTACATAAGCGTGCTTTTTGTTTCACCATAAACAGGATCTATGGTTTGCTGGAAGGTTGCTGGCAAACACAAAACACGAATAGTATTTTTGTCGGGGTGCTTCTTTTTAGGTGGTTGTGGTGGTACAGGAGTTTCTTTAACGGATACTTCAATTTCTTCGGTTTGAACATCATCCAAACTTTCAAATGTTGGAAGTGTTGGCGCTGCGTGAATGAACTCTTCGTCACTCGCAAAGTTGTGCAAAGTGTATTTGTCCCACAACTCTTGTTCTGTCATGATGGGATTTGGCCCTTGGAGGCGAAAATCCGTTCCATCTTTTTTTTTGATTGTCAAATTAACCTCCTTTTCTTATTGAGACGTTAGACGTTAATTTTTCGATTAACTATATATCAAATATGAGTTTCACCACATTATTAAACGGCCAGCTTTTCATTTTAGGCACAATGACGCAAAATCAGATTTTGCGATTGAAGCTTTATTCTAACGATCATACGCCAAGTAAGACTGATAATTCAGGCATATATCAAGAAGTTATTCATCCGGATTACACAACGAAATTGCTATCCCCTAGTGATTGGGATTACGTCATTGACGACTTGACTGGTAATTATACGGCGGTTTTTGCTGAACAGATTTGGACATTCAACAGCGCAGTTATCACTTACGGTTATATGATTACCGACAATGCTGGTACAACTGTTTTGCTTGCCGAAAGATTTCCTAACGCTCCGGTAATGTTAGATGGTTCTTCGGGTCAAAGAATTAAGATTACACCTGTATTGGGTGCCAAGTAATTAGACGATATGTTCTAGGTAGACATTTCTAAATGTGTAATCTGAGAATGAAAATACGAGTTCAAGAGTTGGCAATTCTGTGAAGTCTACTGCATCAAAAATGAGATCAATTAACTGAGCACCTTTGATAATCCACATTGTTTCAAGTTGACCCTCTTCGTAAGTTTTGTAAAACAAACTTAACGGTGGTACTAATTTTGGATTAAAGTCAGGTTTATTGTAATATTCGGAAAGATATTTGCCTAATTTTTCCAAGTCATTATTATCAGCAAATTCAAAGCTTAATTTTCCATTATTCAAATAGGGACGCAGGATAGGTCTTTCGGCAACTAACTCCGTGTTTTTATTGATCATTGTGATTGTTGAATATTTCTTCATAACGATAAATATAGTATGGCAATCCGCAATCCAGATGGCACTCCCTATCAACTCACCGGTTCAATTAACCAATTTGACCCGATGAATCAGGCTCACGATCTATTCAATCGTTATGACCAAGAGCTCATTATGGCTTATGGCAGTCCTTTGTTTTATTACGAAGTGCTGATTCAAATACAAAACATTGACCCACTTTACGTAGAAGATCGTAGTAAGTTGTGGAGTCCTGTGCCAATTCAAATTTTCGGAATGTACGAACCAATTGAACCGCAAAATCCTTCAACCCAATTCGGTATCGATGGGATTGGCGATGTGGTGTTTGAGTGTAATGTACGAGCCGTGGTAGCAGCGATTGGGCATCAACCCAAACGTGGCTCCAGAATCCATACGCCACACCTAAGTGAAAATTGGGTGGTAGTAGATACTAGGTTAACTCAGTTCCAAATGTGGGGTGCTCTCCACTTACAGATTATTTGTGAGAGATTCCAAGAAACGACAACGACAGGTGAAGGAAACGTACCTCAGCCTAAGAGAGATTACCCTATTTTCTAATGAAAAGATAAAGTACAATGACACAGAATTTTGAATATCAAAAGTTTATTACCAAAAAGGCTTCCGAAATGCTCACTCCTACTGGTGCTGATATTCTAGGGCCGTTTTACAAAGCGAAGGCGCCTTTCCGCAACACTCTCTGCGAACAACCATCACTTCATTTGTCAGGTCGAGTACTTGATGTTAACGGTGATCCTGTAGGTGGTGTCCTCTTGGATTTCTGGCAAGCCGATGCAGCGGGCGTTTATGACAATGATGGCTTTAACTTCCGTGGTAAGGTCATTACAGATAAAGATGGCAAGTACTCGCTTCATACGATTATTCCCGGCGATTACTCAATCTCCGAAACTGAATTCCGCTGTTCGCACATTCACGCCAAGGTTTCCCTAAAGAGCTACAAAAACTTAACTACGCAGTTGTATTTTGCTGATGACAAATACAATGAGACGGATCACTGGTTTGATAAGAGCCGTGTTATCAATCAAGCGGGCGATATGGGAACTTTTGATTTCGTTATTGAAAAGAAGTAATATCATGCGTGATTACATAGAACGATTTAGCGAACCAAAAATGGAGTACTACCGAAAGACTTACTTGTATAGTCGTCGGTGGTACGGTGAAAATCTTAACAATAAAGATGTTATTGTATACATGGAGCAGGGAATTGGCGATCAGATTATGTTTTTGCGATTCCTGCGTTTTTTGAAGGAACAAACCCCTAAGTCTATTACGCTGCACGCACCGATGGAAATGGAGCGTATCGTAAAACACTTGGGGTATGGCTTTTTGGAAAAAGGCGGTGATGTGCTGCCTTATAATGATTACCACATATGTTCTCTAAGTCTGCCTTTCTTGTTACATAAACCAATTCCGTTGGAACCTTATATTATTCTGACGGAAAAGACGGAAATTCCCAAGGGGATCAATGTCGGTATTGCTTGGGAAGGCAATCCAGACCATCCGAGAAATGTTCAACGATCCTGTCCTCTGAAATTCTTTAAGCCACTTGTAGACAAAGGCGTTAACCTTTTCCACATTCAGCCAAGTATCAATAATTGGGATTTGGTTAAAGGTGCCGAAGATTTTCCTCTCAATGGCGTTACGATCACTGACTGGTACGATACTGCTAAATTGATCAATTCGCTGGATTATGTAGTATCTGTGGATACGGGTGCGGTTCATTTAGCGGGTGCTATGGGTAAACGGACGTATGTACTATTAGGGCCGGATGAGCCAGATGCGAGATGGGATGGTTTGTGGTATCCGACAACTAGATTGATCAAGGGCGATTGGGAAAAATGTTTTGAAACCCTGTTAACTAAGATTAGCGACTAATTTCACCTAAGATAATCCATCTTTTCATAGTTTCAATATTAGCATGCATAGAGTCATGGGAACATTCTTCGATTGTTTCTATGACTCTATTTTTGTCTAGTAATCGCATTTGCCAATTATCACCAAAAAAATAGATAGCTGATCTTTTGACACTGTTGTGGTAATATTGACAAACATTGTTGTCAATCATACGAGAGTATACAAACATTAATTGGCCTTTATTTCCTATACTTTTTGGATTATAGTACAATCCTCCTTAGTATAGCGGGATTCTCATGAAACAGTTAATTGTCGCATTGGATGATATGCCAATGGAAACAGCCATTGGTTTTGCCAAAATGTTTTCTGGTAAAGTGTGGGGATTTAAAGTTAATGATCTATTGCTGGAATACGGCGTTCAGGTCATTAAAGAATTACGCAATTACGGCGAAGTTTTTGCCGATCCTAAACTTCACGACACGCCCGGTACGGTTTTCAACGCTGCATCAAGATTATCCAAAGCCGGTGCCAGTATTATCACAGTACACGCTAGTGGCGGGGCCGATATGCTCAAACACGCTCTCAATGCTGTTTCGGGTAGAAAGACCACCATTGCCGCTGTAACGACACTGACGAGCCTCGACGATGATTCTGTGAGAACTATCTACCGTGGTTATCCAGTACAGAGATTTACAGAAACATTCCGTGAAATTGGTATTACCACTGTGGTCTGCGCTGGTCGTGAATGCGATATATACAAAGCATTAGACCTAAAAGCGATTTGTCCCGGCTTCCGTCCGTTTGGTAAAGTAGCATTTGACGATCAAAAGCGTTTGGCGGATGTTGATATTAATGCCGATTATTTTGTTGTCGGTAGACCAATTCTGTCTCATGCCGATCCAGTAGAAGCGATAGAAAAAATCAATGAAAAATTTAAAGCTTATTGATTTTCTATCTTCATAGGTAAATACCAGCATATGAAATGGCAAGAATTTTACTTTAAGAAATCTATTACTTTACACGAAGATAATCAAGGTGTTGAAAACTTGGCCATGCAGGCTCATCAAATAATGAGTCCGCATGATAAAGAGAAGGTCAATAAGGTATTAGCCAGTCCTACATTGGGTGATTCTTGGTGGAATATGGTTCAAGCTACAATCAAAGAAAAATCAGGACGAGGGCAATTAACACCACAAGCCGTTTCTGCCATTATGCTTGATGGTATTGATCAGTATCTCAAAACCACTGTATCCAACAGCAAGAGTAACAGAGTCCCCCAACCGGCACAACGACCTGTTTATACGCCCCCTAAACCAATATCTCGTCCTTCGTCACCGGATTTGTATGCCAATGCACATGCCGCCAAAGGCGAAGTTCCGCAAGCAGAAATTCTGGGTCATAGATTAAGTCCATTCCATCAAGATGTATGGCAAGGCAGTACGGCAGATGCTCCCAAGGTTTACAAATACGTTTATAACAAATTGCAGAAAAAATATCTCTACAATCCGAACTTTATCGAGAGATGATATGCTTGACGAATACGAAAGATTGATGATCAAGGAAATATGGTTGGAATCAAAAAAAGTCAAAAACAAAACAGAAGAAGTTGAGCGAATTGAAAAACTCGCTCAACGTTTATTGGAAACAGAACTGCCGAAATTGGATTGGGCACCTACCGAAGTTGTGATTTAAATAGATTAATATTTTGAAAAATAAAATTCAAATATCGCTAATATATAATATGTAAACGGAAAGTGCGGGATTCGAACCCACGAATCTACTGGGGGCAAGTTATCAGACACACCCCGTTGGATCGCTCGATTTTCAGTCGAGAGCCTTAAACCTCTCAGCCAACTTTCCTATCATTTGGCAAGCCTTCAATTGAAGGCTTGCTTCTTTTAATATCTATTCCCCGGATGGTTAAAAAAGTCTGTATTGTATTTAAAATTTAAGTTTGGATACCGTGCTTGTAATTCAGTTAAGCATTCTTTGAAAATTTCAAAATGAGACAGATTGGCCCCATTTTTTCCACGATTGTGCATCATCTTTGACCAATAAAGTTCTCTTAATGGACTTTGAGTTTCTTGTGGTCGTCGTGGAATATTCTCCATTTCATCGAGAATTTTTTCTCGCATTTCTTTAAGTGTGTTCATTATGTTCTCTCCTCTGGATAAGCCTAATGTATATATCCGGGGGATACATAAAATATTTAATAAGGCTTGAATGGCCCTTGGATTTTGTTGATCTTCTGCATGAACTTCGGTTTCGGCCCACGCTTCATCGGTGCTGGCTCCAGAGTGTTACTGCCTCTCGGATTTTCTTTCTTCAATTTCTCGGTCAAGTTCCGCATTTCCTTTGTCAATTCCGCTGGCGTATTTCCCTGTGCTTTATGCGATGATTGAATTGAAACAGTTTTTCGGTCTTTGTTGTAATGACCTTTGGCAATTACAAATACCTTTTCTTGGCTATTGAATAAGAGTACACCTACCCATTCGCCATCATCCCAATTGCGGGTGCTGACGAGGATGCGGTAGGGTTTTTCGGTGTAGAGATTGCGTACGTGGTAGCCGACGTTCTTTAATCCGGCTGAAACGTATCCCAGAGTCAAGCGGGCGTAGTTGTCAATGACTTCTGAATAGCTGGTTCGGTAGTTAACTTCTACGCTGTAACGACCCGAATCTTCTAAAAGATCCGGTTCTTTCTCTTTCATCCACTCTTCAAATTTTTTATTTTCCATTGATGCTCTCTAAAAACGCCTTAAAAGAATATAGCACGCTATCGCCAAAAGGATTAACACCGGGCCGATTGTGGTAATGAGGATGCATCAGACTTTTGGCTAAATCTTGATTTGCTCCATAAATGTCGGTAGCACTATCTTGGGCAATCGTAGCAGTTGGATTACTGATCCATTTTTCCATTTGTTCTACTGTTAGATAGAAGTGCTTTTTGGTTGAAAACACGTTAATTGTGAAACGATACTTTTTAAATTTTTTCTCTGACCAACCATCTGCGTCTGAAATGGCATCTAATCCTTTGATAATATCCTGCATGTCTTTACGAGTCAGTCGCCAAGTATCAACGTTGCCGTTACGATAGGTTTTCCATCCCCAACGTTCCATAGCGTAATCACGAGCATCGCCAACGCCGTTTGCGACATCGTATTCTGGTTGTTTGACACCGCATTGCTTTAATGCTGCCTTGAAAAACGGCTCAGGATCGTAATGAACCGATTTTTCTATCTTTTTTTGATTGGCTGGCTTAGCTTCAATCATTTCCTTGGCGAATTCCATTGCTAAGGCATTTTGAAATTCGTCCCATTGGGAGTCGGCATCAAAATACCCGCCATGATTATTTCTCAAATGATACTTTGATGATGCCGTATCGATTATTCTGCCTTGTACGGTACGAATGACGATGGCTTCATGGTTCATATCACCTATGTCACCATCGGCATAATCTACGTCGCCGCCATCTTGAATCCAATATTCACTCATTGTTTCTTATTTAGCCAATCCAAGAACTCTTTCTCATTATATTTCCTGCCTTTGCTAATATTCGCTCTTCCTTCCATCGGTTGAAGGTTTTCCAAACAGTTAATGATTTTCAAATCATCAATTCCATGCTCCTTAAAGGCATTAATTGGAAATATATGATCTAAATGCCATTTGCCATTTTTCACACTTTGCCAATTGGGGTGGCTCTTTAAATGTTCTTGAAGCTGTTTGGGTGAATATCCCAACATGTATTCAGTACGAGATGTCTTGTAGCGACATACTGCTTTGAGACTTTTTCTTAAAGCTTTATAACATTTCTTTTTGATAAGATCGTATTCTGCTTTTTGCGATCTATCTTCAATCCACATATGATGATTTTCTTTTTTGTTTTTATTAAGACCACATTCATAGCATGAGGCGTTATTTCGCAAACTTGTTATACAAATACGTGAGATATTTCCACATTTGCATCGATATGACATTGGATAGCTGACATTCTTGTATTCTGTTTCAATTAATTCAAATCCTCTATCATCGAATTCTTTTTTAGCTTCTTCAAAAGTTAACTTTTTCTTTCTGCCGGTTTCATGACAATAGCCACATCTGTGTCCTCTATCTTTGAATTTATTCCAAGATTTATAATCTTCTCTCTCACACTTACATTGGTATTTCATGGGCTTCATACAACCGGTATATTCATCCAATAGCTTGCAGCCTTGTGATTCAAAATAACCTTCAACTTCTTTTTGTGTTCGTTTCATAAAAAAATCTCCTTACAACCATTATAGTGTATAAGGAGATTTTTCAACCCAAGATTACAGGCAGCACTATCCAAGAGAAATGGGGAGGATGTCACCCCATTTGTAAATCAATTCTTCTTTCCATTTTTCGTATTCTTCTTTGCCTTCTTGGTACATTTGAGCGCCGTCCAATTGAATGCCACCACCGGGGCCGGGCGGATTGGTATATTTACGACGAATTAATCCAAGCATCATCTTCGCATGGGCCAACGCACCCTCATTCATCGCCAGAGTGATGTCTTCCCAATCCTTACATTTCTGCATGTAGTGAACAATAACACGGGTTGGACGGAAAGGAATTGGATAGAGTTTAATGTGTCTATATCCGTTAACCCATTCCCAACCGCCAAGCGAGCTACTCAAACGAGTATACATTCTTTCGTAGTTTTTGTACAACACCCATTCACCGGCGCTGCCCCATAATGGTTGAATTGGGTTCATGAATCCGCCAAGACCACCACTGCCGCCTCCCGAACCACCCGGATAGAAGTACTCAAGGGGGATAGAACCGCCTAAATCTTCTGCTTGAAAGCCGTATTCGGTAGTTTCACGGTAGGCCACGTGGCGGACGTATCCGACATCGGGAGGCATCTCATAAACACTTTGGCCGGGGGTTGTACTGAATGTATAATAGGTGAAATATTCCCGTGGGGCAAAGTATTCCATAATCTTGAGCGTTTGCTTGACGGCCATATCAAGTTGCTGATCGTCCAGTTCTATGCCGATGACAGGCCCGCCGAGCATAAGCAAGACGTAGTCCTTAAGTTCATCGATAACGGCATCTCGTTTGCGGCGTGGGCTGAGGCCGGGGGTGTTACAATCACCTCCACCGTTGACACCACATGATGGGCCGCACGTTCCACGACCGTTTTGGGTGGGGCGGCTAATGAGCAGGGTATTTGCGAAGCAGTTGGGCATATCTTATTTATCAATCACGAAAAGATATTCCGAAACTATCCCTGACTTACCGTGAGAATTGTACTTTGGAAGCGGCATTTCAATCACTTTGGGCGAAAATAACTCTACGAACCTTTCTTTCTTCATGTTTCCTTCGGAGTTATAGCTGATAATCACCCGTCCCGAACAATTGGCAACGAAGTTAACAAAGGCTTGTTCGTATTTGTAAATCTGACAGAATTCACTCGGTTCTTCAAGAGTTTTTCGTTGTCCTGTTTTGCCGAAGATTTCAGGGTTATCATTCCGTATAAAAGTTTCGTACAGATGATAGGTCTTTCCGTATTGTCTTTCGGTATACGGCGGGTCTATGTAAACAGTATCAAATTTTCTTTCTTGTACGGTTTGTATAGCGTTTTGTCTGATGAACTCGGCTTGTCCTGAATAGATCGGTTCTTCCCGTAAAAATATAGTTAATTTCGCTGTTCGTTTGAAGTGTTTGAGGAAGCACGCTTGCATGCCGCAAACATTTTGTACACGACTCATTGCTTCTAAGCCGCAATACAATAGATAATCCTTAAGTTTGGAGTCGGATACGTTTTCGATTTCTTCACGGATATGATCTAAGAAGGCTGCATTGTGGGGAAGGAAGTAAGTTCTTTCGTTGCTGTAGTTGTTGTAGAAAAATCCCTGTTTACCTTTGAGGGTATTTGCGTACTCAATAAATTGGTCGGCAGATTTTTTTTGTGAGTCGGTTAACCCTATGGAGCCTCTGACAATGGTACCGGGAAAATGTAATAAATCAGAGGCAATTACGTGTTTGCCCAACTTGGCGAGATGTTGCGATACAGCGCCGGAACCGCAACAAGCATCCAAAACAGTTGTTCCGATGACGTACTTTTCGATTTCGGCAACAAGTCTTTTTTTAGAACCCATGAAATCCATGATAGATAATATATAATGAGAGAGGCCATGATGAATTTCAAAAAATATTTTGAGCACAGACTGCTCGTCGAAATGCCCGCCGTTCCATTCGGCAAGGAAATTTACTTCGATGATGCGGATACTGCTTACCTAAAACCGATTGCCGATTACGTAACACAAAATTACGGTGACAAATATAGCGGCGAAGAAATGCGGCGTTTATTGGGCGTGGTATTGGCGAAAGCCGTTGCTTATCGGTACAGTGAGAAGGTTCTTCAAAAACCAGATCCATCCAAAAGAAACATTTCCATTCAAACGCAATTTGAAAAAACCAAAGGCAAAAAAGATTTTATTCCAATCCGCTTTGATTTAGAGGTTGATACGCACTCTAAGCAACTTTTACAGAAGCTTGAAGATTTGGGATATGATCCTGCCAAGATTAACTTGACTCGTGATTCTTCCACTCGTACTGCCAAAGAGTGGTTGGGCAATTCCTATTTCCACGACAGTGATAAGGTTCCTGAACTTTCACAGGCTTATGCTTTGAAGGATTACAAGCCGAACCTTACAGCTACATCTGGTGGACGGAAACCATTCGTAACTCACGTTGGCGGTTTTGGATCAAGTAATGCCGAAGATCACCGTGGCGGTGTTAAGGTCAAAGAACCAATTTATCTCGATGAGAACGATCACGAATTTATTCAAGCTTTCAAAAGCCAATTATCGCCTGATGAATTGAAGAGGGTTTTGGTTCCTGCTTTCATGAGACGGTATAGCGGTCACTTGGTTAATGATCCCAAGGCTATGATGCCTTCTAAGGGTCATAAGGCTGGTGAAGTGATGGATTGGGAGGTTGGTGGAGGCCGAACAATTCCGATTCCCGTTCACATTGAAGCATTGAAACAAAGACTTGAAGATTTGAAAGACAAGGGTGTTAACTTCTACGACAACCCATTACCCCGTGTCTCAGCGATGCGTTGGATGGAACGTGGTACTTATCATCCGGGGTTCAAGGCTGGTAGTACTGTGGATACGGCGAAGAAGGTTGCTGGTCATAAGTTTGATTTAATCCAGAAGTGGATTGATGGTCAAAACAAACACCTTAGCGATCCTGAAAATGTACCATCACTCAATAAGGCGAGTTCTCGTTTCAAGAAGAATATGGACCCTTCGATGGATTGGATGTCGATCCTTCAACACGATGCCAACGCCGGTGCCAAAATCGCTTTGAGATTTATGCAAGGCCAAACCAATCAGCCATTGGGCGATAGCTTGGATCAATTGGAACAAGCGGCTATGGACTCCTTAAGCAGTGATGCTGTTGTTGGTAGTGCCGAATATGCCGATCAAGATTTTCGGATTAACAAAGCACGACAGGTAGCAACACAAGAAATCAGCACTTATCTCAAACATTCTAAAAATAATGATACAGATATGTCGGCGATGGCTGGTCGGGATCACAAACGTGATGACGATAATCGTGATGATGCTGAAAAAGAGTTACGGGATTTCAAGATTCCAACCGAAGCGGAAGCAGCGGACGTTCACGTTACGCCGGAAATGGTGAAAACTTACAAGTCTTGGCTTGTTACCAATTTGCGTGCTGATAAAGAGTTTGGGTACAGTGATACCAAGCTCGATGCGGCGGCTGAAATGTTGGGCAAGATGCTTATCAAATTGGGTGAAATGAACCCAGATAAGATCAGAAGCAAGGGTATGCCTATCGCACTACAGCACATGGCTCAAAGCATTATTGAGAAGCGTAAGAGTAATTCTGGTGCAACTGAAATCAAGAAGGATGTGCCAAAGAAGGCAATTGATGTTATGACGCAGACGGCAGCGCATACCCCACCGGCTCCAAAGAAAATCAAAGAGCCGAAGGCCGAACCTAAACCCAAGGAAGAGCCTTTGCGTCCTGCAAGTCTTAAGAGTACGAATTTGTTCGGTGATGACCCTGAACCTGCTGCTGAAAAGCCGAAGAAAGTTAAGCGGGCACCGATGCCTACTGAAAAAGCCCCACCATTACACATATGGGCTTATGATAAGAAAACCAATAAATGGATTCCAAAGAAATTTGGATTTGGACATTAAACGAAAAAGCCCGGCATTGCCGGGCTTTTTTTGTTAACGACACAACAGGTAGATGACAGTTCCCGTAAGTCCGACCACCATCATTCCCAAGATGATGATAACGGAACAGCCTAAACATCCCAAATTGGATGCCTTGCCAGCATCGAACTTGATACCGTCACCGAACGAAGCCATGATTTTTCTCCAATGGTGTAAAAACACTCACAGAGCATATCATGAACACGGCATTTTGTCAAGATTAATCATACAGGTACTTCTTGACTAGCGTTGCAGCGTATTGGAAACCCTTGCTGTGGACGCTCATGCTTTCGGGGTGATATTGCATCCCGACCGCATTGATTTTTGGCAAGTAGATAACTTCGGTTTCCTTTTCGGGAACGTCAGTTGGGCCTTTGGCACCCAAGTAAACACCGCTGCGCCGTACCGAAGACCAACCCACTAAAAGGGCATCTTGCTTTGGTGGGATAATCATTTGGTGGTGAGTGCTGCTGACTTCCATTTCTTCGCCGTCAATGGTCGTCATTGAGTGGTAGTTGCCGTGGCTGTCAACGTGCTGGATCATCTTCCCGCCTGCCATCACATTTAAGAATTGTGCCCCACGGCAAATTCCCGCCATTCGCAGGCTATACGAACGTGCTTTGGTGAAGGCGATCATTTCGAAGATGTCACGCCGTGGCGATGTGAATGTTCCGATATTTGCTTCTTCATCATACAGTGATGGACTTACGTCAGCACCGCCTGTAAATACAACCAAAGCGATAGAGTGAGGATTTGTCCAGAGGATTTCACAATCATACGCCGCTTCCCCGAAATCGGAAAACGGCTCGTAGTAACTCTGGTTCTCTTGTTCACCCACTACGAGTACTTTTCTGGGCATGGAATTCTTTCAAAAAATTAACGGGGATTCCGAAGTAAAACCGCTCATTCATTTTCTTGGTGGTCTTGTACCACTCCGACTCACCTACCCATTGTAAATAATCTATCACTAAATTCAAGGCCAATTTTGTATTGGATTGCCAGTAATCTTTGAACCAATCAGTCAAGTTGTTTTCTACATTTTCTATTGGTACAAGACGTTGTGCGCCTGGCCCGCTATTTCTGTTAATGTCGTAATCGCAATAAACAAAGTAATCCTTGGAAGAACTACTAGGATTTCCGGGGAAAGAAAACGATGGACAGGGATTTGAGTTTATTTGATAAACGAATGACGCTTTCTTGAGAGCATTATGCCTGAAATACCAGCGGTTTTCATGTCTGTGTCTTATCGGTTGATAATACACCGAATTGCTAAAATCTTCAAGAGCAACAAGTTTCTTGGCTTCTTTGATGTAATCCAGCACCACGTTAACTTTTTCTACGCTTCTTTTTTTGAGTGCCCTTAGATGTGGTTCGCCCTTGTACGATAAAAGGTCTACGATATTATTGGTATTGACTTCTGTATTAAATAAATGGGCGAGTCTATTTTTAAATTCTTCTTTGGATTCATTGGCGCAAGACAGAAAAATGCTTTCACATGGAACGGAACCGAGATACGTTTTTTTGAAAATCTTTTGGAAGGGTATGATGTCGGCTCCGGCACCTAGCCAATCTTCTCTGGGTTCATCATTGACGTTGATGGTTTTAGATTTCGGGCCTTTTGTCATTGAAACAAAAACCAGATTGCGAGATACGGAGTCGAATGTTTTCCCAAGATCGTAGACGGCTCTTACACCAAATTTTTCATTCAATAAGTTTGCGAACTTTGTGAATACTTTTGAGTTGTTCTGAAAGATGGCACGAGGCAAAATGTAATGTGCTTCACAGTCGTATCCAAGAGACTCGGCCAGATAGAATGTGTGAAGGATGAACAGCACAGCTTCTTCACGTACACCGCCAATATTGGCCTCATTTCGCAACATATTCATATATGCGTTGTGAGTTTTGAGTGATAGTGCCGGACTTCTGTACGGTGGATTTCCGACGAATGCTACCTTGCGTGCAGGTGGCAAAGATTTCATATCGTAAAAATTTTGATTTAAGATATGCTCTTCGCCCTGATAATTGGCCATAAGATCGGGATCTAATTCGTTGCCAATGATATGTGCTTCGGGGAATTTTTTTCTTAGCAGATCCAAAAACACACCCTCGCCGCAACTCGGTTCTACGATTAGATCAGCATCGGTGTCGATACGATCTACGCAGAATTGAGCTACGTCGAGGGGCGTGAGGAATTGGCCAAGCAATTTGCGATTCGATGGAATGTCTTTGTCTACAACAGTCATACCTCAACATAGTATTGGTATAACTGTTGTGAACATTAAACATTAAGGAGTCGCTACTGGCTTTTTGACGGCGGGTTTCGCAGAAATGGGGGCACCAATTCCCGCATTGCCACCACTGGTTCCAGTTACGGGTTTCTTGGCGGGAGCCTTGGGAGCACCGGTGGTACCAGTACCGGGAGCAGGAGCAGGAGCTGTTCCGGGGGCGGGTGCCGGTGCGGCGATAACGCTGGTTCCACCGGGAAGGGTGGGTTTCTTGGCGCCACCGTTAACCGCAACTTGACGGTCGGTGCGATCTTGGTGATCCTTGGCAATCGGATCGGTTTCCGACTTCGGTACACCGACTCGTTCCCAATAACCCCACTTTTCGCCGCCTGAATGTTGGATGACGACACCCTTCTTGGCGTAGAAATCGAGGATTTCTTCACATTCCCGCTTGGTTAACCCAGATTCCCGTGAAAGTGAATCGGTGGTTCGCCAATCGTACTCGGAGCGGGCAAGGCCGGATTTTCCGTCTTTTCCGACAAAGAAGCACTTGTCTTCATTGTCTCGGTAAATCTTGTGCCATTTGGCCGGTTCGGTAGTTGTTTTCGACATAGTGGTCTGCTCTCCTGAAAAAATGGTTTAGGAACTATATATTAAGGTATATTACGCAAGAAAGAAGACCAAAAGAATGATGAACCCACGAAAGCAACTTCGCAAAGCTCAACAATTAGCTAAACGTGATCACGACATGAGCGGTGCCGGAAGTTTCTTATTCCAAAACAATACCGCTGGCTCATATCAATTGCCACGCCCAACCGCTTCAAACGTACGAAATATTCCTCACAAGGGACAATTCGTTGGTGATGATTATTACATGCAGTTAGTTCAGTCCGGGGAACTTCGCCTTGTTAAGAAGTTGGCTGAGAACGATGGAACAGTACTAACAGAACAAACTTTCGTTTTCAAGAATCGCACTTTAGACAATCTATACCTTAATGATGGCAAGGCGATTCCTGTGGGTGGTGAATTTACCGGTAACGCCCAATATTTGCCAATGATTCAAACCGGTCAACTCTTACTCGTGAGCGAGGTAAAGGCTATGGAAGAAAAATTGATTACTGAACAACCCCCACTCATTACTACAGAGGGACAAGTTGAATTCGTTATGCGTAACGACAAACTAAATGAAGAAGACGCAAAAGACAAGAAGAAAAAGAAATTGAACGAGAACCCGCTTGAAGGCGTCCGACTTCTCCTTGATTAACTGAATGACATCTCGTAGTAATAAAGGGGCCAAACGGCCTCTTTTTTGCTTTAAGGTGCACAGTATGAAGTATGTGAGTTTGAATGCGGGTTTTTCTGGTTGTGTCGGTCAAAGTCGTAATCCAGCAGTGAGTGAACAAATCCTGACGAAATTAAGACAGTCGGCAACTGAAAATGATCAACCGCCACATTCTGGTTTTGTAGAGCACGGCGTAGATGTTTCAAAAAAAGTATCTGTCTGTTTTAAGGGAGATTTGGCATTTCCACACCCAAAATTCAGCGGTCAAAATATTACTGAAACCATCTACAATATGGCAGTCAGTAAGGAATACACGGCAGGTTTTGATTATTCAACGCCCATTAACTATTGCTCTAAACCCATCAGTGTAGCAATCGCAGAAGAAGACTCAGGAAAGTCCGAAGCGGTTCTATACTTAATGCAAAGCCAAGTTCCAATTTACGTTATTGATGAACGCAGGACACTCAATCAAATTTTCTTTGTTTCCAAGCCTCAAATGTGGCGTGAGGCGATTGAGAATTTGCCGATGAAAGTGGCATTGGAGTATTTCAAGGAAAGTGTTGTAATTGAAATGCCCGAAGATCACGTATGGCAGTTGGGTTACGCCGAGCAAAATGAAGAATACGTTTGCAAGCCAGATGAAAAATTTGATTTGACAAAAGCTGGATGGGCCGTGAAAAAGTTTAAGTTTGTGAGAACTTGGTTTCACGAACTTGTGTAAAAACGAAAACCCCCGGAAAAACCGGGGGCTTAGTTTAACTTACTAAAATTTAGTCGGCGTCTTTATTGGTCAAGTAATAGGCAGCATCAGCAGCCGTTGGCGTCAAAGCGGCAGGGTTGTCATTTTTGACACCTGCGTATTGTGCCCGATTGTAAGCAGGAGGATAAGCATGTGCTCGTACACCAGCACGTTTCGCACTACCTTCACTGATTTCAATCTTCTTGCCGTTATCTTTCATCCAGTCGTGAAAGTCTCTCATTGTATTAAACTCCTATAGATAATCACTATCGCTTGAGTTATATATGAGTATCCGACAAAAATTCCCTGCATTGATTTAATGAACGGGTTACAATCCTATGGGACAAGTACTACTTGCGAATGGCACTAATGTCGTATGCCCCGATGTTGAGGGCGATATGACTCTTTCAGAGTTGTATGAAGACATTGCCAATCCTCAATACACTGAGTCCTATCGCATCACTTGCATAAAAGCATGTGGCAAAGTGGGACGGGCAGCGTGGGGCATCTTAATGCACCTGCATGATTTGGTGAAAGGAAGTAATAAAGCTTTCTCCGATGCTGCCAAAGAGACGATAAAGTTAATTGATCCGGGGATGCCCAATTTTGATGTTTCAACAACTTCAACAACATCTAGTGTTAGTTCAAGAACACGTTCTTATCCCACAACGCCTCCGGCAGTTGTAGGAATGCCGAATGCCACCAAGCCCGAAATCAAGAAAGTGACAATCACTAATTTTTCGGGGGATGATGATTTGGCCATTGGTACCCGTGTTGCTTGCGTTTGTAATTGCTGTGAAAAGAATACGATTTTGTCCAAGTCCATTACCGCCTTCAATAAGAGTGTGGTTCCGGTTGGTCAAATCTTCTGCACGAATTGTCTGAGAAACGAATTGTATCGTCCCCGCCGTCAGCGGAATACTTTGATATTAACTTACCGCAGTTTGATTGGGTATTACTATCATTGCTTCTATTTGGCCAAGGGACACATGCATTTAGTTGACCTGCAAGGGTACATTGATTTACATGTCAAACTTGGACAACAGAACCCCTTATTCCACTACGACCCCGATACCTACTCATGGTTCATTGATTTCAGTCGTGTTGGGACAGGAAAGCGGCGAGTACCGGTAGAATTCGTTCTGGATACCGTTGTACAACAAATCGCAGCGTTTGGGCTTTACGATAACGTGAAAGACTCATCGCCCGCTGCCTTTTTTGACAAGTTTAAGGAAGCGATTATTGATTTCCTTCATCATCGCAAGCGACCTGTCGGGCAAAAAGTTCTATGTCCTACTCTGTATGGTTGTGGCATTCCACATGACAACAATCTGAATAAAGCAATCCCTAGCGATGTGTTAAAGAGATTTGTATCATCCCATTTGATGGAAGCAAGTAAAGCAAAAGCGAAGATAACGAGTTGCTACTAAATAATACAGGAGGTATTATTTATGGGATGTAGCTGTCGAAGCGGCGGGAACAACAATTTTCGCCAACAACAACAACGGGCTAGAGCGAATTTACAAGCCCCTCGTAGGCCATTTGTTGCGCCACCACCGGGAATTGTTCAACCACCATTTAGCATGGCACCGAATGACTCCAATCTTTCGCTACCACGACCAACCTTAGATCCTTCTGCTGAAAGACGCAGAATTCAAAGGCTACAGCAAGATGCTATCAAACGCCAATTCGGGCACTAATGTTGCCTAATGGTTGCCGCCGATTTTTCGGCGGCAATTTTTTTTGCATATCCACTGCTGTGTAGTTTGATTTAACACCCTGCTTGGCAAATGTTTCGTCATTCGCCCCTTGTGGGTTAGAGTTCCCAGAAGAAGAGGCCCAAGCCCCAACAAACCCATAAGCCGAAGTGCCGTATTCACCTTCCATCCAATTTTTGAAACTTTCCATCACATATGTAGTAGAAATTTTGATAAGTACTTGTCAATGATTTCGCTATTCTTCAATTCCACTTTGTCAATTTTTCTATCGTACAAATTCTCGATCTTTGCCCATTCATCGATGGTTGGGCCTAAAACTATTCCCCCATTCCTTCGCCAAATCTCGTACATTCTTCTCAGCCTGAACCGTAAATAGTCTTGCGATCCCACTTCGTTACCCATCAGAAAGATGTTGAGCGTCAATTTTTCGATCACCGGAGATTGGATTTGCTTGTTTTCTAAGATGACATCAACGAACTTGATGGCACGCTTGTCCATATTTTGAAGATCGGTCAAATCTTTAACTTGTTTATAGTTTTTGCCGGTTTCCCCCGCCCAAACACCGGGAACTTTGCTGAAATATTCCACCAAAACATCGTAAGGGGAGCCGTGGTGGGTGTGAATTAAAATGTATTTCATCGATAATAGGTCTGATGGTTTCGTCTTTTTGAGCTATATATTTGAAACATAGTCTTTCTGCCAATTGAAGAAAGTTAACTATGATAGCATTGAAAGCATAATAAGAGAGTAAAGAATATGCCGTTTTGGAGTGATTTGTACAAGGTATGGCAGTTTCAAGGTGAGCTTGATCCCATCCGTCGGCGTGAAGTAACTCACGATATTGAAGGTGCGGGCGTTACCGTTCCAGACGCCATTCAAGACATTCGTCAAAGTGGTGAATATTTTGGTGGTAGTAGGGGTGTTGTAAGGCTTCGTGACAGCAATGACTTCATCGATTTATCCAGCGTAACAAACCGTCAAAGCCGATATAAAGAATACGAAAGATTAAGAACAGTACCCGAAATTGAAAATGCTATTACGATTTTCGCTGACGAAGCCTGCGTTGCTGGACATACCAAAGTTGCTACTCCATTCGGCTTTATTGAAATTAAAGACCTCGCTGCCCGCAAGATGACAGGGGAAAAGTTCCTCGTATATTGTTACGATTTTGGCAAGCAAGATTACACACTCGGTTGGGCACATCATCCACGCATTGTCAAGAAGTCTAAAACTGTTGTTGTAACCGTTTCAGACGGTGCGCAATTCCGCTGTACTGCTGACCATAGGGTTTTGTTGAGAAATGGTGAATGGATTGAAGCGGGGCAGTTAAAGAAGGGTGATCGTATGATGCCTTTCTACCGCAAACGGCCAGAAAAAACTTTTGCTTGTGCCAAACGCAAACAATTCCCACGTATTTTCACCCATAACAAAGGCTGGATGACGGAACGTGATTTCATTGAAGAATGGCGTACCGGCGAAACACAAAAAGAAAATCTATACAAGATTGTTAGATCCATTGCCGGTGGATTGAAAACCAAACAAGTCGCTGAGTTCTTCGGTAAGGATTGGGATACCCTTTCCGAAAGATTGAGATACGAAGGTTTTTGCTATCGTGAATGCCAGCATTTAGGCGAGATTCCCGATTACGTAACCGTATTGGCTACTTGGGAAGGTGCCGAAGAGGACGTTTACGATCTTTCCGTAGATCAGCACGAAAATTTCTGTACTGACATCGGCGTATTTCATAATTGCCAGATCGGTGAGAACGGGCACATGCTCGATATCATCTGCAAAAATCCGGACATCAAAGAAGAATTGGAATTCCTCTTTTTTCATCCGACGATGATTAACCTTGACGAAAATATTTGGAGCTGGTGCCGGGACTTGTTCCTTTATGGCGATCACTTCATTGAACTCGTCATTGATTCCGATGAACCCAAGTTAGGTATTTTGAAAGTACAAGTACTTCCACCTGAAAGTATTTATCGTATTGATACGATCAAAGGCAAGACTATTGAATTCCAACAAGCCAAAGATGGGCCTGATTATCAGAGTTTAGCTAAGGTTGACGTAACGAAGGCTACAGAAGCGGAATTGATGCAGGCAACGGCTATCAGATTCCAACCTCAATCTATCGTACACTTTAGTATTGGCGGAAATCGCAAGACGTTTTTCCCTTATGGAGTGAGTTTGATTGAAGCAGCACGTGGCCCAGCGCACCAATTGAAGTTGATGGAAGATAGTATGTTAATCTATCGTCTTTCACGTGCGCCGGAAAGACGGGTCTTTTACATCGATGTTGGTCAATTATCATCGTTCAAAACTGAAGCTTTCATGGAACGATTGAAAGATCAATTCCGTAAGAAAAAGGTATTTACTTCTAAGGGTGGTCAGTCGGGTGCAGGGCCAGTTGATGAAAGAAATACGCCACCGACAGCCGATGAAGACTTCTGGATTCCATTGCGTCCGAATTCTAATACACGGGTTGAAACATTGCCCGGTGCCCAAAACTTAGGCGAAATTGACGATGCCTTGTACTTCAGAAACAAGTTGTTTATCTCAATGTGTTTCCCAAGAAACTACATGGCACAAGACGATCCTTCAATCACCAAAGTGACGTTATCCAGTGTTGATGTTAAGTTTGCGAGATTGGTTGAGAGGCTACAAAGAAACGTTGCGAGTGGACTGGTTCAGGTTGCTATTCGACACTTACAATTGCGTGGCTATCCAAGTGATTTGTTTGATGATTTGCAGATCAAGATGACTGCTCCATCTCACTACCGTGAAATCTCAGAAAACGAAATCAAGGATGCCCGTGTTAACCGTCTTTCCACCTTGAAGGGTACGATGGTTTATTCTGACTTGGACTTGTTGACGGATGTTATGCACGAACCGTTGGAAAAGGCGAAGGAAAAAGTCGCTCGTTCAATGATTCAGAAGCTGCAAGAACTGAAGCTGCAAGTAATGAGTCAAAATCCTCAATTGTTGGGTGTGGCTATGCCGCAAGCACCGGGCAATGAATTGGGATCACAAGCAGGCGGGCCAGTACCAAATGATATGAGCGGGCAGCAACCGCCTCCAGATCAACCGCCTACAGGTGGCGAAATGGATGCGGGGGGCGATCAACAGCCTGGAGCCGAAGCACAAGACACGTACGGTCAACCAGAGAAGCCTGAAGTAGTAGAATTGCCTGATCCAACTGACGATGAGTTGAAGATGTACGATTTGGAAATTTACGATTTGTCGCAAGGAATTGACGACGAAGAAATTGATGCCAGCGAGGTAGAAGGTGAATAATTTCAAAAAGTGGTTAACGGAAAGCGTAACGTTTGAACCAGAGGGATATGAGGCAAGCGATGTTAAGGACATCGCCGACCTTGGCTATAAGGTGCGTGCTTGGCTTCACCAACACGCACCTTTGAGTCAAAAAGCTACCAATCCCGAAGGTATTTTTACCATTGATGGTTTGAATACTCATTTGAAAAAAGGTACTATGAACCTGTACCCTACTGGCGTGCCTGAAACAGAGTGGGCTAAAATTGTCAATGGTGCTGTTTATGCCATTGGGGAAATGGGTGTTAAACATGGGAAATTCCGCAAGGAACAAAGCGGAACGTTCCATCCCGATGTCGTTTATCGTATTGATGTAGAAATTCCGGATAGTCAGAATCGGGCACCGGAAGTTAACATGAGCAACGACATGGCTGATTTGGTGTTGCAATTAATGGGTATGCGAGGGGTACAGTCACTTCAATCAAGAGAATTGTTGTGGAAGATTCAATCCATTAATGATTTCCAGATTGATAAGGCTGTTGAGCCTGCCAAGGTTGATAAAAAGCCGGGGAAGGCCGATGTACATTTCGGCGGTGTGGACAAGGAAAGAATTCAGAGAAACATCAAAGCCCTTCATGATTTAGCACAATGGGCTGTTGATAACGACTACGATACTATTGCGATGTCTTGAGAGATTGGATATTCTGGATGACTTTGCGAAACGCATTTACTATGTCTCCCCAATGCTTTCTATCACTATCATCTTCGTATTCTTGCCGTTTGGCATCCATACATTTTTCAATGGCATCTTCAAAGGCGTCGTCTTCTTCGGGAGCAATGTCTTTTCTCCGAACACCAATTTGTCTGTTGAAATGAGGACGTAATTCTTCACGGCATTCATCGTTAAGATGCTGTGTGAACTCACCATAATCATCTTCGGTATCATTGTACACGGCTTCATTATCAATTTGATCAAGAATGTGTTGGAATCTCTTTTCTAATTCTTCCACTTCATTAGGCTGTGATCTTGCCAACGAAGTAGCTAAATCACCAACTTTCTTGAGTTTACTAATAACGTCTTTCTTCGTTCTAATACCGCCTTGAACATCTGTTATTCTTTCATCCCATTCCAACATATTGTTAATCAACTCAGTAATTTCTTGAAGTCCCTTGTTAATCTTGGCATCAAAGCCAAGATATTGCTTACTTTGCGGTGATTGGACAATTAGATTTTGTTTTCCTGTAACCGGATCGGCATTAGTTTTTTTCAATCCGCTGAACGAACTTGGAAGTACAACCGAGTCAACTTTTCGCATAGCCTTTGGGTTGAAGGCGATAGCCCATTTGGTCGTAGACAATGGCCCCGAATGACTGATAACGTCTACATCGACTTTTCTAGCAGGGATATTGCGTGACCACGGTGATCCCCGGTCATCATAATACGTATTATATTTTGGTATGTTGACTTTATGTTTATTGTCAGAATAATGTCCAATGATGCTAGGAATTTGAACATTAATAAGCCAAAGCATTTTCTTTAACCGAAAATCTGTTGGTGGCATTTTTCTATCATCTGCTACTCTGCCGTTAGGATATGTTCCTTGTTTGTACCACGACATAATTTCTTTTTCAACTTCCGCCATATCATAAGCCAAGTCTTTGTGTTGCTCAGGTGACAATTTGAGAGATTTAGCATAATGCTTGTAATCAGACAATCTTTCAGTAATCCAACGCCAAGGGTTCGTTTGATCGTTTTTGGCGTCCAGAAATTGAATATTAGATTTGGGGTCGATACTTACAAGTAAAACCGAATGGTTTGAGATATGAACCATTTCGCCTTCGATGATCTTAAAACCATTGTTCAGAAATTCGGCCAAACCAAAAAGGGTTGTTCCTCTTTGATCGTGATTGTAGGCACTTATATCTCGTCGCCCTGTTCCACCACTACTATCTTTTGGACCAGCGTTTTGGAGGTCTGGGCGATAGTGAACATCGGGGATGTAAACTAGGTAATTACCTTGTGCAATTAATGGATGCCAAGACTTTGTCAAATATTCTTCAACACTTTGTACTTTGCCTTGCGGAGTAGTTTCGGCTTCTAGTAAAACCCATTCGTTAAAATTTTTCATTACCAGTCCAATTAGAGATTAACCACCATTACCTGCGCCATCGGGACCGTCTGGGCCATCGTGTGGTCTAGCTACCGTATTAGACAACGGATCTTTTTCACCATCTTTTTTGCGTTCGTCTGGCAATTGCTTTAAAGTTTTGAGCAGACTGGTCATTTTCTTCAACGCATCTAAAAAGGATTGTTGTTTACGACCTTCGTGAATGGTAGATACAAAAAGAATACGAAAATTTTCATCAAAATCTTTGAGTAATTCAAGGATTTCGTCTGCAACTTCTTTGTTAGTGTCACTACTTATCTCACCCTTCATATCGCCGAGTGCTGTTTCTCGAAATTGATTAAGGGTTAACAATCCCGCTCGTTTTAAGTTTGTCATAATGATATTTAGATTTAAAGCAAAAAATTAGCTGAGGGTGTATATATGATAAGTTCGTACACTCCGCAGGGGATTTAGTAGCGACCTTGTCGGCCAAGCGTTTAGGAGTTATCAGATGAAAAGAAAGCTTGTAGATTACAAAGATTTCGAGACGATGAAAGAGGATTCTCTGTCAACGGTTGTGAACGAGTTGATCGAGGCTCAAGACCATTTGGCACGCACCTTGGGTGTTGAGTCGCTGGTTCTGGAATCAGTTAACGATCAAAATGTCATTTACCAAAAGGGCGATGGAACTTTCCTTCGTTCGGATTATAGAGTCGAAGGCGAAAGAATTACCTTCGATAACATTGAAGAACTCGTTATTGACGAAGCTTCTGCCAACAGCAAGCGTCGTGAAGTTGTTAACGATCTCTTGTCAGCCATTCTCGAAGATAAAGATGCGAATGCAGCTGGCTTACTTGAAAAATACATGGAATTGGCTTCCGACAAGTACAAGCGTGAAGGCACTCTTGTTCCTTCAGAAGCTGATCCTCTTGATGAAGCACACGTTCGCTTGTATGGAACCCGTGGCCACAATGGCCCGAAGGTTTTCGTTCGCAAGGGTGCTAAAGATCCTAAGAAGTCAGCAGCAGCTAAGAAGGCTCACAGACTTCACGGTGCATCTTACAAGGCTGGTGGAAAGAAGCGTCATTCACAATTGGCTTCCGAACGATCCCGTCGTAAGGTTAACAGCCATTCTTATAGCCGCCTTCACGCTTTGAGCGGTGGCAAGCAATACGGTCGTGGCAAGAAGCATCTCAACGAGTGGTTGACCTTGACCGAAAACGTATTCCAATACGCTGACATTGTTGAAAATGGTTATGTATTGAGTGAATCAATTACTCGCCAAGACGCCAAGGGCAACTTGACCTCTGTTAGCATCCCAACGACCAAGGCTCGCAATGAAGCCAAGCTCATCAAGATGCACTTTGACAAGATGATCAAGCAAGATAGCCCGAAGGTTATGCGTGAAGCTGGTTTGCGTTTGGCTAATGACGCAGGTTTCGCAAAGGCTGTTTCAGAACTCAAGAGACACAACAATCTGTCTGACACTGCTGCCCTCGAAGATACTTTGGGTAGCGTTGTTCAAAACTTCCCAAGCGTTCTTTTCTTGACTCAACAAGAGTTGGCCAAGACAATCGGAACGGCTTTGGAAAACGCCGGTGTTGTTAACTTTGACGACAATACTTGTAGCTTCATGGCAGAAGGTATTTTGAGAACTGCTCACCACGCTTATAGCGAACGAGTAGAAAAACTTTACACTCTCGCCAATGTGACTCCAGTAGAAAGCAAAGACGCTTTCGTGGATTTCCAATCGGCTATGGGCAACTACTTCCCTTCACTGGATGAATCAATTGCTACGGAAATGAAGGTTTACGAAGACCTTTACAATGCCGTCCTCGATGTTCGCAAGATCGCATTGGAAAGCCGCAACGATGAAGTTCGTTCGGAAGCCAGCGAAATTGTATCAGAATTGGAATTGGTACTCGGTGGCAAGGCTGCTGGTTCAGTAGAATTCGCAGTTGAAGTTGCTGACTGGTTGAGAAATGTTGTAGAAGCCAACTTGCCGGGTGCAAGCGATACTTGGACTGTGGTTAAGACCCCACATGATACGGTAGTCGGTGATCACCCTCAAATGGCTACCAACGCTAAGGTTGATGGTATTCCTAGCAAGTTCCCCGGTGATTGGGACGATCCAGCTCCTCAAATCGGCCAAGAGAAAATGAAGTACAGCCACGCTAATTCCGAAGAAGCCCGCAACAGAAGTTGGGGTAACAAGGGTGGCAAGGATGTATGGCCATCACTCGAAAACCCGAACGTTCCAAAGCCTTACGGCGATTACGTTATGAAGGGTGCCGAAAGCGTAGCAGACGACGATCAATGGGGCAATGGCTCAGGCGATACGTGGCCGGGTCTCCAAAACCCATACGTGCCAAAGGCTTTGATCCCTAAGCAGTTGGTTGATCCTAAGAACGCAGTTGAGTAAACTACAAAAAAGCCCGGCATTGCCGGGCTTTTTTACTTTAACCTCTCATCGGCAATATTCTTGAATGTTTCATTAATTTCAAATCCCAAGTATTTTCTATCCATTTTCTTAGCCGCTACAAGCGTTGTACCCGAACCGCAAAAGGGATCGAGCACAATGTCGTCGTCGTTGCTGAACAGCATAATCAAGTCCTCCATGAGTTGTACAGGCTTCTGTGTGGGGTGTCCGTTGCGTTCCGTGGAATTCGGTTTGTTAACTTCTAGCACTTGACCCGGAAACTTGCCGTATTTCTCTTTGTATCTGTCTACGTAGACCGCTGCTGCCCGTACAGTGGGGTCTTCAAGCGATTTAGCGGCATCTGTGGCCATGTTGTCGTACTTGGCCGGTTTGCGATATACGCCGATTACTTCGATTTCAGGAGCCAAGCAAGCCAATCCATAAACTGAGCCTGCGTACTTTTTACCGGCATCCGTTAGTGGCACTGTTTCTGATTTTCTGTTGATAAGTTTAACGTCGTGGGAAAAGCCGTTGCTGCCTGATTTGACTTCAATTTCCTTACCGGATGGATTGTCAAACTCTTGCTTTCTAAGCGAACGTGTACCGGCGTTTCCTTGAAGGATCAAAGCGTCCACTCTTTTGCTCGTATTGGTGCCCTTGGGCATTCCTTGTTTGAATTTCCAGTAAACGGACTGGCAGACGTCGAAACCGTTACGGCGAGCATTATAGGTTGGCAGGTCAATGAATCTATCGATGCTGAACAACAAAACAAAACTTCCATGCTTTATAACTCTAAAGAATTCTTTGAATATGGCTTCGAGCCAGTAGCCATCGCCAATTTTCCAAGTTGTGCCGGTGTGTTTACAGTCGGTGGTGGTGCCAACGTATTGACCTTGGGCGTCTATTTTGAATTTAGAGCCAAGCCAATAAGGGGGATCGGTAATTATTATGTCAATTGAGTTGTCCTCAATCTTCTTAATATTATCCAAACAATCACCTAATAAGATTTCGTTCACAAGTTAATGTAATCTGCTTGTCCAACATTTTCGCTGCTTCCGGCATAAATATAGAGACAAAGTGTGTAATAGATTTGGAGTGTAAAAAATATGACTGATCATCTCCTTATTGACTGCTGCGGATGGACTTCCTTTGCTTTGAGTGAATCCACTAACGGACGAACCAAGTTTCAGGGTAAGTTTCAAGAGGCCAATGCCACCAATAAGAATAAGCGGATGTACCCGTATGACGTTCTAGCATCGAACGTGGAAAAATTAGCAGAAACAGTTAGCTCCAAGGGGCTTTACGGCGAACTCGATCACCCTACGGATTCGATTATTCACTTGGCCAATACAAGTCACGTTGTTACCCGCTTATGGTGGGAAGGTAATGTGTTGATGGGTGAAGGCGAAATTCTTCGTACGCCAAGCGGCATGATCTTAAAGAGCATCATGGAAGCCGGTGGTCGTATTGGTATTAGTAGTCGTGGTGTTGGTAATGGCCAAACGAACAATGAAGGCGTTTTGGTTATTGGCGAAAGTTACAAATTAATCACTTTTGATGCCGTTGCCGATCCTAGCACTTATGCTGCTTTCCAACAGCCGATGAATAAGGTTTCAAGCAAACGTGAAAATTTTGAACCAGTCAAGCCAATCGTTGAAAATCACAATGTTAACAGTAAGGCTTTTGTTTCTTACTTCGGCTTGGCCTTGGATAATCAAATGCAGAGCATCAAAAAAGATATTCGCAAAAAAGCATAATTAGACCACTATATAAAACAGCGTGATGTTAATTATAAGCTCATCACCAATTGAAGGTTAAATCGGTCACGGCGAAGAAATCAGTGGCCAGCGAAAAAGCCTTTTTGAGACATAAATTTTGCCACGAAGAATCGTGGCAAAAGTTGTTTAAAAATGAAGGCACCGGCATACATATTTCTATCGAGCATCTGTTTGGACATGATGCGACATAATTTCAGAAAAAAGTTTAACGTCGCTGCATATATAAGGTTGAACTGAATAGCAGCATAAGGCTTAGGAGAGATTATCAATGGCAAACAAGAGTACCGAGCAGATCATGAAAGCTATGGCTGGTCTTCTCCCTGAAGATGCTCAAAAGGAAGTTTCTACGGCTATTTCCAACTTCCTCGAAGAAGCAACCAAGGAATTAGAAGCAGAATATAGCGACAAGCTTAGCGAAGCATATAAGACTGTCGAAGAAGAAAAAACTTCTGACGAACAAGTCGCAGAGCGTGGTTATGCCCAAGCGTGGGAAATCATCACTGACTTGCGTGATCGCTTAGCGGTTCAAAAAGAAGAATTTGATGCAGCTTTGGAAGAAGGCTATGAAGAAGCCTACCAAATGCTCCAAGAAGAACGTTCAAAGAACGACACGCTCGAAGTAAGTCTTTACGAAGAATACGACAAGCGGTTGGCCGAAGTCCGAGATTACATGGTCGACAAGATTGATCAGTTCTTGGCAATCCAAGGCGAAAAATATTACGAGATGGCCAAGAAGGACGTAATGAACGATCCAGCCGTCACCGAACACAAATTGGCTTTTGAGAGAATTCTCGAAGTCGCCCAAAACTATCTGTCCGATGAAGATTTCGCTGTTGCGACTTCCTCAAGAGTCGAGAACCTGAACAAGCAACTCGATGAGCAAAAGGCTCAGATCAAGATTTTGGAAGCTAAGAGTATGCGTTTGGCAACAGACAATACTCGTTTGACCGAAGCTGTGAAACATCAGCATTCGCTCATCAGCGAAAACAAGAGCAATGAACGCAATGTGAGATTAGAAAAAGCACGCAAGGCAGAGGGACGGGGTGAAGGCAATACTGAGAATCGTCGTGTAGTGATCGGCGAAACGAAGGATGCTTCTGGTGAACCCGTAGCAAACACCAACAGCAACACGATTGTTGAACATGCTGGTGAAGAAATTTACGCAGACTGGAAATACTTGTCAGGTCAAACGGGACGTTCCCGTGATGAAGACAGACCGCTGCGGACTTCTAAATAAATAGCTTAAAGGTTAACCCAGAGGAAATATTAGTTTATGCAAATGAATCTTAACAGCCACTATCTCAACGAAGCGGCAGTCCTATCCAAGCGATGGGGCGACATTGGTCTTCTCGAAGGCATCCAGAACGGCGACACTCGCAAGAGCACCGCAGTTCTCATGGAAAACCAGAGACTCATCAATGAACAGTCAACCGACACCGGCGACATTTCACAGTTCAAGCGGATCTCGATCCCCTTGGTACGCCGTATTTACCCACAATTGATCGCTAACAAGATCGTCAGCGTTCAGCCTTTGCTCGGCCCAACCGGCTTGGTGTACTATCTCCGCTTCCGCTACAGCAGCAACAAGGGCGCAACCCGTGGTGCTACTCAGACTGGATTCCCCGGTGATGACGCTTTGTCGCTGCAACAACGTGCCGATGGTACGGCAAACCTCGACATCTGGTACTCACACCAGTTCGTCTCAAATGAAACCCAAGCTAATGCCGGTGGTGGCACTGTCCTCCAATACAAGTTTGAACGGACACCTGTTCTCGCTGGTACGGTAACTGGCTCGATCTATGACGACTCAGTGTTGATTTACACGTTCGTGATCGCTTCTGATGGCACCTTTACGAAGACTGCCGTTGGTTCACCTTCACCAACTGTTTCCACTGGTGTTCTCAACTTGGTAACCGGTGTATTGACCCTGACTTGGTCAGCCGATCCGGGTGTTAACAGTGTTGTTATCAACTACGAGCAAAACCTCGAAGGTCAGCAAGACATCCCAGAAATCAACCTCGTTGTTGAATCTGAAGACATCGTTGCTATCACTCGTAAATTGAAGGCCGTTTGGACATACGAAGCTCAGCAAGACCTTCGCAGCCAGCACAATCTGGATGCCGAAGCCGAACTGACCTCAGTATTGGCTCAAGAAATTAACATGGAAATTGACCGTGAAGTGTTGACCGATCTTCGGAACAACGCTGGTACAGTTTCAGCGTGGGACTTCAATACCGCTCTTGGTGACACCATCAAGGAAAAGTACGAAGCTCTTTACATCAAGCTGGTTGAAATCAGCAACGTAGTTCACCGTAAGACCCTTCGGGGCGGATGTAACTGGATTGTGTGCAGCCCTGAAGTTGCTTCAATCTTTGAAACGGCAACCGCTGGTTTTGCCCCAACCATGAGCGATACCTTCACTGGTAACCTCGGTATTCAATACGTTGGAACGATCAACAGCAAGTGGAGAATGTACAAAGATCCGTTGTTCCCAACTGGTCAAATTCTTCTCGGTTATAAGGGTGACAGCTACCTCGACAGCGGGTACTACTACTGCCCATACGTTCCGCTCACGCAGACCCCAACCGTCCTTGACCCAGATTCATTCACGCCTCGTAAGGGTCTCATGACTCGGTACGGCAAGAAGCTTCTTCGTGAAGGTGCTAAGTTCTACGCCCGGTTGTCAATCGCCAACTTCGTAATCTAAGTGTTAAAACTTAATAAAAAAGCCATCCTTCGGGATGGCTTTTTTTATTTTAACGACTATTTTATAACTATCTCTAGTTCTAGTATGTAACCAAAAAAGCCGCCCAATTGGGCGGCTTTTTTGGTTAATTTGATCGTTATGAATAACGAGGCCAAGCCAAGTCGGTACGAGAACGCAACCAATCGATACCCATCATGGAAGGGCAACTATTGGTGCTAATATGAAATTCAATTTTGCTCACATCAAAACTGTGTGATGCGACAGCGTGTCGTTCCCAACACATGCCATTTGTAGAATACCAAACACTCCAGTTGTTATCGGCTGATCTTGTGAGACCACCGTATACCACTGTCGTAGCTGGAACGGAAACTGCGCCGCTCCACAAGCTTTCAGCATTACCAATAACGCTAAGTGATCTTATGCTAGGGCCATTGCTGGAAGCATAAAGTTCCCATGCACGAGCTTCGCTATGATCGTCATTGGATACATAAACTCTGAAATTCTTGGATTCAGTGTTTGTATGAGGTCCACCGCAAACTTTGAACCAAATACCGAAATCACCAGATCCCGGTGTAAAGTTTGAACGAGTGAGTACGTAATCGCTATTTCCAGTTCCTTCAAGAGTAAACCAAGAAGGCCACCGACTGTTAACATAAACTGTGTCGAGATCAGATATGGTATCAAGATCGGACACGGTGCCGAAGGCAGCTGGATCAGTTGAGTTTAAGAATGTTTCAATTTCAGCAACACGACCCAAATCAGCTGCCGTATTCTGAATGGCACATCCAGACCACCGACCAACGAAGCTCGCAGTGCCATTCAAGCCACCGATACTTGGAGTAGTCCAAGCGATGCTGGTTGCGCCTGAGCCAAGCGTATTGCCTAAGAAACTACCATCTTGGTAGAGATCAAGGCTGCGACCTACATCAGCACCGTGGTGAGCAACGATGGTATGATTGAGCCACGTTTCTGTTGAAATCGCACCGAAAGAAGCATCAGGGTTATGATTATGGAGTTCCCAGTTACTCACATCCCCGAACGCACTTGCATTGTTCCGAAATACGTTACCATTGGATGGTGCTCCATCGAACAAACCAGAGTATCCTGCTGGTACTTTTAATCGGAAAGCAACTGTAAAGTCGTCTCCAGCACTGAATGAACTAGCTTGGTAACATCCATCGGCGTTATGAACCACAGACCAATTGCCGTCACCTTCATCCACTAACGTTGCACCAGCACCATTCACCAAAGTGAAGATGATGCCAGAGTAGGTACATTGAAACGCACCAATCAAGTCGCCATCATTGGCAAGTGTGGTTCGGCTTGTATCCGTCCAAATCTTGTTAGCGGCCTTCATCCGCCACACAATTGGTGCCACAAACAATTCCAAGCCTGAAACAGTGTTAAGTGACCAGTTAGCTGGAAGAACATCATTAGTACCATCAAATTCTTCATCGTATACACCTGCTGAAACAGGAGCACGATCCACATAGTACATTAACGTGGCATCACCTTGGTCACCCTTTGGGCCAATGTCGCCTTTGTCGCCTTTGTCGCCTTTGTCGCCTTTAACGCCTTGGATACCTTGGATGCCTTGAGCACCAACATCACCCTTTGGCCCAACGTCTCCTTGATCACCTTTAACGCCTTGAATACCTTGTGCACCAACATCGCCGGTATCACCCTTGTCACCTTTAACACCCTGAATGCCTTGGGCACCAACATCACCTTTGTCGCCCTTGTCACCTTTAACGCCCTGAATGCCTTGCTCGCCAACGTCGCCTTGTGGCCCTTGAACGCCAATGGCACCTTGAACGCCTTGTACACCTTGAATACCACGAACACCTTGAGCACCTTTGGCGCCCGTATTTCCACGTGGGATAACAAAATCAAGAACTACATCGGATGCGGTTCCAGAGTTAGTAACGTGAGCACTTGTGCCCGAATTACCGGTTGTTGTTGTTCCTACAGTAATACTATTAACTGTCAT